TTTCTCTGTATCTGGTACGAAAATAGCTAGTTTAGGGTATACGAAATAAAACGTCTTTTTTATTCGTTTTAAATGGCCTTGTGTATTCCCTTCCATCTATGGCAACGCACCTCCCGTGTCTACCAGGATCATCACTTCGTGAGTCCTAACTTCCTTCGTTCTGCCTATCCATAATCCGGGTGTCAGCTTAGCTCCTTGTCAGGGTCTTGCCCTATGGAAAATATTCCTGCCAACTACCTGCTCATTCTTTGTTCCTATTATTACTGACTTGCTTCCTGTAACAGCACTTTTCAGTGGACGTTCCCCATTACATTCTGCTTTTGTACCTTTTCGGGTTGGTTACTTCCTGCACTCTATGCTGCAAGCATCTGTGGTCTCTTGATATCTTGCATCATCTTTGCACCGTCATAAGTCACACCTTTAGTCAAAATCGTATAAAAGATTCTTAAGACTTTACACGCAACTGCTATGACTGACTGCATCTTCTTTAGCGGATTTTCTTTTCTAGTTCGATAATACCGGTGTACTTCCTTAAATTCTTCATTCCTTGCAATCAAGGATATGGCTGCTTCATACAGTACATATCTGAGGCGTTTTCTTCCTCTGTAGCTGATGTGACTCTCGCCCTTATGTTTTCCCGAACTACACTCTACAATGGCATATCCAGCTAGTTTTTGCAGTTGCTTTGGATTATCAAAACGTGTGATGTCTCCTACTTCGGCAACAAATCCACTCACTGTTTTCAATCCAACTCCTTTGATTTCCAACAACTTATCTATATGAGGAATCTCTGACAACTTTTCCTCTGTCAGGCTCATCAGGTCTTCCTCTCTATTTTTGTAGATTTCATAATCGTTCAGTAGATTCTTCAATTCAATTCTTGCACTATCAGGTGCTTCCTGGCTTCCAATACTGTGCTCTGCAGCCGTTACCAGGGTCTTTGCCCTCTTCAGTCCAGCCGCTCTCAACTTAGCATCCCGCCAAATCTTATTGATTCCATCTACACCCAGTTTTACGATATCTTGTGGCAAAGGTGCCTCTTTTAATATCATAAGACCACTCACAGAATCCGGATTTCTATAAACGTCTTTGATTTCCGGAAAATAGATGCTAAACCATCTTGCGATACGGTTCTTGATCCTTGTAATTTCTTCCTGGGTTTGTAATCTGAGATTTGAAAGACTCCGAATCTCAGCATAAATACCAGTTGGTATATATGGATATGAAAATCTCCCTTCATTTACCAGCGCCGCAATTGTCTTTGGATCCTTACGGTCATTTTTGTTTGGATTATTGTCATCCAGTTCTTTTGACTTCTTTACATGATGTGGATTTACATGAACCGGTTTCATGCCGTTGTCCTGCAGGTATGCTCCAAGGTTGAACCAATAGTGTCCTGTTGGTTCCATTCCCGGAATCACAACGTTTTTACCGTATTTTTCTGCAAAATCCGCCATCCATGCTTTTAAAGTCATAAATCCAGCTTCTGTATTACTGAATTCCAACGGTTTCTTTGAATACTCGTAATTACGCCAATCGAATGCTCTTGCAAAGTGCGTTTCACTTCCCACATCAATCCCAACAATTAATGTCTTTTCCGTAATAGATTTAATTTTTGCGTTCTGTGTGTTATACTTCATTTTAGATACCTCTCTGTTCAATAAGATTGTTACTAACCGTGCAAAGTCAGTAATCTTATTCTACACTGAGGTATTTTTTTCTCAACCTTCTTTCTTGGAATTCCTTATATTTGAATTATACAGGAAGCTCCTTTATTAATTAGAAAATGTTTACATCTTCAAAATCGTCGTCTATATGTACTTCCTCACAAATCTCAGAGAAAATATCCTCTACTTTTGTTTCTTTAATTGAATTCTGTTCAGCGATTCTTGCTTCAGACTCTGCTTTTTTCTGCTTTTCAACAATTGACATGCAAATTTTAGATTTAATAGAATTAATTTCAGAAGTAACCTCATTAAGTTCTTCTTTCTTCTGGCAAGCGTTGATATTCTCTTTTAATTTTTCAATATCATCTTTTGCAACTTCTTTTTCTTCAGCATTAAATTCTGCAAGAGAGTCATCTAGTTCAGCAAGTTTTTCAGCAACTTTTGCCTTTGCTAATTCCTGTTCAAGAATTGATCTTTCAGTCCAATAAGTATCTCTGTCTTCTTCCATCTGTTTCAGCGTTTTTCTTAAATCTTCAACAGAGGCATTTAACTCAGAAATCGTAGACTCTTTTGTTGCTAACTCAGCGTCTTTTGCTTCAATCTGAGAATTAAGTTCTGAAATTTTAGTCTCATAATCAGCAGACTTGTCGTTACATTCAGAAATAACAGATTGAATCGTTTCTTTGATTTCATTCATATTGATTTCCATTTTTTCCTTTTCCTCCTTGTTGTTATTCAGCTCTATGAGAGTAGATGAGCTATCCGCAGGGAACATTACCATATCCCATCCAGAGTGGACGTACTCCACTGGAATCCGACCTTTTTCCAGCCATCCATTTTTATATACAATTCCGTCATTGTCTTTCGTCTTGTATATTTCAATACTTCCATCGACAGACACATTATTGTTTAGGTCGGACTCTAAGGAAGCAACAAAGGCTGGATAACACATTTCATCCAAATACCCCTCGCCTAAAACACAGCGTTTTGTTTCGCCGTTAATTTCGACATCATCAATCCATCCATTTACAAAATGCCCAACTGTGGTCGCATTCTCAAACACTGGCATATCATTAATAATTCCAGTTTCACCATGATCTGAAATAATAGTTCTTTCATCGTCAATAAAAGAAACCCTTACAGACATATCTTTGATGCTATCTAGTTGTTTTTTGGCGTATTCCTCTAAAAAGGTTATTCCGTTTTTGTTGTATTTCGTTCCTACATCATCTACTACACACTCTGGAGGTTGTAACTCATACAAAGTTGCGGTAAATTTTCTTCGACCGTTTTTGTATTTCTTTGATGACAGTTCAAACTTTGCCATAAATTACCTCCTTTAAAATTTTTATAAAAATGAAAAGCCACTAAAAAGTGACTTTTCATTGCATAAATAAAGATTATTTTGTTGATGGTTTTGGTGTTCCATTACTGTTATTTGTTTTTGAAACAATTGTATTTTCATTTGTAGGATTTTCTATCGCAGGTCTTCCTGTATCTTTTATATCTTTGCTACTCATTGTAAATGATGTCTGATGAGGTTTATACTTCTCAAATAATTCTTGTTCAATTTCATCATCCAATACTGCTAGATATGCTTCTACATCTACCCCGGCACTTGCAATCAAAAAACTTAAAGAACCGGATGCTTCCGTATATAAAGTTTTCATCATTTCAAAGAAACTTTTTCGATTTACAAAAGAAGTAGGAAAGTAGTATATCTCTATTTTGTTTTTGCTATCCTGAATTATATTTTTGTTAATAACATAATTTAATTCATCCTGCCACTCAGAAACCCATGTGTAAATTTGTGCATTTATCATTTCAAGATTATTAATTCCTGCTGAGAAATTTCCAGTTGTCATAGCTCCAATCAAAGAAGCACATATTCCTAAATCCAAAGATATTTGATTATTCAAGTCTGACTCATTTTTCTCATCAAAGATGTCAGTCGAAACATCAATTGAATCTATCTTTGTTCCAGATGCAACACTAAAGAAGCTAATACCACCTCGACTATTCTTATTCATAATCGCACTTTTTACAGTATTGTGTTGATTTTCCTGCTGCATTTTAGTTAAAGAACAGCTTCCTTTATCTTTTCCTTCTGGAAATGTTTCGTAAATAACTCGGTTGTTAATTTCATCAAGAACGTTTCGCTTTGTATCTGTAAAATAGTCTTTATATAAAACATCAGACAGCGCCGCAATTACCAAACTGCGCCCCCAAGGTTCGTTGTCTTTGCACTTTATCTTACGGCACATAGTTTTGTCATTATTTAACACGACCCAATCACCATGAACCACAGGACTTTTTTTGCGTTTATTATATGCATCTACAATTTCTACAGGATACTTTCTCAATTTTCTATCCAATGTATCGCCTGTAAAATCATCAAAATATCTTAGATTAAATGCAAGAACATAACGTCCATTTTTTTTACCTACAATTTTTGTATATTCCCACGGAAGGGTAATAATTGCAGCATTAACACCAGCTTCATTTATCTCAACAATATTTTCAACATCATAATCAGTCATAAATTTGTCAAACACCGATTTTTTTTTCTTTGTTTCAAAATAAAAGAAAGCAGTTCCATCGGTCATTTCTGTAAACAAAGCATTTCGTATAAATTGTTTATCATGGACAGACTCAAGAGTTGCTTTCATCAAATCTTTATTCTTTTTAGTTTTTTTATTTGTTTTCTTTGACTTATTGATTAGCACTCGATCCAAACATGGAAGTGCTGTCATATAATCTATAGAATTTGATACAATTCCATTTTTTGTATAAACAAAATTTGATAATCTGATTGCTATATCATGATTTAGAATCGGATTTCTTAATACATTATCAATCTCAGTTTTTGAAAAATAATTATAAACTCCACATGAGAATATAGAATTAAACATATCTTCAAAACCACTTGAGGAATGATACGAATTAAATTCAAATATAGAATCAGTTTTATTTGAAGTAGGAGAGGATTGCTTGTTTGTCTCAACTACATTGTTTGATTTTATTTCTTCCGACATGTTCTCTCCTTTCATTTAATTGATAAGACATGAAAATTCGTAATCCGATGATGAGCCAGTTTCGTCAAGTTCTAACTGATCTATAAAGTAAGAACCATATGAACAACTGGTGTATCTATCTTTTCTGTTCTTCCCTTTTTCTTGTATTTTTATAATGCCTGTTTGTGGCATTTTCTCGTATTGTAATTCAGCACATTCTCCAATCATCGCCTGAGTTTCTAAAAATGGTTTTTCAAAATTTATTTGATCATCAACATTTAAAGATTGAAGATATTCTTTATTATTTGGCAAGATTGTCTCTTTGGCAATATTATAATTAACAAGAAAATCTATTTTATTTTCTATAAGATTTTTTCTAAAAGCAATTGCAATATCACTATTAAGGGATTGAGTAGCATTTATAGCATATATACAAGATTTAGCGTTTAGATCAGAACAAACCTTTGCATACTCATCATTATTCATGCATTTTAAAGGTTCATATTCAATACCTCTTTCAGTATCATATAGAATTTTTTGTAGCGCATAAAGAACTTGTAGACCACCATTTCTAGTATCAATTACAATATAGTCTGCATTAAAATCTTCATAAAGCTGTCTTATCCTTATTGCTTGCAATGTTGTGTCTCCAATTTGATTTGATTCAATATATGGATACTGACGCCTATAACCACGTTTGATTTCTGTTTCATTTGTATCATTCATATACGTTAAAGTTTCTGGTATTCCACGAATACATGAATAGACAGAATTGTCATTTTGACTTCCTGCTACAAATGCAATATCATTAGACACGATTCGTATTTCATTGTCTAGTTTAGGGATGCTATATTTATTCTTTTTTCCAGATTTAAAATCAATAGATGATTGAGGATAAAATACATGTCGAGATACTTGTCTATTTAAAAGCATAGAATATGTGAAATATGACGATAGAGAGTCTTTTACTTTTAGATTTAAAAATTCGATTTTCCATGTTACAGGATCTTGCTTTTTCTTTTCTTTAATAAGTTGTTCAATTGTTTTTAACTCATGTTTCAATGCAATGCTTTCATCAAAAGCTAACATAACTGCATGATTATGTTTTTTCATACCGTCAAGTGCTTGTGCTGCTATATCCCACATCCAATTGCCGTCATCATACCAGCTAGAAGTAATATAGATATCTACGGGTTGTTCTTTAAGTAATTTATTATCTTTATATTCTGGATTGAACATGTATTTAGGTTTGCGTGGTGTTTGGAATGGAGAGATTACAGAGTCTTCAACTTTCTTCTTTATTTGTCGTGTTTCTTCTCTACAAATTGCATTTGAACGAAGACCACGTGCATTTTCATTTGCGACGAAAACACTTATCTTAGAGCCGTTTCTAAATTTAACATATATATCATTATTCCTAGTTGAAAAATCTTCGATTTCTTTTCTTAATATAGGCGACCATTCGCAAAGTTCATCCATGATTTTTTCTGATACTATTAATTTTGCTTGCTTTTCTGTAGCAGCACCTATACGAAATTTTGTACCTTTATATAATAAACATCTTGCAACTGCATAAACTGCGACGATAAAAGATTTTGCGTCATTTCGACTAGCGATAATACAAATAAGATTTGAGATTCCCATTTTATAAATTGTCAATGCCTGATATTCATAAAGTTGTATTTTCAAATAATCCATTACAAATCGATGCATATTCCTTCTAAAAAAAGTTCCCCATGCAAGTACATGAAGAACATTCGTAGGATTACTCAAATAATGTGTAGATGGAAATTTCTTGTAAAGATTTAATTGATTGTGATCAGCATATTTTGCTAAATGATTGTCATTCTTCTTCATATTCGTCTACGTCTGGAACAAAATATTCTTTGTCACGAATATCACTTCCAGTTTCCAAATTAATCATTGGTCTGGTTATATGTCTTTCAATATATTCGCCTAGCTGATCATAGTCTTCATATAATGCTTTGTCTTTGTAAAATTCTTCAGGTGTATACTCAGAGATAAAACCAAGTGTCATGCAAAAAGTTTCATCATTACTCGAATCTTTTTCCTCTACAGTACGCAGTCCAGCTTGCCTAAATGTTTTTGCATATTGTTCTGTCAGCTTTGCATACTTTTCTGCATTACCCTCTTGTAAGTTTTTTATCATTAGCATATTTAAACTACATAACGATTTTATAAAAATCTCTTGATTACTATCTGTATTCGGATTATTACGCTTAAGCAATCTGTAATGATCATCTAAATTTCTATAATCCGATTCAGTAAAACCGACCCCCCATCGATCAATGGCAGAAGCAGATACAGAACAATCTTCCGACTTAATCTGTTCTTTAGATTCGATAACTTCGCTTAACTTTTTTTCATAGTTATATTTTAATGTATCAATATACGTTTTTCTTCCATTACAATTCAAGTTTTTCTTTGCGGCGTAATGGCTAATTCGAGAACGATTTCTATGTCCACTATATGATTCCGTAGCCGCTGAAAGAGCATTTACATCATAATTCCAACCAGCTCTTTGACAAAAATCCTTAAATGAATGTTCTTCATTATTTGAATATAATGCTGTCATTTGATTGACATATGTATCTGTACATTCTTTACACCACGGAAGATACCCCCCGTTTGCTTGGAATAAGACATCATTACTTTTTTGAAAATAAGTATCTTGTCTTGTAAATCCTTTCCCACAACAAGAACATTTATATTTATGTTTATTTTCATCAAATGGAGTTGATGAACGTGGTATGTTTATTTGCACATTTGTATCAATAATCGGAGGCGTATTTATATTTTCGATTATTTTTTCTTCCTTTGTTTTTGTATGTGCCAAAATTACACCTTCCTTTTCAACTAAAATTTATTTTTAAAACGCTGCACACAGGATTTGAACCTGCAAGTCGCAATCGACCAATGGGTTTCAAACCCACTTCCTCAGCCACCCGGACATGCAACATAAACGACACCAGTGAGTCCCGATCTCACACATCCCCATAAGGATATCGGATTAGTAGTCCGATGCATTTGCCAATTCTGCCATAGTGTCAAAATGCACGGAGTTGGAGTTGAACCCCGAATTATCAGCGTGAAAGGCTGATGTCCTATACCAGTTAGACTAAGCCACTAAAATAAAAGGCAGTCTTCAAATGAAAAACTGCCTTTCAAACGTAATCAATAGGATTCTCTTTGTTTTTTCAAATCCAAACTTGGTGCAAACACGATTTCTGATAAAAATCTCGAAGATATTTTTCTCTTATTTTATACGCAACGTAATTCAGTTGATTTTTGTAAATACAATGGGTAGATGTTGCGTTTAGATATTAAGTAAAGAACCTTGTTCTACATCTTTAATACCATTTTTGTCAAAATATTTTCCAAACTCATCTTCAGCAGTGGCATCATTATATATGAATAACATATCGGCTGAAGACCACTGGAAAAATTCTTGGATGACATGGGCTGGAAGATTTAGTCGATGCAAACGTGTACACAAGTAATGTCTAAAACTGTGGAAGTACACATCCACTCCTAAAATTCCTTCTGCCATATCGATCCACGAACTTGTGTCTTTGCGTTGTCTATAAATACGTTCTTTTGTATTCTTATTAATAGAACATGTAACAAATAGCCATTCACTATTAATCCCTCGTGCTTTCCGTTCTTTCATCCATAAATCAATATATGGCTTTGCTCCGTAAAGCACAAATTTATTAATCTGTTTTCCTCCACGTCCGAATCCTTTCGCTCTTACTTTATCTGTTTTCCACATAGAATTAAAAACAAAATGTTCATCATTGAAGTATTCAACTTTCATTTGTAATAATTCTGCATGTCTCATACCAGAAAAGGCAGCGATGGCAAACCCACATGCAGCTTCGTATTCTTTTTGTTCAACCAAAGTATTCAAAAGTTTGTCAACTTGCTCATCTGATAAGACAGTTTTCTCTCTAACAACTTCTTTTGCAGGATTTTCAATCTTTCTAATAATTGGTTTATAATTTTCAAATTCCTCTTCGTCATCCAGAATATTTTGAATATAATTGGACAATGATGAGAGAGTAGATTTGACTCGTCTAATTCTATTTGAACTCCATCCCCATGTATTCAAAGCATGATTTTGAAATTTTGCTATTTCACGCTTGGTTAAATCTGCGAAAAACTTGTTATTGTTATTTTCTAAATTCCATACCCAAAATATCTTTAGATCATTTCTATAAGCAGAAATTGTCTGAGGACTACGGTCAACCGATTGCAAATAATCTAACCAATCTTCTCCGAGACTTATATTATCAACATTTACCGCATCTAACTTTCCCTGCGTTACAATGTTGTTATATACTGTAAATCTTGACAATATTTCACTTCCTTTCTAAAACACTTTTCTTTTATAATTCTTTATAAATTCAAACCCAAATAGGAGAGGAGTGCAAATGAGGTTATACTTGTCCGCAAAGTAGCTACTCCTTGCGTATCTCTCCATAAATGTCCGTAGTAGGAGTCGAACCTACAAAATTCTGATCCTAAGTCAGACGCATATTCCTGTTCTGCTATACGGACAAAATCAAGGGACTGTTATTTCACAGCCCCTTGATTTTGTATGTTTATTTTTGAAGTTGTAATTTTAATAATTACATATATACCTATTTTTACAATAGTTATGTTTGAATGCCCGAAAGTAATCTATTAACATTCTCAAATTTATTATCTATATATTTTTTAACATCAAGTTCGTAAGTTATTCCAATTTCACAATCGTTATTTGTATAAACTGTAATAACAGATCTTTCCGATATTTCCAGTTTTTTCAATTCGTCGATCAATTCAGGAGACGATTCGATTGTCGGCTCTTCCATCACATAAAGAACAGTTATCGGGTTTTCGGCTACCATTTTATCAATGGCTTCTTGACTCATTTCACTTGTAGTAGGAGGGAACAAAATTGTAATAGGACTTTCTTCGTAAATAAAAGGATAATGGAAAGACATGCAAAATGATTCACCGCCATCTTCTGGATTCATCATTGTGAAAAAATATGGTACGTTATCAGAAATAACTTCCCCTAACGACGAAAAAATACTTACTCCCTTAGCATACTGAATGGGTCTACCTCCAAATATAAGAGTATAACCCCCTTGAAATTCTAATTGACCGGGACGATCAAACACCACCTTCCCAATATTTCGTATAACCCCTTCTTTTGTAAGAATATCTCGGTACTTACCAACACTTCTTAAAGGTTCATCAAGCGATAGTTTTACAATTTGTTCTTCATATTTTTCATAGGGTATCTTTTGTTCGCCCAATATAACCATTAGTCTGCTTGTCGTAGCGTTTATGGCATCAGCAATACTTCTTTCAATATATTCACCATTGGCTATAACTGAAATTAAAATGTATCTCGTTGTATTTTCTGTGGTAATAGTTATTGCTTCGCCAATTTCTGCCGAGTCAACACGTATAATGTTGGTTCCAGATTGCGGTAGTTCTTCAGTCTGAGCAATGAATTGTTTTGTATCTACGCTGGGATTAATTACTCCCCGACCATATATGGTATACGTTGTATTGGGACAACACGGTATATATACAAATGCTTCCGTATCACTAACAATGATTTGATATCCTTCAATATTTCCGCATAAATAGTTATCTGTTAAATTGAATAAATTTCTTTTAACAACCTTAAGTTCTATATCATATTTCCCAGTTTCTTTGTTATATACGCCTACACTTTTCATCTCTTGTGGGTAATCGAGCCTTGGCGATGGTAGTCCTCCTGTATATGGCTCATATGTTGATGGACGAGTTCGATATTCAGAAAATTCAAGTTGAATTTTATTAGCTAGTGTGGGGATTGTAAGGCGCATATATCTTCTTTCTGTGATATCTAATACGATATATCCATTTTCAAAGTTTTCTTTATTTTCTAAAAAACTTTTATCAGAATTATACAAAGAAACCTTACACATACTAGCGTCTTGAGTATTTAAAGATATAATATAGTAACCTATTTTATCCATTAAAATATAATCGGTAACTTTTGTATCTGAATTTTCAACAATCTCTCCATTTTCATTGATCGATTTATTATCGAACATTTGTATGTTAGGATCGAATAAATTCTTTCCTTTTGTAACTGTTTGTGTTGTATTACCATAGATGGTAATTTCAGAAGTTTTCTGTTCAATGTTATCTGTAACATTAACAATATCAGTTCCTTTTACGGTATTGTTGATTGATTCCATGCATTTTTTCTGAGATAACACATCAACATCTTTTGTTAATTTTTCAAGACTGTTTACAAGATTAGTAGTATCTTTTTGATTATTACTTTCCACATTTTTAATAAGAGAGTATAAATATGCTTCTGTATTATTCATAATCTTATACCCTCCATTTTATAACTTTTTCCATCCAAAGGAAAATAACATATAAAGAATTAACTCGCCATCTTTATTACCAACTACACATGTGCTTCCGAATGGGGCATAATCAATTCCGCTAAACATTTCTTTTCCTTTTTCTTTTGTTGTCGGTAAGAAGTTTATTTCATCTTCTGTATCAACAGCAAATTCCATTACATTTGTATTATAGCTTTCTCCGATTTTTAAGAGCATTCCTGCCATTGTACGTCCTCCTTACCAAATAGTTTTGAATAGTATTTTTCAGATGAATAGATGATCAGGCACAAATCTTCCATATAAAAAATTATACATTTTAATTTTATTAATAATGTATTCCTCTGTTTCGTCAATTACATTCATTGCTTCGTTATCGTTAATATTTGTTTTGATTGTTACGGTATATTCACCATCTGACTCAGAAATTTCATTGTCTTCTTCAACATCAAAGGAGTAAACATTGTCGCTTTTTATGTAAGGAAGACATTTTGAATTAGCATCTCCTGATATATAAACAATAGTTCCGTTTACATTAAAATACTTGCCATCTCGTTTAAATTTTTCGCACCAAATACCAAGATTAGATATTGCAATTACATATTCATTATTATATAAATCATAATCAGGAGCACTAACATCTAATTCTTCAATATTCATTCCGCACCGAATAAATTCAGTCACATAAGCCGCTGCATCGGATGCAGTTACAATAATAGCAATATCTTCATAATTTAAAAAATCTAATTTGTTATATTCACGCATAACAAAAGATACAAAGTGTTTAATATCTTTAAAATTTAAAGTTTTGATATCTTTCATAGAATATACCTCGATTACATGTCTTTATACTTTTTAGCAACCTTAAACACCAACTCATCATGTGCTGGCTTTACCCATTCTTTACCAGTTAGTGCAGATTTTCCACATCTTTCATCAATGTGCTTCACGGAAAATGCACCAAGATCTGCAAAAGTAATTTTGTCATTACTTTCTTTTAATGTGTCAACTACAACTTCTCCAAATGCTTTAATGATCTCTTCAACTTCCTTTGCATTGTAGACAGAAGAAGTTCTACTACAAATTTTCTTTGTTAATTCATTTTTTGTCATATATATTTACTAACCTCTTTATTGTATTTATTTTTTAAATACTCGCTACCAACAACAGCGGCATTCATGTGGAATCATATTATTTCTCGTGTTTGTTTTCCAAATTTCCACGTATCATCAGTTGGATTTTTAAATCATACGAAGTGATATGTATCATTCCTCCGTTCCGTCAAAGCGGGCTACTACATAGAAGAGTAGCCCTGTTATTGACAGATACATTGCCTTATATAATTTTTGTTTTATATAAAAGCACCTATCAAATTCCGTTCACATACGAGAGTTTGTTTTAATAAAGGGTGATAAGTGCTTTTATGTCTTGTATACTCACGACATATTTGTTACACTTTATTTCGTGAGGTTACTCACAGTCTAAGGTTATCAGTTTTCCCGAGGAATTTGTATTCTAAAAGGAAGGCAGGTGATGTGTATGTCGATGTTTTATTCCGATAAAACTCCCGTACACGTCCATGCTTATTGGCGTTTCCGTCTGAATAGATGGGAATATGTCCGTAAGTATTGGCGCTCGCTCCCCAAGCGTTAAATACGCCACTGTAGCACACAGATGGATCGAACTCTCGTTTGATTTCAATTCTGAGTAGCTGATGACCTTTTCTTATTACTCGTGAACATTATCTGTTACAATAATGCCTACTTTCTCCATAAATTCTGTTTCTGCATTCAGAACAGATTCTATGACTTCTTTATCTAATTTGATTTTTTCAGCGATATAATTTAAACAATCTTCAAAATCTAAAACTGGATAATCATTATTTTCATTCATTATATTCAACCTCTAATTTAGTCAAACTTAACATCATACAAGCAATCTAATCCACTCTCTGTAATAACAGAAATCGTTTGTGATGGTTTACTATTTAATCTTAAATCCAAAGCATAGTTATCTATTCCACATAGCGTACCTGATTCAATTACTTTTGTATTGTATACAGTTGTCAGTCCATTTATATGTCGATGTCCAAGATATACCAATGCCGGACGCATACCGAATAGAAGAGTGAATTTCTGTACAACGTTGTTTGGCGTATCTTTGTCTCCATGAGAACTCATCACGATGTTATTTCTGACATTAAACATAGCAATTGATTCTTCAATTTTATTTTCATTGAATATGATATTTTTAAAATTCTGTAATTTTGCCTGTAAAAATGGAATGGCTAAGTGATCAATGTTTTCACCTTTTAAAGAATCTTCTTTCTTTGGTGAGATTCTCGAGTGATTTCCAGGACAAACATATACATTAACAGTATTGAATCTATAACTCATTTCTACTAAAAATTCAGATATATAATTTGCCACAGTCAGAAACTGTTCAATCAAATTCTGATTATTTTCAATTCGTAACTCGTTGTGGATAATACCACTTACAAGTTCAGATAAAATTACAAAAGCGTTCTCAGAACCATGCCTTAACTGTACTTCAAAAATTTTATCCAAATAACGATTGAGTCTGTCTTTCAAAATATTTTCATCAAATTTATTGAAGAAATTATCAATATAAATTCCAGCATGAATATCCGTGCACGAAATAATTAAATCATTATCTGTCTTTAAAATTCCTGCAAATTCTTTATTCTTGTCATATTCAAGTGGATTACAATTAAATTCAGAAATTGAACGCAGAATCTGGTCTTTATAACTTTCTTTTCTGGCTTCTTCCCGAATAACACGTCTAAGTTCTTTTCTCTCGTCACGGACCTTTACGGTTTCTTTTTGAAGCTGTTGTTTTTGCAGTTGAAGCTCTTTAAAATACGCTTCTTCGTTAAGTTTGTTGAAAACACCAGATTCATAATATCGTTTAGCTTGCTGATATGGTTTACGATAAGCAGCCTCAGTACGATATTCAGAATCATCATCTCCTCGAAACTCTTTGTTGATAACAGTAGCCAATTCATCCCAAGACATATTCAGTTGTCCGGAATCTTTCATCTGTCCCATTCTCCAGATAAATTGTTCTTCATTTTCATTTTCTAATCTATAAAAATCAGTTATAATCACACACCGCCTTACGCATCTTCATCGGAATCATCTTCCGGCTCGGCTAGCTCTTCTTCGTTTTTGATTTTCACATTCATCTCAATTGAGCACCCGTTGAATTCCTTTAATAGAGTAGAAAGTTTTTTATCTTCTCCATTAAGTTCTACAATCATCTCATCTGTATCAATAACACCAGCAATCTTCATTGATTTTTGTGTTGTTAATTTATAGCTAAAATTTGCCATATAAAATTTTCCTTTCATTCTAAAAAATTACAACTAAAAAAGACCCAACGTAGTACGCATCGTAGAGGGGCGTGTTGGATTCTGTTATCATTTATTTATTTTTACGAGATAGAAGAGCAGTTGTTACTCTTCGTCTTCATATTCATCATCAAAATCTTCCTTTTGATTATATTGAAATCCAAATGCATAGGTTTCAGATTCTATACCATCTTCCTCTTGCAGTTCTTTTAACTCTTTGTTTCCTTTGAGTACAAGTTTACTTGGAAGAATTTTAAAATACTCTATCCAAGATAAAAGTACATTTGTAAATTCTTCTATCACAGGAATAAGCAGCATATATGACAGTATTCCTAAAATAAAAGCCATAATTGTTTTATTATTTTTATTATTCATAAGCAATTACCTGCTTCTTTATAATTTAATTTTCGTTCCCTTATTTACAATTACTATGAACATTCTTTTAATAATAGATGGTTGTTTATGGTATTTTCATCAATTATATCTTTATTAGACATGTCGAATCTAAATTCACCAAAATATTTAATTTCAGCATCCTTTCTTGCTTTAATCGCATCTTCAATATTCTCAAATCTTCCAAGTATAATGGATTTTCTTTCTGTTTTTATTGAGGATACCCATTTATTATTTTCTCTTTTAACTCCAACGATTCCAGAGGATTTAGAAGCCATATATGAAAAATCTTTATTTCGTGCATTTTCCGTTGTAGTAGCTCTTCTTAGATTAGATTTTCTACAATCGTAACGTACTAAATTTTTATGATCAACATTTATGTCTTCTCTATCTTTAATGTCTAAAACAACACGATGTAAGCGGACAATTTTGGTTGTATATATATCTTTTTCTAGTGAATGTGCGCATACATAACGACCATCATACCACCATGAATAATCTTTTATTTTATCATAGTCTTCTTTGTCAAAATAGAAAAATGTTCCGTTGCTGCAATAACCTATTCCAAAATCATATGTATCTAAATCATATTCGCAATATTTTTTTCCTATTTCATAACGTGAGTCTTTATAAAAACAACCACACGATTTGACACCATACGGAGTAATTAAAGCATATCGAGAATAGTAACACAACTCACCGCACTCACATAAACATTCCCAAAGTTTTGCACCGTTGTCTGCTTGCCGAGTGCTCCTAATATCCGTTTCTCTTAAAACTGTAAGTCTTCCAAATTTTAAACCAGTTATATCTTTTGGATATTTTTCTCTTGTTATTTTTGCTTTCTCTTTTGCCTCTTTTGAATTTCTGGCACAACCGCAAGAAACGGTTCCATTTTTCTTTCTTGTCAGTGCAGTAGATTGTATTGATTTAATATTACCACAGTCACATTTGCAAATCCAATACACTTTGCCGTTACCAGTTCTTTCTTTATCAACATAAAGAACTGTTAGTTTACCAAAACGTTTTCCGGTTAAATCATTTCTCATTAAAGCTTTAGCCATAAACAATCACCTTGTCCTTTCGTTGTATTTTCAGTGAATATAAAAACTGACTACCAATTATTCAGTAGTCAGTCTTTTTAAATCGTTCTTAAATTTATCTGTATCTTCAAAATAGAAGACTGTTGCATTTTGTAGCGTTTTATTTTTTTGCAAGTCAATTATCGGATTTCCGCATTTCAATAATTGTTTTGCTAGAAAACTGTTGAAAATAGATTTTACTTTTATCTTTAAACACCCTTTCTAATCTAATAAATCTGCCATAGCGGCAGTTTCACTTCGCTCAGTTTTTTGCAGTTGAACGTATCCAAACTTATCGTGTCCTACTAATTTTTGAACAACAGACAATAATCCATTATTCATTCTAAATAAAGCAGAGTCAGTTTGTTTGAAATCTCCATTCATCCATAGTGACGATCCGTCTCCAACACGACCAATCAATAGTTGAACATGCTCTTTTGTAAGATTTTCAGCTTCACTTACATAAATAATAGTATTTTTAATATCTCGACCTCTCATATATGCAAGATGCTCAATCTCAATTGTTCCTTGCATCATCTGAAGTTCTAGTCCTGTTTGACCGCCGAGATGATCTGCAAGCGGCATGGCATATGGTAGTAACTTCTCTAATTTAGATCCCGGCAGAAAACCGATCTCACTAGCGTCTTTAACTCCGATTGCATTACGAATATATAAAAGTTTTTCAAATTTTCCTTCTTCAATTAATTTTAAAGCATTTGCAATCATGATATAGTCTTTACCGCTTCCAAATTTTCCGGACAAAACATTTATTGTTTGCTCTTTGTTTTGCAACATATCAAATGCCAATATTTGATGTGGGTTTCTTGGCTTGATTTTTCCAAGGAAATGACTATTTATTTGTTTATATGAAATAGTTTTATATTCTTCGCCAATCCATTTTCTATAATCTACAACCTCGCCATCGGATTTCCTTATAATCAAATATTCATTCACTTCACAATTATAAATATTCTCATTTAAGTGTAAATAAAAATAACTCATTTCTTCATCAGAAAGAGTTACTTCTTTATATCCTTTATACTCATCTAAATTCTTGACGAGATTTAATTCTGAAATTCCTTTTGTTTCTAAATTAAAAATATTCTTAGAAATAAATTTGCAGTTCAAATCATCGGTACATACAATTATCGGGTGTATACCAGTATTGTATTTATAAGCAGAAGCCAAAATAATATTATCTGGAGTTTCTTCTAAATCAAATGATTCAATTATCTTTGTGATCTCAGAGTCATATCTAACAACTTCAAACTCACCATAGTTCTCATCTAATAAATGAGCGATTAATCTCGCCTTATATTTTATTTCTCCATCTTTTCTTGAATCCGTTTTAATATGTTCAATTTCTTCTAGTGTCTTTTGTGAAATCACAAAAAACTCTTTAAATGCGGCATCTTGTAAATTCAAGAGTGCATTTGTGTCTAGGAACAGTTTATATTCCAATAAACCTTCCACCTTTCCTATATATTTGCTCAGCTGCTAAATGTCACTTGAGCATAGCTTTTCGATAATCATAATAAAAATTTAATGCACCCTTATGAGTAACATATCTTTTATGAGTTTTTCTATCATATCTATATGTATCAGATTCCTCTACAAGATAATAAGTCGGATGCTTAGATTTTGACTTTTTCACATGCTCTCCATATCCATTCTTTCTCATATAGAAAGCATCGTCTTTACTAATTTTGATTATAACAATTTCCTTCTTTCATTCTAAATTTCTCCGCAAAAGGGAGAGAATTGCGGATCATAGGAGTCGAACCTATTATTTTATGGGTATGAACCATATGTGATCTTCCGTTTCACTCGACCGCACCAATTTGTTTAATATAATAAGATAGTGACGATACCACAACACAGCAGTACCGCCACCGAAAGAAAAAGATATATGAAAAATATAATAAACAATCTATTGTAACAATAAAGGGATCTTCACCCTACGAAAATATAATGTCGTAATATTCTGTCACTATCTAATGAAGTCTGAGCTATAAGGAGCGACCCTATAACTTTCTTCACCAATATCTTACAAAAGATACCGAGGATAGACACAATTGGTTTTGTGCAACTTTCAGGCTAAGTCATTCAGTTTAATATCCTATTAGAATCATTCTTTAATCATAATAAGAATTGTTTTTATCCAATCAAATTTATGTCGATTTGCCCTACTCGACCATTAAACATCCATTATACTCACATTTCTGTGATTCAACGACACTACCATCTTATTTAGAACTTCGCTACTTAACTCCTATAAAATTCCACCTTTATAGGCATCACGATTCTTCTCTACCAACAGAGCGGTCTATTATGATGGCTGGATGAACACGACATTTTACTGGCAATATATTTTTGCACACATGCGTGACTTCGATGGTTTCCATCTTTCCTAATATACCTCACGATATTTTGGAAGCGCCTATGTAAAAGTATCCCATTACATCTTCACTCGTTATACACATGCTCTCAGCACAGGGACTAGCTGTTCTACACTGAGTTCTTTATTGTTACAATACATTGTTTATATTTTACACTCCTTATAACGCCATTGACTTCGATACATACAAGTCTAATTACTTCCGGAATGTAGCAAATCCGTACAGCATCGCTTGGTGAACTGAACTGATTTATATGACGGTCTGCTAAGTTTTTATACGGCATCACACCAACTCACTTATATCCGTATATTAAGACGAAAATGTGTTTATTAATGCCCCCCTATGGGCGAGATTTATAAATTGCCACATTTCAGCCTGTGACATAGCTTGTTTAATTAAAACATGTTCCCGTATTTATATACCGCATTGGATTCAAGCGGCAAGGATACTTGTACAATACGCACTTTCTCCCTCATAAGTGGACTTAACGAAACTTGAAAAAAGTGCGTATTTACGCTGTTTGTAACATCTCAAATTTACCAGGTGTACACAAAAACTACTTGTTTTTGAAACATTTCAAAAATGAAGTCGAATTTATATCATATAATATTTTTAATAATAACGATTTATTTGCTCCTATATTTGTTTTCAATCTCGTAATATTTCTTTTCATATCTGATGATATAATAAAAGCTCTATCTATTAAATTAGACATCAATCCTGTATAGTTAGATGAAATATAAATTTGCCGGATATCTTGAATCAATTCGCTAAAATCAGACCTTAGTAACAAATGGTCATCAGTATTATCTGTATTGTAATAAAATAATTCCAAAGAATATTTTGAAATTAACTCTTCAACCTTTTTGCATTTTCTTCTGTCTTCCTCTAATTTATGTTTTACAAAAAAGTTGCTCATTGGAAGAGTAGTAGTTGTATTCCGAAATTTATTCAATTCTAAATCGCACAAATAATTCATAGGACATTTCAAATCTGGATTTATATTTTTCTTTTTAAATCCATGTTTAATAATTCTCCAGAATGAAGGGTATTTATTCTTTTCAATATCCATATCATTTTTAATACGTTTAATCTCATCTGTTAATTCTATATCAAAACGTCTTTTGGCATTATCTATTGCGACTTGGGCAAGTACACTCAGAATACAAACATAATCAGAATATTTAGGATCTTCAAAATTGTAGTCGTATGTCTGTGCAATCTGAGCTAAATTACTAGACTCTCCGATATCTGTTTGAGACTCTGCCAGTTTATTATCTATCGCAGCATAATCATCCATTGTATTTGAATACACATTTTGCTCTTTAGGAATATTATTTACAATCGTATGATAATTTTCATAACAATATTTTGCATGAGCAACTATATCTGGTTGATTTGTTGTAAATCCAAAATCTGAATCTTGATCTGCGTCTGTTATATACTTGGCTCTTTATCCAAGTCTTCTCTAATTTTCATTAGAGTGTCGGACTATCTCTTTGCCCTCGTTTAACGTTAGGTTTGTAGTGAACAACTCTACTCATATGAGGCTATACCTCATAGCAATCGGCACTCGTGGAAGAAATTATTGTTTTGTCATAACTCATTCTTCTAGTCTCTAAACCTTCCTGTTACATAATGACATTTCACAGGCTTGGTAATTGGTTGGCTTATATGTATTGATTATTAAAATAAATTATCTATATCTTATACCTATATTCTTTATATACTTTATTATTTAATGCCGCGTTCTTTATTGCGGTTATCATGGTATTTATGTTTGTTTTTATGTTATGTTTATCTTTCAAGTATTTAGCACACTCGGACATACAATCGAAAGATGAAATATAATTATAATTCACATCGTAAAGTTCAACTTTTTTAGCACGTCCGTTTTGTCCATTTGGTCGAGAATAATATTTATTTTTTAATTCTGGATTTTCTGATAGTTTTTTCTTTAAAGCATCGTTACCATAATTGGGATTCTTACTTCCTTTAGAGTTAATACTACGTTTTTCAATCCATTTCTCATATGTTTCTTTGTCCATTCTTTCTTTAGGTGATATCCCGTACATGGGATTATTAGTTCCAGAGAATTTTTTGCTAAGATTTTTTCTAATATCATTCGCTTTCTCTTCTGAAAATGTTTCCCAATAGTTTACATTATATGCAGGATTATTTTCACCCATCATCCTTTCAGAATGATGTTTTCTCCATTTATCAGAATGTACTAATCCAAAAGAACCATCTCCGCCAAAAGTATGGTTTGTTAAATGACCATTTTCATTTTTCACATTATTATATCCAATAATATCAATTCCATATCCTAAATTAAAAACGTAATTACTAATTACTTCACGCTCTAAATCATAAGCTTCTTGTTCTGTTAAACCATCTCGAATTATTCTAGTATAAGATCCACATTTTTTTACAATTCGATTATGGTGTTTATTTCTTATTTGATTGTATGCTCTTTTTAATGTACCTTTACCAACATAAAAGCATTGGTTGGTATCTTTTCTAATATGTTCGTAAACACAATATTTGTTTTGTTCTATGTTTATCATCTTCTTTTGTTTATTTATAATCAATACATACTTAGCGTTCCAATTTTCACCGATTATTTTTTACGCACATTTCTGTACGCTGACCCAGTTTGTTAAGCCGTTGTTCCGATCCTGAAAATCTGTGCCAATCATATTAACTGCAATACATTGTCTGCCTAAATTAAAATACTTCTCCATATTCCTACTATAGACATTATGCAAATATGTCAAATTGTTTTTTGAATTAAATGGACTTCTGAAAAATGCCAAATACTCCCCACTATTAAATCTCTCGGTATAACATTGTATTACTCCGTCTTCTGTAAAAAATGTATTGTCTTTATCTACTGACTTTTCATTACCAGTGGCAGCATACAATAACATCGCATATGGAGAGCCTACAATAGTTAAATTTTCTGCATTCTGCATAATTTCACCAGATTTCATTTTTAAAACATAAGATTCTATAATTTTCTTTCTTCTTGATCTAAAATAGGAGCTTCTTACAAATTCCGGATTATGTTCACATAAAGCAATTAATACTCTATAGTCGTTAGAAAAATTATCGTTTTTCTTCAGGTATTCAAAAAAGAATTGATCATCCGTTTTTAATTTATTGACATACTCAACGCTTTCTTTAACAACATTCTCCATTATATCAAGATTTAACGAATTGACCATTTGATAGCTCATTTTTTGATAAGTACCCAGTTTACTTTCGTGTGCAGTTTTTACAACCCCAAACATGCAATTGTTTTCATAAACTTTTTCGCACCAATAATCATAGGTTATATCAAACTTCAACCATTTCAATGCATTGTCTGTTGTAATCAATTCTATATCTTTTACAAAATGCTCCACACCAAACATATCTGTAACTTTTGCTTCATAATATCTTTCACCGAAATAATCTTTAAAAAACTGTTGTATATTTGTATTGAAAGCTGCCATCTTTGTAAAATGATGACGAAGTAGAATATATCCATTTCCCCATTCTGGAAATCTGCTACTGTCAATAAGTGCTTCTCCATCAAATAAAATATTCTTTAATTTATAATCTTCTAAATGTTTGGAAAAGCAACGTTTATTCTCATCAGTTTCGATACTAATTACATTGGTGTTAAAGAATCTATCCACGTCTTTTAGAACTAAAATATTTTTCGGGTTGATTTTTACTCGTCCAACTATTCCACTTGATATGAGGGGGGCGTACGCACTTATTTCTACAACTTTCGCATTTTCTTCCGGTAGTTCAATCCCCATATATAGATAATTCTTGGCAGTTTCATATAAATCATCGCAGATAAAAATACATGAACCTTTTTTTGCTTTTCCTGTACTTCTAAAAAGCATTTTATAATGGATTGTTTCTCTTTTTTTTATTTCTCCATTCCTTTTTCTTAAAATATATTCTACAGAAACGCCATCATTATAAAGCTTTCTTCTCAGTTCATTTTTTGATAAATAATTATATTTTCTTTTGTTTTTTCTTGCGAAGAGCAAGAGTTTATTTATTTTCTCTATCTTATTTCTTGCCTTATCGATTAAATATTTATCATTTCTCACCCGCGCACGCTTATATTCTTTTTGTGCAGAGTTTGCAACTTTTCGCAGATGATTTAATTCCTGTAAATAAGAACGTGATCCGTAGTTGAATTCTAAACAAATAATATCTCTCGTAGATTCATCTTTCCATGTTTTTAATCCATTTTCTTCCAAAAAATCCTTGAATAAACTATTTGGGAACATTGCGTCCTTATATTCATAGTGGTCACGCAATCCTAAGTTGTATTCATATAGGGTGCTTGCTTCAATATTTTTTATTTTTAAACCAAACTCGCTAATTATGAAACACCACCAATCTATTTATAGCTAGATAATAAATTGTATAAATCTTCAACTGTTTGTAGCTTGATATCGTTTCCATCTTTATCTAAGACCGTATCTTCTTTCCATTTTCTACCATAGTCAAGCTCAAAACAGAAATATTCAATCCAATTATCTTTATCATAATCTTTCAACAATAAATGAAGTAAATTCAGCGCTGTTGCAACACAATTAGGTTGATAAATATATCCATCCACTTTATTTTTTTCAAAAAATTTATTGAGCTTATAACTGTATGTGTCAGTAGTTTCGATTTCTTCCATTATCTTCAAAAAATCTTCTTTTTTAATTATATTATCCAATCTATTTCATTCCTCCATACATTCAACATCTTCATTTTCCATCACTTTAATATCTTCTTCAAGCCATTCTAATAAATCTTTCATGCTATAAAAGCAATCTAAATGTGCAGCATTACCATTTATATTTTCCAAATACTCATCTCCATTTTCAATCATTTCTCCACACTTATCACAACGGACATAAGTGTTAATAGGATAGGAGTAGTTGGGACATTTTGGATGACATGGATTTTGCAAACATACTTCACACACTTTCTGGATCTTCCTTATATTTCAAATTGTTCAAAATTTCAAAACCCTTTTCACAGCACAACATATCAAATTCAAAACGATCAATGAATTTATCAATATACCCATTATGTACCATCTGTTCTACAATACGACAAATGTGTTCTCTGATATTTTTCGGTGTGCCAGAAACCAACTGTTCATCGATTCCCTCAAATACCATACCGAATTTTCCATCAATATCATTTCGTTTTAACCACATTTTAAGACTATATTTTCCAATATTCTTTTTAAACATATAATGACATGACACAGAATAATCATTATATTTTTTATCCTTATTAATTTGTTTTAAAGGAACAACAATACCGTATCCTTCATCCTCATATCTAATATTCAAACATTTTCCCATTCTAATTTTCCACCTTTCATTTTTATGTTTCATATAATTTCTTATTTTTTTAGATATAATTATCATCTATATATGTATTCTCTCTAAGACGTAAAACATCTTCGCACACCGAGCATACAATTTTATTTATTAAATACAACTGTTTATTATTTGATACATTCGATAGCATTTCTTTCTGATTGTATTTCCATATATTAATTAATTCATCATCATTACTCCCTAATAGCTCTTCGTACTTTCTACTATACACAATCTCCTGTTCTTTTTCTGTCATGTATTCACTCTACTTTCCGTAACAAATCGTATAAAAGATTCTATTTCTTTTTTATGTTTTTTCTATAATTCTCTAAAGCTTGTTGCATTTTTTTCTTTTGTTCGTCAGATACTATTCTTTTTGGTCTAGTTGGATCTGGTTTCGCACCGGGGTTTATTTTTATCCATTTTAAAGGAAATTTAGCACAAATACTTCCGTCTTGATTTATATGAAAATACTTAAATTCATCTTTCCGTTCTTCATAGATTTTTTTTATTCGATTAATATGTTTTCTATTACTAAACGAAACAGTTGTAAATCTTTCACCTGACAAAAATTCAATGCAATTTTCATTATTATTATCAAAATTTTGTTCTATCAATACAATCACCTCTTATAGCCATTCTTCTTTGTCCAATGAATAGATTGTGCAATACTATTAATTGTATAGTCTGTTGGATGATCTGTACAAAAGCAGGATTCATATAATATGTTCATTGCATATCTATGGAATTCTTCTCTTGATGGAATTTTTAAATTCCCATTATTTGGTATGTAGCTTGTCTGAAGTTTTTGTTTTGTCATAAATTAAATGTATCTCCTTTGTTTTCTTAAATAAATTGTTCATCATTGATCAATCCTTTCTGATAAACTTGGTTAATAGTTACTTGGTTCTATATCTTTATTCTCTATTAAGAATATTTCTTAACAAAAATGGCAATTACTGATACAATAGTAGTTGATGCATCGCTGCAACTCGTAAACAAGCACCACAACTGATATAACATCAGGTACGGAAGGAGCGTGGCATCATTATTCGACAGCTTAGGTTAGTTCTCCAAATAGTGCTTTTTTATATGCGAAAGGAGAACGGATGACGGAAATTATTTTTGTTGGTTCTCCAGTAGTCTTGTTAGTGGTTTTACTTTATTCTCTTGCTAAGCATGGCATTAGTTGCTATACAACACGTAAGAATTTAAAGACGCTAATCGACTCTGGAGTAAAACATGCCGTGGTTGCAGATAACCACATCGAATTTGAACGATAGATTTTGTAAAAGGTACGAAAATGTTTTTGCAAAAATATTGTTCAACACACTATTAACTTGTAACCGGAATAGCAACTAAGCTCTTCTAAATTCCGCTTTTCCGTGATAAATGGATATTACTCAGATATCCATAAAGTGCACTTTTGATTTTGAGAAAAGAGATGTTTGTATTAGGCAAATGTCTCTTTCTCTATTTTTATCCAAATGCTTCAATCAGTAATTGCCAGTAGAAAATGTCTACAATTATATATTCTCTTTTTTTAAGATCTCTTCAACTTTTGTAACTGCAAATATTTCCAGTTACAAATTCCAATCATTCATCATTCTTTCTCTTTGTTTAAATATTTGATCACACCTGGAACATCTTCTTTGTTATATATTTTTTTGTTATAAACCATTTCAAGTTCAGTCAAAATTATATCTCCATATAACTCTTTTTCATTTAGCGCAAAGACATTTCGTGTTGGTATATATTCGCCTTCCACCTTATTGTTCTTCATAAACATATTACTTCTTACATAAAGCATCCCAACATCAACCAATGTAGAAACTGCCTTTTCTATAGTAGTAATAGAAGATATACCGATTCCTTTTTTTATTTGCTGCTTTGATGGGTATGAAATTCGCGGAGTAGAAATTGTGTCTTTAGGAAGATCTATTATGTATTGCTTTATAAATAAATACACACCTGTTAATACAGATTTATTTATCGTAGAATTTACTTTTGTAATACTTTCAAATTCTTCAATACTAAATTGTACAAAACTGTCTTTTGTATAAAATATATTGTTACTCTCAGATAATTGTAGTGAAAACATTTCGTTTGGATTAACTGTAAAAATATCCACACCACAAGTTGCATATTCTTTGTTTATAATTTCAGTTTTTATAATTTCTCTGAAATCAGAATAGATTGATTTGTTATGTGATTTAGTAGAATAACCACATTCATATAAAAGTCGATTGAGAGTAAGAGTGACTTGTCCAAAAGTTTCTAAATGTTTTCGTAAATACATAACAATGAGATAATATTTAAGCCCGGTTATTCCTTTATGGTTTTTGAAATCTTTTTTTGAAAAGCCAACAGTTACATTTTGTTTTTCTCTATTTGGCATAAAAATAATATCGCTAATCTTGAGGTTACCTCCTTTTTGTACCACGATGGGAAAATTCCCCCATAAAAATGATAGGATATGTTAATTTAATGGGAAAATTCCCCCATTGCACCTGTAATTTAATGGGAAAATTCCCCCAAATAATGGGATATAGTAAAAAGCATAAACAATTATATAAAAAAGCATAATAATATAAAAAGGATAATGCATTCACAATTACTTTCGCTTACGCTTAGTAATTGTTCATGCTACATTAATCTGTTTTTCTGTCCACAATTTACATTCTCCATTACTCATAATTTTTTATATTACTTTTCTCTTTTAAAATTTTTTCTTTCTTCAGGTTTTTATGTTTTAATTTAACTCTTGGTTCATATAAGCTGCATTTCTGACAATATCCTCTATGATCAGCAATTCTTCCTTTAGAACAGTTTCCTTTACAAACATAACCCACACATGGTTCAATTCTGTATCTTGACATAAGTATTCTCCTTTATATTTATTTTTGTATTTTGACATAAGCTTTTGTAGATTGATTAGTTGTTTTGAGAGAGATGATTTTATTTTTGTATTTGCGTTTTCTTCTAGGACAGTGGTATATATATTTATTCTCTTATTTGACTTTAGATTATTCATTTTCTTCTGACACAGGATTATCAAAAATCGTTATATGCTTTGTGGATGTAATCGGATCATCTTTAGATACTATCCTGTATTTAATTAGGTTATTGTTTACAATTCCTTCTACCATATCTCTGTATTTCTGTTTGAATTCATATGGATCTAACGGATAACAGGAAGTAAGATTATTTTCATATAAATAATCCGCTTGTATTTGATTTGTGTCTATGTGATAAATATTCTCCATTTCTTTTAAAATATTTTTATATAATTGACCTCGTGTTATATCGAAATAATCTTCTAATAGTTGATATTTAGGCTGCATTTTAGCAAACCAAGGATTATATGGTTTCTTATACGCAGGTTTTTCTTCTACTTGTAGCGGCTCAGATAATTGAGATTCTACTTTTGTAATACGTTCTTCTTGCTTCTCAAGAATGGATACCATTTTATTTAATGTAGAGGATAAGAGAGTGATATCTACTATTTCTTTGTTGCGGTATTTTTCAACGATATCCCATACCCAATCCATGAAGAGATTGGCTTTGGGTTGTCTTGACCAACGGCAAATCTCCATAATTCCTCTTTCTGTATAGTAGACTCTTTCCTGCTCATCAGATTTTGAGGTTGGCTCGTTCTGGAGTCTACCTAACTTTATCTTCATGGATAATGAGTCGAGTCTGTCTTTGTGCTTGCGATGTAAATTCTTGATTGCTGTAGAAGGATTAGAATATTCCAGTGCAGTTCCAATCTGTTCTCTTGTGAGTAGAATGTCATCATTCATATTCCTGTAAAAGTTACATTGCAGCTCACCAAAATTTTCTATTGTAATCAATTTTAAATTTGTCATATGTAAATTCCTTTCTTGTAAATAAATATTTTTTCTTTTTATATTAGATAGTGGAGATATTTATATATTCTCTTTTGAATGGATAAACTTTTGTAAATAAAAAAAGATAAACGATTTTTCGTCTATCTTTTTATTCTTTCTTTATGATCAGTTTTTCTATAAAATTATGGCAATAACCAGTTGCTTTCCGGTTTAGCAATCAATCTTGCATTATTATATGCCATCTCCATCGTTAAGCATGTATGTCCTTGATAGAAGTTTCCGGATTGATTTTTGGTTACAACTAATGCTAAATCTGGAATATCTGAATCTACTAAACATAATGGCAGTAGTAATTGTATTTTTCCATTAAAATATTGAGGTATAGCGATTTTATAATTTGCAGTTACTTTCTTTTTCATGATCTCTATAGCACCGCTGAAGATATGGTGTAAATTTTTTGCATTTTTGATTGAATCAGGAATTCTTGCAATATTATTTTCATCTTCTAAAATATGTTTATAATGAACATTAATTTTGCAGCTTGCATCAAAAATCAACAGATTTGGATTTTGGAAATAATTTGCTCTTTCTGGCAATTCGGTAATTCCTAAATTCCCTAATTCATATTCTGTTGCAAATTGTTTAAAAAACCATTCTTGATCACTTGTGCCTGTATTCTTTTCAGCATAAATGTAAATAGGTTCATAATAAGAAGTGAATAACCCTGTATTCATAAGACAGTAGTTATCTGTTGTAATAACTTTATTTTCTTCTTCCAGTTTCTTAGCAGTATACCTTAGATAATTTTTCAGAATAAGATTGTTTGTTTTTCCATGAAAATTCCAGTTTTCATCTGTCATATTAGCAAGAGTTTGAATTTTTGCATCATAATCTCCCCATATCATAAAATCATATAATTCACTCACGACATCATTCTCCTTTTCTTGTGATGAGATTATTGTATCATAATTTATATTGTAAAAACTGTCCTCTGCGGATTTTATGTCAACAATGTTATATCCGAAATATTTTGGGTCTTTATGTAATTTAATTCCCATAATTTTTAATACTTTTTCAATAGACTCTGACCAAATTTGAAGATTTCTTCTATATGGTATCCCAGCTTCTTTTTTTTTCAATCGTTATATCATACTTTTTAAACATAAATTTTATCTCCTTTGTATTTATTAGATTCCTGTTTGTATATTCTCTTTTTTAAAAAAATTAGTTAAAAAAGGAAGTGATAATATTGTAAAATGATTTATCTGTTTTAATGTAAAAGTATCCCCGGTACTGATATGTTGAGTTTTCTTTAAAATAGAAAAGAATTTGATACCGATTTTTAATTCTGTGCAGCTAAATGATAAATTGATAGGTTAGAAACAAAAATTGATTTTTAATACTATTTTTATTTATATTTGAAAGAGATTGAAATTTTATGATATTATAGACGTAGAAATTATTTTTGCAAGTGACAGATATGGTAAAGAGACAAGATGGAGGAAGGGCAATGAATCTTCATGATAGATTAAATGCAGTTACAAAAACAAAAGAAGAAGTCAGAGATGCGGAATATAAGAAAGGTTATGAGGAATCTTATAAATGGGTTGGATACTTTATAAAAGAAATTCAAGATCAACTTATGGATAAAGCAAAACATGGAGAATATACTGAACTTGTAAATGGAAAAAAATATATAGAACTTAATTATTTTAATATATCCATGAAGTATGCATTAGGAGTGGAATTTGAAAAGTTTCGCGTAATAAGCGAGGATGGTAGAAGTGAAAAGATTTTTGCAAAATATTATGTAAAGGATCAAGGCAACTATGATGGGTTTATGAAAAGAATATTTGAATTTTCTCAAGAAGAAGATGTGTCATGTAAAATTGTGTGCCAATATTGTAACGATAAAGAAATGCATGATTTTAATCCAGTTACCGGATTTGAAATTCCATGTAGTAATAATGATGAAGGAAGCATAATCACATTTTACATTCAATGCAGAGTTACATATTAGGATATGCAATAAATTAAATATAGGTGTGGTGCTGGGATAGGCTTATGCTTTTAGGACTGCTGTTTTGTGATTCATGATTGTAGTATGTGAATTGCAAAACGGTGGTTCTTTTTTGTTGGGGTGTGATAATGATATAATTTTGGATTGTAAAAAATGGTATGCTCGATGTAATTTTCGGTAAGTTGGATTATTGATGCTTGGATAATGCTTGTAAGGTAGGTGTTTTAGTGGAATGAGATTAGAATGCGGTGATTATGAAATTAGTGATTTTGGGTTGTTAATGAAAATAAAATGGGTGAAGTTCGGCTTGAGCACTGGTTTTATAGGAGATTTGGTGGAGTTTTGATAGTGAAAATGGTAGTTTTTGATATAAAAATAATTGTCTGAATATTTGTTGCTTAAAGATGCAGGCTTAATTTTAAGTGAAGTAGGGTGGTAGCGTGTTAGGTTTGTCGAAAGCGAAACCGAAAAGATTTTGAAGGGGGATAGAAATTGTGTGAGAATTTGATACAATTTGTGTCGGTGGATTATCGGTGAGATGAAAATTTTTCGTGGTGCGGATGTGGAACACATAAGGGCTTTATGGGTGAAATATGGATCTTAAAAAATGTAAAGCACCCCCCTATAAAACAGATAAAGCCTAACTTTTAAGGCAAAAAAACGGACACTATTATTGTAATAATAGGGTATGTTTTACAGTTGTAGCGGATTGTATTGCATCAAATTTCCGCCTGCTTCCGGGGATTAAAGTGTTTGAATTGTTTTTAATTTGTTTTTGATTTGTTAAATATAGACGTTATGTGGATTTATACTAACCATTAAACGATTGCTTGACGATTAAATATCGTTTAAATGTTCGCCTCAAACCGTACAGTAGATGTACACTTTGAAAAGTTATCCACATAATGTGGATAACTGCACCTTACACTGTGTATAACTCCCACTTAGCACATAAAATCCCACCAAAAATACACCACATTCCCCACTTTGCACTCAAAATCACACCAAAAACAATAATAAACCTCCACTTTCGCATAATAGCAGATATGATTCTAATTCTTCATCTACATATAGTTATTTACATATAATTAATACAACTACCTACAGCTATATCACCCACACCTATACTGATCTGCTGCTGATTTACTTCCGGTTTATTCCTGATCCATTATTCCTGATTTATTATTCCTGATTATCACGCTTTACAAAGTCTATATACAAGTCATATCCTAAAGCATCTAACCAACTTGACAACTCGTTCAATCCTATACGTTCATTATTAAATTTATTGTTTAATTGTTGCGGTATCATACCGCAGTTATTAGCAACGCTTGTCATTGTTCTTTTTTCAGATACAACCGTTTTTTTAAACTCAATTTTTACTTGCTCATTATTATCATATTTAAACATATTTTATATACCTCTTTCCTTTATTATATGTATATATTCATTCTCTTGTTGTCTAAACCATTTATATAGTAATAGTATATCTTATTATCGTTTAAAAATAAATAATAAAAATATAAAAAATATATTGACTTTTAAACGATTATAATTTATAATCATAAACAAGTCAAACGACTATCGTTTATATCTAAACTATAAATGTAAAAAAGTAAACGATAAAAATTTAAAAAAGCTATTGACTTTTAAACGACTATCGTTTATAATAAAGACAAGTTAAAAAACAAACGGCATACAGATAACAAACGAGATTGATAACAAGATGACAACTGTTAAAACTTATCTTACACATTGTACCTTGATAATTTAATAAGGCTTTACACCTATCATAATACATATTATAATATAGGTAATAATAAACCATAATATTATAATAAAAAGGATGTGAAAGGATGATTACAACTGAAATGACTGAAAAAGAGATGAAAACAGTTAAAATGTCAACTTTGTATGAATTAAGATTATTATTTGCACAGGGCGAAAAAGAAGAGTATAGCAAACAAGAAATTGTTGAACTTCTTGACAAAATAGCGACAGCAAAAGAGCAGGAGTAACAAGTTAAAAAGGGTGTAAGGTCTTATTAAATTATTAAGGTCTTGCACCTTGTAAATTTTATAGTTGCCTATGCTTTTTGCTTTTGTTAGTAGAAATGAGGTAAAAATAATATGACTATTAAACAAAAAGTAGTTAGTGCTTGTTTGCAAATAGGTATAAGCCAAACAGAGTTAGCACATCGATTGGGCATGAGTCAACAAAACTTTTCCAAACGGTTAAAAGTTGGCAAGTTTTCAGATTCAGAGTTACAAGACATCGCTAATGCGTTAGGATGTAAATATCATTCCTATTTTGAATTTTCAGACGGCACAAAAATAGAGTAAAGCATATTATAACGATATGCTTTTTCTATAAAACATAGTAACAACTAAAAAGTTTAAAAAACAATAAAAAAGTATTGACACAACCGAAAAGTTGTTGTATAATAAAGACAAGTTAAAGAGATGCAACAAAAAACAAAAGCTAATGCAGGCAGACTTGACAAGTCGAGACGGTCGCAACCCCGTGAAAATGCAGAGCGGCTTTTACTAAAACGAAAACTAACCTGTGATGAGGCAGGCACACCGCAAACCTTACATATTACATATACAGCGGTACGGGTAAACATTTAAAAATATCTTATCAAAACAAACTTTAAAAGATTAAAAATATGCTTGACAAGCATATAAATACATGATAAGATATAAACATCAAAAGGAGGTACACGAAATGCGAAAGCAATTTACGACCTCGATTGATACTAATATATCGGACAATTTCAAAAAGACTTGCGAAAGTTATAACTTGAAAATGAATGTTGTTCTTGAAGCATTTATGCAACAATTTACGGATCAACAATTCAAAGTTGAAATTGGAAAGTCTGGTATAAAATTGAAGATTGAGGACTAAAAAAGAAAAAGTCCCCATTCTCAGCAAAAACTAAAAATAGGGACGATTTCAGAAGTGATATCATTAAAATGATAAACTTCTAGCCTCAACAACTAGAGTTTATATCATTTCTGAGCAACTGTCAACTCTGACAGTGAAATTTCCTTATTTTATTACCGGCTTGTAAATGGTTCAGGCTACTAACTTACAAAAAACTAAGCGGTTACACTTCCCGAAAAAGTGAAAACTACTCGAATATAATAAAACTGTATAAAGGATCACTGCCGTGTCAGGGGGTCATAATAAAACAGATAATAAAAATGTTTGTGTAGTCGGTAAAAAGTTGTTATTACCGTAAAAACATACAACGGCAGCACGCTAATGAAGTAGTACAGATAAATATACATTTGCACTGTATAAAAGCAAAGTAGCACATATTGAATAGTTGATAGTTTCCGGTTCTCTGTAGAAACTGGCGTAAATAAAGCAAGACGTTACGCTTTGAAAAGTATAACTTTTCTATATCGGGTCGCATGATAGTTGTTATATCATAGCGTTTGACTTTTCCGCCGGAATTGACACGGCAATGAACACGGAAAAGGATGTTAGAAGTATAAACAACTTGAAAAACAATCAAAAGTAACAAACACTTGCGGATGCAAACTGATAATTGACGATTGACAATAACCACGGCACAAACCGGACATAAAACAATCTATTGCAATGATCAAAGTAGCGTGACAGAAGCAAGGGACATTACATCCAAAAAGGATAGTCTGAAAATTTGAAAAATGCTAGACTGGCGATCTGATTAGAAAAGTAGTATTTTAAACCGAAAACGGCGGTTAGCAGTGATATACAGTTTAAGACTAACCGCAAACATGATGCTAGCGTTCTGAAGCCTTCCCGCGGCGGTATCGTTTCAACTAATTTTATCAGAACACAAAAAAATACGGCTCTATCTGCAAAATAGAACCGTATCATAGAAGGGGGGGTGATATTATGACTCCAGTGTCCGCTTATGAGTTTTTCCGACGCAACGGAAGAATTTACATCAACGGCAATCTGATAGAATTCATTTCTTATGAAGACTATTTAGATTATTTGAGCTAATTTCCCCTTGTGGAACGTTTAGAACGTCCTATACATCAACATACATATTATAGGACTATTTCTATCAATCTGTCAAGTCTAGCAGAACGTTCCACATAAAAAACGCACCTTGAAAAATATTAATAATGAAAATAGTTGAACCGATTGTATATATGAGGTCTACCAGTTGAAATTATGAGGGCTGCCCATGCGGTTATAAGTGCATATATTAATTTTTAGGGTTATAAGTGAACTATACGATATACAGGAGATAGGCAAAGATAATTATTAATCATCTGACATCGGAGTAGCGTGATAGTCTCCATTATCAAAAAACGTATGAGGTCTATATTTCCCTCATAACCACCTGAAAAATTGGGGCTAATAGAAAAAAGAAATATTTTCTGTAATGTGCCTATGTATTGTTACAAGTCGATAATGAGAGAATACAGAGTACAGAAAGGGAGAAATAAAAAATGTTTAGAAATGAATTGGCAAAAGAGATTGAAAAAATCGAGAGAAAAATTAAAGAGTTGGAAAACAAGTTGGATTTTGTATTTTCTAATTCTGAACCAGACGATGACGGCGCAATGGAAACTGTTATGCTTTTATCAGAAAACATCGTATTTTTAAAGGAGAAAGAAAAGAAATTAAAAGAAACTTTAAGGAGTTTATCCTGATAAAATGGGCGGTGCAGCCTGTGAAGAATTCTATGGAAAATCTACTTTGTGGTGAATGAATTTATTATAATATTGCACGGTTTCTGAAAATCTGCTATATTATAGGAAGAAATATATAGGAGGTGGCGGAAATAACACTACAACAGAAAATAAAAATAGCTTGCATCGAAGCTGATATCTCTCTTACTGAACTCGGTTCAAAAATGGGGATGAGTCAAGCATCAATTTCAAAAAGAGTTAAAACTGGGAAATTTACACAAGAAGAACTCGAAACGATGGCGGAAATTATGGGGTGTAAATATGAATCCGCTTTTGTGTTTCCGAATGGAAATAGAATAGGATAAAAAGACATTGTACATTAGTATAGTGTCTTTTTTATTGTTCTCAAACATTCCGAAAACGTAAAGTAAATTACGAAAACGTGTTGACATTCCAAAAATGTTATGGTATAGTGATAATAACGAAAACGGAATAATAAATCTATTTTCGTAATGCACCTTGACAACTTAGAAAGATAGCATCTTGAAATGCTGACGTGATAGGGTTGAAATACTCTTGGCTATCTGCGTGCAGAATCCTTGAAAAACAGGTAAGAAGATAGTCATTTGCTTTAACGTGCTAACATTTCGTCACAAGTCGGAAGTGAAAGAAAACGGAGTGAAGCAAATAGAGAATATATATAAGGAGAGAGGAAATAAAAATGACAATAGACATTTATTTATCAAGCTTATCAGAATACACCAATGGAAACGACAACGGAGAATGGCTGACGCTTCCAATGAGTAACGAAGAACTCACTGACAAATTTAACGGAATTGTTGGGAAGGGAAAGGAGTGGATTATTTTAGATAGTTCTGAACCATCGTTGGTATCTGAATATGAGGATGTTTTTTCTTTGAATGACTTCTTGTTAGAAGTAAGTAAAGAATTTCAAAGAGAAGAAATCTCAATCCTTTCAAAAGTTGTAGATACGTTGGAAGATTTAAAAGAATTGTTTGAGTCAGGCAACTATACAGTCATCAACGCTGATGAAGTTTCTGACGGTTGGACGATAACATGCGGGGATGAATGCTGGGGAATGGTTTTAAATGAATGCGGATACAATAACTTATTTTCTCAGCCAATACCGGAAGAAATGATTGATTATATTAATTTTGAGCAAGTGTGGCGCGATTTATCCATTAATGACGGATGGCAGAGCGTAACAGTGAATGACGTTACTTATTTAGTAACGACTAAATTTTAAAGAAATAACAGAAAAGAAAGGGTTAAAATATGAAACCTGTTGAAAAGGAGGAAATATAAAAATGAAAAAATTAACAGTAGCAGAGAGAAGAGAAAGAGAATTAAGATTCGCAGCAGAAAGATATAGTATCCCTTATGATAAATTAAAGCATTTAATGAACAGATTTTATAGGTTGAATGGAGCATTGGAAAGATTATCTTACCTTGAAAATGACGCAAGAACTTGTAATAGAAGAAGCACAAAAGAGCTTTCAGAAAGCATAGACAGAAGAAGTGATAGATTGAATGCTGATTTAGAAAAATATGGGTTGTGTCTGGATTATTTTGGGCATCTTGCAACAATTTGTGAAAAGGGAACTACAAGAACAGCGATAGAAGCTATTTATTATGAATAAAAGAAAAGAAACGGGAGAGAAAACACTATGAATAATTGGTTATATACATACACATTAGAAGGAAAATGTTATGACGCTGACCGCACAGAATACGAAATGGTTTTAATGTCTCGGTGGTCAGATAGAAAGGAAAAAGCAAAAGAATTAGAACGGAAATGTTTTTATATTGCAGGAACACAGCAGCAAATTAGAAAACTATTAAAAACAGAATTAGAAGTTAGAAACTTGTTTTACAATCAAAATTACGCAAGATTTGGAATAATCGAAAAACTGGAAGCGAAACGTATTTATGAATAGGGGGGGAACAAAATGCAATTAATCACACTTACGGAAATTGCAAATTTGCATAATGCCGTGTTATTTCCATATCAAGTGGAGGAACTGGCTTGTAATAAGCATATAGCAGAAGTTGACTGCATCGGAAAAGTCTATAATAATTGTGTGGGTTTTTTATTCACTCTCGTAAATGGTCAAAGGATCAAAGTGTTTGAAAAACTAATGAATAAAACAGGAGATGCAAAAATATGAAGAAAATTAAAAGACGTCATATTATGATATGTATGCTCGTTATGTTATATGTGTTTGTGCTTGGAAGAACTTTTTATATAATCTCTCATTGTGGAGAAATTAGACAAGCACATGAAAAAGAAATACTTGAAGAATGTTTGAAGTATATAAACTACTGGGAAGTTACAAATGACGGCTTGAATATATACGATCAGTACGGCAATAAATACGAATGGAGATGATAGGAAATGTATAGAGTAATTGCAAAATTTGAAGATTATGATGTCGTGGAACATGTGAAAATGGAAGAATACAAACAGGCGCAAAGAGAGAGAAAACGGCGGCAACAGAAACAGGATCGCGAAAATACAGTAGGAGCATATGTAGGATGTGTCTTTATGGTCGTGTGGGTTTTTGCGATGTGGTTGAGTTATTTATATTAAAAAGTAATATAGTCAGTTAGAAGGCATTAGCGAAAATAGTCGTTAGTGCCTTTTATAGTGCCTATATGGTGCGATGTTACATATTAAAAAGAGAATAAGAAAGAAGAGGAAAAGAATATGATGGAGAAGAAAAATTTTAAGGGAATTAACGAATTAAACGCATTAAAAGGGGAAGTAACACCGTTAGAGTTAGAAAACGTATTAAACAGTATCAGACTACAGAATGATTTTGTCGAAATTGTAGAACGAAAAATAGTAGAAGAAAAAATTGAAGAGGCAAAGAAAAAATTGAGTGTTGGCGAAAAAGCAATCGTGAGCATTAATCCGCTTTTGGTTCATGTTCCGTATTGGCAGCGTGACTTGAAAATTAGAAGAACTAATGCTATTGGAAATGCATTTGATCCGTACAAATGGGAACTGCCGAAACTCATGCATAAGGATGGAAAATTTTACATAGTAGATGGCAATCACAGAACAGTCGGAGCTATAAAGGCGGGGCTTCTGGCAATCCAGTATGAAATTATCGTTGGTGAAACAGAATATAAGTCAATGGAACTATTTCTTGAACAGGGGCAGGACAGGGGTAGAATGACACCAAAAGATACATACAATGCGGCTTTGTTTGCCGGTATACCGGAGTATGTCAAGTTAAAAGAAATCTGTAACAAGAACCATGTGGCAGTAAAGGGAGATCGTAAACCTGTAGAAAATCCGATTGGATATCTTACGCCAATTCTTGACGGTGTAAAGATGGCAAAATCAAACCCACAGTTATTAGATAGAATCCTTTATCTGATTGGTGAGTTGAAATGGAACGCTGGAAAGAGTGCAAAGGAAGGGAAGGCATATTCCGCTAAAGTCATTAGAAATCTTAAGAACCTGTACGCATATTATGCAGGAAGAGAGACAGAGATGGAAAACGTACTGCTTAATAATTGTAAAGGCAGTCAATACTTTAACGATAATCTCGATGAGAAGTGGCAAGATACAATGTTTGACTTTCTTAATGGAATTATTGAACAGAATATCAATATCCCAACAGTTTCCGCAAAGTCTACGCCAAAGACACGGAAAACTAAAACAGCATAACACACATCAAATGATCAATTTATATACATACGTTCCGCATGTGTCACAGCTTGCGGAATGATTTTAAATTATAGCGTCTATTATTTTAAAAGGAGGAATTTATCATGCATGAAGGATTTTTTGGATGGAGTTTAGAGAATGTCGGAAAAGGAATTGTAGAAACAAAATATATTATCGAATCTATTACAGACGAGAAAATATGGAATAAGTTTCTGAGAACAGAAAATTTAGAGCTATATACAAGAAAAGAATATGACAACATAGAGAATGCACTGGAATATTATCTATGTTGGTATGTCAATGATAGTTGCTATGACATTAAAATGTGGGAACAGATCTTGGTTAATGGTGAAGTGGTTCTGGAACAGATGATTGAGCCAAAGTCAACTTGTAAATCAGTTATGAGGCATTCTATTGATCGGGAAATGAAGGACAGAATGAAACAGGCAGAGAGTAAAGCAGAGGAACTAGAACGATCTAACGAGTTGTATAAAGGTTTTCTTAAAGCAATGGGAAAGCAGTTTGAAGAAATGTTCGAGGAATATTGTAAAAATGAAACCAGGAAATAATGATTTTATCAGGAGAGAAATAGTTATGAGAATTACTATATATAAAATAGAACTAAACAATGATTTACATACAAAATTAGTAAAAGAAAAAGCATATAACCATGATGTTAAAAATTTGAATAATCCATCTTCTATTGTACAGGTTATGAATGATGTTTTTCACATGAACAAATTGTCGGAAGAATATCTATATACGATAGCATTAAATAGAAAATTAAAACCAATTGGATTTTTTGAAATTTCGCATGGAACATCAGATTGTAGTTTATGCAATCCAAGAGAAATTTTTAATAGATTGTTGCTATGTGGTGCTAACTCATTTGTATTATTACATAATCATCCAAGCGGTGATACATCTCCTAGTAAAGAAGATATTGCGGTATTTAAAAGAATAAAGCAATGCAGTGAATTATTAGGCATTAACTTTTTGGACAATATTATTGTTGGGGATAATTATTACAGTTTTATAGAAAATAATTATCAGTAAATAGAAAATAAAAAGATAATTTCAAAAAGACTAAGTTAAACTTAGGGTGTTAAGAGGAAATAAATAGTAAAAAGAAATATGTACAACAACAAAAAATCTAGTTGACAATCATATTTATATATGATAATATGATTGTATCAAAAGGAGGTCAAAAGATGGCAAAAAGAACTTTTGGAACCTCTATTGATGAAAAAGTAATACAGGATTTTAAAGTTGCTTGTGCTAAAAACAATATTCCTATGAATACGGTAATGGAGATATTTATGAAAGCATACGCAGAAGGTAGATTTAAAACAGAAATCCAGTATGAAAGTCAATCAGAGGAAAAATAAAAATAGCGGTTCCATCCGACCAAGAACAGAAACCGCTATCCACCCACTTGAAAACAAGTCTCAAGTATATTATATATTATCGTACTTTTCTGACTATTTCAAGTCAATTTTTCCAAAGAATAAATTGAACCTTGATAATTAAATAACCTTTACTAATGAGGTACTAGAAATAGAAGCTCAAATAAGCGGAAAACGTCTAAAGGCTGAATAGTGTATAGGTTGGCGTAAATTTAAAAAGAAAGGTTCGATAAAATGAAAAATGCAATGAAACAAAAATCAGAAATGAAGTTATTTCAAAATGATAACTTTGGAACTATTAGAACAGTTATTCTTGATGGAGAGCCGTGGTTTGTAGCGAAAGATGTTTGTGATATTCTTGGAACAACTAATCCAACTATGGCAATGGATGGGTTAGAACCATTTGAACGGACTAAGTTTAACTTAGGTCGTCAGGGCGAAGCTAATATCATTAGTGAAAGCGGTTTTTATACTTTGGTATTGCGTAGTAGGAAACCTATTGCAAAACCGTTTAGAATTTGGGTAACATCAGAAGTTCTTCCGGCAATTAGAAAAACTGGAAAATATATTGCTCCATCTAAAAATAAAGTTGAATCTATGTTGTCAGATATGAACTGTAATATGAAGATTGTATATGCACAGATCAACAATATTGAGGAAATGATTGGAGAACAAAATTTCATGTTGGAAAGAGTTGTGGATAATATGACACTTTCTACTAGGCAACAACAACAGATATATAAAGCAGCAAAAGACAGAATCAACCATCTTCTAAATGGGGCGCATTCAAAAGAGTATAAGGAAAATTCTAAAAGTTATTTTATTAATCTTTGGAACAATATGAAAAGTAAATTCGGATGCGGAAGCAGTTATAAAGATCTGAATCCGATTTATTTTGAAGATGCGATTAAGTTTATTTCTTCGTGGAAATATGAAGAAAACTAAATAGTTGTACATATTCAAGGCTTGCACTTTTAAATGGTGTGAGCCTTTTTAAAAAGAGAATAAAATATAAATGGAGGTAGGCAGTATGAAATTTCATTTATTTTGGATTGATAAAAACCGGAAGAAAAACGGTAGGACTGCAAATAACTATAATCTTATTGTAGATATGGATAACAAAACATATAAACAGTTTGTAAATCCTTTTTATGGTTATGATAGAACAGAGGATATAGAAGTTAAAAGGAAATCTGATATTGTAGATTATGTGGAGTATCTTAAACTAAATGGATTTAAGGAGGTAGAAAGCATATGAGGAAAGTAATTTTTAAAATTGATGATATAGAGTGGTTTAGAAGATTTTATGAAGTACCAGAGGAGGATTTTAAGAAAGTTTTTGAAGGAAAAGAATCGTTTAAGGTGATTTTTACACTTTATGGCAATGGGAAAACTGTTGATAGACATGAATTAACAGATTTTAACGGAAATAAAAAGAATATAAATGATTTAAACGGATATGAAAAGGGTGTAATTTTAAACGATTGTTATGCTTATTTTGAAGGGCGTAAATATCACAGTGAAGCAAGAATACCGGGCGGTATGATTGAGGTTATAGAAGAAATAGACGGAAAACAAGTTAAAAAATGGGAAATGCCGGAAAAGTTTTGGACAAATAAAAGTACGATTTTGTAAGGGGGTGTAGATTGTGATTAAATTTAAAAATACAACAGAAAAAGAATCTTTTAAAAATATGATTGAATTTCAAGGTTTAAAAATAAAACCTATTCAAGCATTATATGATAATCAAAAACAATGGAATATTACAGACAGTTTTGGAAATGAATGGAATGTCGTGTTTACAGGAAATGTTGACGAGTTATATATATACAATGTTCCACATTTTGGTTGTGATAAGCCATTCAGAGTTGATTTTATTATGAACGGAAACAATGTAGAAATACATAGAGCGTTGAAGAATGGAAGAAATATTGTATCAGAAAGATTGTTAAAACAGTTTTCACAATTAATTTTAATGATAAATAGTTTTTACATATTCGGATATATGAAGTAATACATAGGAGTGAATAGAAATGAATATGAGAGCAGAAAGAATTTTTTATATGGAGGGAAATATTCATGGAAGAATTAAAAACTAAATTAAGACAATATCAAGAAAATTCTTATTATGATGATTCTGATATTGCAGAAAAACTAATTGAATTATCTAATTTAGAATTAACGAATGATATTAAAGTTGAATTAGAAAATGCAATAAATTATTTAAACATGGTGGCACGGAACGAATATAATGATGATCAATTCAGAGTATTATACAATGTGCTGCTTGTGATTACTGGATTAGAGGTGTTTTAAAAATATGAAAGAAAATATGGATATTAAGCAAAACAAAGACGAAGAATTGTCATTTGTTGATGATAAAGAAAAAATGCGAGATTTCAAAGAATTAACTAAAGAGGAATTCTTATTTTCATATTCCTATTTGACTGAAGAAGAATATGATGCAACTATGAGATGCTTAAAACGTAGAGATAATACAATGAATCTTGGAAAATTTTAGAAATGTATGACAATGAAGAATCGGGTTCTGACGGAGTACAGCACGATTATTTGGCGGATTATATTCCGAGAGAGATCGTATAGGGAGGAAATGAAGATGGCAAAATTTTTAGTAGATTATTACGAAACATATGGTAAATCTTACGAAGTAGAAGCGAGCAGCAAAGAAGAAGCGGAAGAAATTGTAAAGAATGATATTATCGAAGGTAGAAGATCAACGCCAGAAAATTGTATGGATTCATGGTGCGAAATAAATGAAATGGAGAAATTTTTATGTTAGATTATACAAAAATTACATTTAATGAGATTGATGATACAGAAATGCCTATACAAGTATTTTATAATTATGATGTAACACAGACAGAAATAGAAGAACTTGTAGAACAATATGCAGAAGAAAACGAAGTTCCTAGAGGAATGTGTTTGTGTGGAATTGAATTAGTATTAAACATCTATTCAAAAAATGATTTTAAGTTAGAAGCTGTTTGCAGCAATGATAATGGAGAACAATTTTGGTTTGAACTAGATAAACAGTTTAGAAATGTAGATGAGTTTGTTCAGTTGATACCTGACGAAAACAACATTTATTAAACGCTTTTGAGATTGTCGTTATATAAAATAAAGTCAGGATTTTATAAAAAAGAATATAAAACAAGAAAGTTTAAATAAGGTGATTTTTGTGAAGAGATTAAATGTAACAGTACAGTGCATGGCGGTTTATAACAGTAGCATTGAAGTACCAGATGGCATGGCATTAGAAGAAGCAGTTGACTACGCAAAAGATCATTTAGATGAAATCCCTTGTGGAGAGTTGGAATATATTTCAGATAGTGATGAACTTGACGAAGAAAATTGCGACTTTGAAGAATAGCTTTTGAAATTGGAATTTTATTGTGTGAAAAATGTGTATTAAAATATTGACAATACACAAAAAGTGTGTATAATGTATATTACAAGGAGGCACACTATTATATGAAACAACGTGATTTGATAAAGAAACTTGAAAAAGGTGGATTTGTCTTTGAACGTCATGGAAGTGACCATGATATTTATGTTAGAGGAAGCGAAAGAGAATCAGTTCCTAGACATACAGAAGTCAATGAAACTTTAGCAAAGGCAATTTTACGGAGAAGAGGGTTATTATAATCCTCTAATCTCTGTGTAATATAGAATGGAGGGATTAAAGTGAAAGCAGTATATCCAGTGTTATTCACAAAAACTGACACAGATGTATTAGTAGAAGTTCCAGATTTGGAAATCTTAACAGAAGGAAAAGATATGAACAATGCCATTGAAATGGCAAGAGATGCAATCGAGTTGACTTGTGTTAGCATGGAAGATGATGAAAAAGAAGTTCCAGTTCCGTCAGAAATGTTAGACGTTAATAGTGGAACGTTTTCAAATGATGGAACAACAATAGTTTCTTTTGTGGATATTGATTCTTCAGAATATCGAAGAAAAATTGATACAAAGGTTGTTAGAAAAAATGTTTCGCTGCCTAGTTGGTTAAACTATGAAGCGGATAAAGCAGGAATCAACGTTTCAAGAGTGTTGCAAGAAGCGTTGGTTAATGTGTTAGGTGTGTCAAGAACTATTTAAAAGTAGAATAAAATAGAGAATTATGAAAAGCATTCGGAGAATATATCTTTGGATGCTTTTTTAGTACAAAGAAAGGAGGACAATTTTATGAGCAAAGAAGAATTTTTGAACTACATAATTGATTTTGCAGTAGATACATTATGGGATGATCTGAAAAGAAGAGAGCAGCTAAGAGCATTAATTACTTCATGGTGTTTTATTTTTGGTATAGATGCAGATACAAAGGAATGTGATGATGTTTTAGAAGTTATTTATAGAAAAGTTTTAATGGAACCGGTAATTGACTTTGATGAACTTGAAAAATATATGGTTGAGTTAATTGTTTAAAGGAGAGGTGAGAAGTTTGAAACGAAATATAAATGGAATGATAACAAATAATTATAGTGGTGGAATTAATGTTGGCAGCTATGATTTTTCTGATTTTATGTATGATTTTGCCAATGATGTAGGTTTTGCAAAACATCATAATAAAGGACTTGGCGGAAAGAAAGCATTTATTGAAAATTGCAACATTAGAATGTATTTCACTGACAAAGAATGCGACCTTGACGAAGCGGAAATAGCTTTGCTTATGAAACTTGAAGTAAAAGGTTATTTTAAAAATCATGAGAAAAAGGAAGTATTTGAAGGAAAATTTGATTTAGAAACAAATTTGATAGGATATAGCGAGTTTACTATTACAGGGTATGATGTAAAGGAATGTACTATTGGCGGACATAACTTAATAAACATTCTTTGCGATCATATTGGAAAATATGTAAATATTGTTGTTGAAGCAGAAGAAATGTAGAAGAAACTCGTGTTTCAGGATAAGAAGGGAATGTAGATAGTATGAATTATAGATATAATTGTGGAGATGAAGTAATAAGAGTTGGTGTGTGGAATGATGATTTTCATACAACAGTAATAGTAACAGATAACAAGACAAACAAAGCATATATTAGAAGCATTCACGAAGATGAAAATGGAACTTTTTTCACTTGGAATAAGAACAAAATTTATCTTGATAATTGGATCAGAACTTCTATGAAAGAGTTAAAAGAGAAGGTTGATAGGAAAGAGTGGATCACCTCAGACGATTTGTGCCAAGCTATTCTTTCAGATGGTGTTGACAATGTAAGATTTATCATTCCTTTGTATACTGTATCGGCAAGAGGATTTGAAACATCTTTGAAAACAAAAGATACAGTATGTAAGATTGAGGAAAGATATAATCGAGAAGTAAAAAACAATTACAAATTGACAGTTGTACCAGTCAATCCAGATGCAACAGTTGCAAATAGGGTGGATTACTATACTGAGGATATGGCTTCTTTAATTAGAGAAGGACGTATCAAAATTATATAAACAAAGCTATATCAAGTGACTGGGGGGTATTTACAAATTAAATGAAGAAGAAGCAAAGAAATATGGTGGTAACTTTGCATTATTTCAGGGTATATTTTGTGATTTTGCTATTAGGGAAATGGAGGAAATGATTATGTTTGAAATGGATGATGATTATATTAAAGAAGTAAACGCTAATTACTGGGTAGAAGAAGAGGAAATGAAAACAGGTGTACATCCGTCACAAATTATAGAAAGAATACAAAAAGTATTAGACGAGTCAGGTGTTAAAAAGAAAATCACATTTATGGATTACAGTGGATTTTCAGGAACAAGAGTTGGTGTATTTGTAGATAAAGAGTTTTATGGAGTGTTTGACTATATTGAAAATGTATTTGAAAGTACATCAGAAAGTAGAGTTAATGAAAAATAAGGAGATAACAATGATGGGATATGTAGGAGATGCGGAAAAAGACTTATGTATTCAACGAGCTTTTTGTATTATGAGGAATAGAAAGTATGATATACAGTTAAAAGATTGGTATGTGGTGTTAAGCTATATTGTCAGGAAACGAGGCGAAGAAGCTTTGTATGAATACGCAAAAACGATTGACTTGTGAGACGCGAAGAATGTGAAAGCGAGAATTTACAGTGGTATGACGTAAATAAACCGGAGTAGGATGTTAAAGAACTGAAAAAATCAGGATTTATTATAATTGAAAAGTAAATACTAGGAGGAGTTACAATGAAAGCAGTTAATATTAAATGGGATACAGATGGAGATTTAGAATTATTACGAGACTTGCCCAAAGAGATAGAAATACCAGAATATCTTATTGACGAAGATACAGACATAGATGAATATGAAGAAGAAATTGCTGATTATATTTCGGAAGTTACTGGATATTGTCACTTTGGATTTGACTTGGAGTAATGCGTAGGGATATAACAGAGAATTTTATAGTGCAGATAAGAAAATTTGGAGAAGATAGTATAAGAGCTAACGTTATTTAAAAGGGAGAAAATGTCAATGTCGAAAAAAACAATTACAATAGCAGATATTTTAAATAGAATCAGGAATATAAAATATGTGATGATGCACAAGGATGGTGGAACAAAATATTTGTCATTAAATGAATTAACAAATGACGATAAAAAATTAGAAATTAATTGGTTTGAAGTGACAATGTTTCAGGGACAAAAATGTATTGAGTTTAATTTAAAGAGTTTGAATAATAAATTAAGAGTATGGTGGATTCCGCAAGTTGGATCAAGTAATAGATTTTACATCCCGGTAAAGAGTGTAGAAGAGGGTAAGAAAGTAATGGATTTGTTGGCTGCATATGATATGTTTCAGCTTCAGAACAATATTAAACCAGATTTTTGTAATGTGGGTGGATTACAGATGTTTGTAGATGGAGAATGGGAAGATTGGTACTTGGAAACAGAAGATGATTATTTTGATGATGTGGATGAGTATTGTGATCAGTGTGAAAAAGCAGAAGAGTTAAAGGAGTTTTCTCGAAACTTATCTGAACAAATTGATTTAAAAACATTATATATGAGGTGAAAAATATGAAGTATAACAAGGATGAGTATATCGGAAAGGAAATTCAATTATATCCCGGCAATACTTATAAAAAATGGGGAATTATTAAAGACGTAGATGATCTTGGGTGGACAATCAAGATAACAGATACAGAAGAAGATTATAATAGTCAATATAAAATAGGTGATACAATTTTTATTAGTCATTCAAAACCTTTTAGCTTTAGATTTTTAGAAGATTAAGTTGAAACTCGTATTTTATAGAAAGGTAATTGAGAATGAAAGTAGAAAAGATAATTTGTGATTGCTGCGGAGAAGAAATTCCAAAAGTAAAAAAGAAAGATATCTTCGGAATTGAAAGAGAATATTATCGTTTTGGAAAATTAAATTACGGAGAACCTTTTACAGATATCAACTGTCAGAATTTAGGGTTGGATTTATGTGAAAGATGTGCTGGAAAGATTAGTTTGGAAATGTATAAGAAAAGAATGGAATTGATAAATAACAGATGAAATTCACATTTCTTATGAGAATATAAATAAAAAAAGAGGTGAGATTGTGAAAGACGAATTAAAAGATATAGCTTATGTTTTTTATGTAAACAATGTAGATGGGAAAATACACACTTGCAATATTAGTAATAAAGAAGAACTAGATTGTAATAATTATCCACGATATCTCGGACAATATGGAAACTGTTTAATTGCTCTAAGGAATCAGAGGATAACAGACAAGTTGTACTTGATTACAGGGGATACTTTTGGGAAAATCAAGAAAAATTTTTGGCAGCTTGATATGTATTTGGCGGAAGAGTTTCTTAACCGTTATGCAGATAGAATAATTGAAAGGTAAAAAGGAGAAAATATTATGAATAATATTAATGTAATTAACAATGCAGGGAATAATGTAAATGTAACAATCAACGAAAAAGACAACGGTATTCAGATTCTAATTGATACTGTACATAACAATAAGAAAGAACTTTCAGAACTGAAACAGTATGAACATTTCTTTGATGAAGACGGAGAAGAGTATATATTGTGTGAGTTGTTTGAATGTGGAGTTGCCGCCGTTGTAAAAGCAAATTTATTGAAAAATAAAATGAAATTTGGGAGAAATAATAATTGGGCAGAATCTGATTTGAGAGGATATCTCAATGGATCTTATTTAACAGAATTGGAACGGAAATTTTGTTCAAAAAATATTATTCCACATAAAGTTGATCTGACTTCTATGGATGGATTTGACGATTATGGGTATACAAATGATAAAGTGGCAGCAATGACTTTTGACGAATACAGAAAGTATACAAAAGGTATTGGATTAGTTAATAATTGGCAGTGGTTATCTACGCCGAATCAGACAACAAGCCGTGGAGACACCTCTTATGTTCAGGTTGTCCGCGGTGATGGTAACATGGTTTGCCGCGTTTGCGGTTGGGACTGCGGCAGCGTGCGTCCGTTTTTCTTCTTAAAATCTTCAATCCTTGTATCTTTGAAGAAACTGGAATCTTAGTCGTTGAAGTAGGTATGGCGGAAGCCATACCGTCAACAGCCAATGACAAGCGACTGAAAGGAGCGAAATACTATTGTAAATTTAATTTGCGGAATTACCCTATATATTAATATTATAGGAAGTATTTTGGAGATGTTTGACAAGTAGAACTACACATGGAAGCTATCGGTGTGTAGTCTTATTTTACAGAAGGGAGAATTTATATGAAGAACGAAGGATATAGTATTATTCGCAGGTTTGAAAGCAACGGAAAGAATTTCGCAGTGATCAGAACCGAAGTTGCTGCATGTGTTGTAGAAGAATGTGAACTGAAACAATTGGACAGAGTACACAATAGAAGAGGTAATCGATAATGTTTGGATGGTTTATTTTATTTTGGATTATTGGTTGGTATATATGGCAGCTTATTTCCGGAAAGTAATTTGTATAATATTAGATATAGATGTGATACAATGAACGGAAGAAAGATTGATTTCCGCTGCTTTTTTCAAAACCTTGGCGACTGTGTTTCTGGATACACCGCAACTTTGTGCGATGTTCCTCTCACTGAATCCCAAGCTTTTCAAGCGTAGGATTTCACGATACTTGGTCATAACTTACGACCTCCTTTATCTGTATTCACACCAAAGGTGTGTATTTACAGTATAAAGGAAATATATGTAATAGAGTCCAATAAGGTGGCTCTCAATTACCGGAATATATGGATCTCATTCTCCGGAATGGTGGCTCTCAAAGGTCGGACAGGTGGCTTAGAGAACCCTGGAATAATCAGGCAAAAGTGTAAGGTTATGTGAACAAAAATACGATTATAATGTAGCATGTGGTCTTGATAATTAATTTGATTATAATAGTGATAAATGGAGGTATATGTAATGTTAAAATATAGAGAATTTCTTAGTTTAACAGATGAAGAAATTAAATTTATTATCAATGATATATTTCATCCTGTTAAAGTTGATAATATACAAAAGAATAAAAAATATAATGAAATTACAGTAGATATTACTACGATTTGGGATGTTGGAGAAGACGAAGACACCGAGATTACAGATGAAATTACACTTACAGAAAGCAATATAATAGCAGATTTCTCGTTGGCAAATGGAGATTTGCGGAAATGGAAACAATTTTTATTAGCTAAAGGTTGTGATTATAGATTAAAAAACAACCCGTATATAGAAGAGTAGGAAATGAAAAATGAAATGGAAATGTCCTGTTTGCGGAAAAGAATATGACAATTTTGAAATTAAAAATTTTGTCAAATGTCCTAAGACAACATTGTTTGGAAAGTGTACGAAACTAACATCAGATGATGGGGCTTATACGGTTGACAGATTAATTAACAGACCAGTATGTTCCGAAGAGTGTAAAAGGATAAATGAAGAGCGATATTTTGTGGAAGAGTATAAAGGGAGTAAAATTTATTGTGTGGATGGGAAATATATGCCATATCTTGAATGCGATTATTGGTATGATAACATTGATGGTGTGAAAAATAGAATTGATAACCCGTGTCTGATTCCGTTTACACCAAATATTATAAAAGGTCTGTGTGCTGCAATGAGCGGAGAACCGGGAAATGCTTGAGGATAAAATTAGCTTTTATTTGATGCGTAAGAAGAACAGGTTTTATGGAAATCTGTTTTTTCTTAAACTTATAAAGTATAGTGTTTTTTGTAACGTAATTTAACGTGAATGTATGTGGTTTGATGCGAACATGTTGAATATATTGTAAACGCGAGGTATAATGTAATAGGAGGTGATCTGATGTTTAAAGCAAATCCGTATAGACCTGGGGCTGGATTGATGCCAATGTATATTGCCGGAAGAGACGAAGATATAAAGAGTGTAGAAGAAATGTTTAATGCATTATCTATGAATATACCAACTCCGTCTATTGTTTTTAGTGGGTTACGTGGAGTTGGAAAAACTGTTCTTATAAATAAATTACAAAGTATTGCAGAAGAAAAAGATATATTTTGTAGACACATCGAAGTTGAAGAGAGAAATGATTTTATCTCACAGATAGCGACTTGTTCACAAGCATTTTTGAGAAAGGTTAGTACAAAAGAAAAATTCAAGCATCTTATACAAAAGCCTTTGGATGCGATAAAGTCTTTAGTTGTATCATTTGACGTAGAAGATAGCACTTTTTCTCTATCACTGCAAGAAAGAGAACTGTATAAATCAAACAGTTTAACACAAAGTTTAACGGAAGTATTTGTGAGTATTGGAGAAACAGCATACAGAACAGAAACGCCGATATGTTTTTTTGTCGATGAAATTCAATATATGAAACAGAAAGAATTAGGATCATTGATTGCGGCTTTACATCGTACTAATCAACTTGGTTATCCAATAATGATTGTTGGCGCTGGTTTACCTAAAATTTATAAAATGTTATCAGAAGAAAAATCATATTCAGAAAGATTGTTTGTATATAAGGAAATAGGATCATTAACATACGAGCAGTCGTTTAAGGCTATTGAGGAACCAGTAAAAAAATTCGGTGTTTCTTATACTAAAGAAGCCATTAATGATATTATTAATATAACTAAAGGTTATCCATTTTTTATTCAGCAATTTTGTCAAATTGTGTATAATAATGTGAATGATAAAATAATTCAAAAAATGGATGTTGAAAAGAATGTGGATGAGTTTTTTGAAGTATTAGATATTGGTTTTTTTAGAGTCAGGTATGAGAGATGCTCTGATGGAGAAAAGAAATTTATATTTGCAATGGCAAAGTGCGGAGAACTTCCGTGTACTATTTCAAATATTGGTAAACAACTTAATAAAAAAGTTAGAACTATTTCTCCAACAAGAGCGCAACTAATAAATAAAGGAATTATTTTTTCTGTAAGGCATTCAGAATTAGATTTTACAGTTCCAGAATTTGATAACTATATTAGACGATTAGACGAATATCAACAATGGAATGTAGATGGTGATGAATATGATGATGAATAATAGATTTATGAATCTGCCTGAATTTCATACAGTAACAGATCAAGATATTGTAGAAGAATATTATAAATATAATGACATAAAGAAAGTTGCAAAGATATTTGATCTGTCTGTACAGAATGTAAAAGATGTGCTGAAAGCAGAAAGATAGTAAGAATATATTGAAAAAAGTTATCGTATATGATAACATATATATAGAAAAGAGGTGAGCAGTATATATTTAATAGATTTTTACAAGAAAGAGAATGGAAAAATACCAGTTCAAGATTTTTTGTATTCTTTGGAACCAAAGTTAAGGGCAAAGGCATTTAGGGATATTGAGCTACTACAAAATCTTGGAAATGAGCTAAAAGAGCCATATGTAAAATCGTTAAAGGGGAATAAGAATAAAGGACTTTACGAATTACGAATTAAGTTTTCTAATGATATAGCAAGAATATTTTATTTTACATATTGTGATAATAAATATATACTGTTGCATGGCTTTATAAAGAAAAGTATGAAAACTCCTACAAAGGAAATTGATAAAGCAAGAAAGTATATGGAAGATTATAAAAGGAGGAGTGGATATGAGTAATGTGAGTATTTCTTTTGAAGAAATGAAAAATGATTTATTAAAAGATAATGAGTTTAAGAACGAATATGAGAAACTAAAACCAAGATATGAAGCTATTGAACAGATTATAAGAGCAAGAAAAGAACAAAATATAACACAAGCAGAATTGGCAAAAATGGTTGGAACTCAAAAAAGTAATATATCAAGGTTGGAAAGTGGGAATTATAATCCGACTCTTGATTTTTTAACTAAAATTTCAGAAGCACTTGGGAAAAATTTAAGCGTACAATTGAGATAAAAGTAGTAAAACTTAAATAATTATTATTAAATTAATAACCCATAGAGGTATCGTAAAAACGGTATCTCTTTTTTATTTACAAAATTACATATTTTAGAAAGAGAAAAGGAGAAGAAATAAATATGGTTATTGGAAAATTTATGGTAGGTAAAGAGAAACATGTAGTTGTTAAAATGGATCATGCAACACACACAATGCCAAAAGCTGATTGGAAAAGACTGTATGGAAATTTGCATCCGGAAAAATGGAAGAAAGAAAAGAGAGAATAATGTATTGAATGGAGGTGAATTATTTTGGATAGTAAATCGAAAGGGAAAATATCAGAATCTCAAAGTAGGAGGCTTACTTCAATGGGAATTATAGAATATTTGGCTAAAAATAATTTATCTAAAGAACAAGCTGCTTATAGTGCATATATGGATCAGTTAAGTAAAATTATAACTAAGCGAATGGATGCAATGGAATACCTTAAAACAAAAATAGACACATTAGAAACATTCGATCTGTAGGAGAGGAAGAAAAATATGTGTTATAAAGATGAGAAACAAAAACAATTATATGAAAGATTAGTTAAAGATTTTGAAAAACTACAAGTTCCAGAATTTATTCAGAGATATTTTGTCTTATTGAAGAGTTCTATATCCAAGATTAATTACTGGATAACAATTCGATCAATGTTGGAATACATGATAGAAAAAAAGTCTATTAATAGAAAAAATATAGCAGAAATACAGCCAGAAGATTTCCTTAACATAGATATCGTAGATATAACTTCATATTTAGAATATCTTGAAAAAGGAATGTCATCTCGATCAGTATATATAAAAAAAAATATGCTTAGTAGTTTTTGGAACTACTTATCCTTAACAAATCGGTGTCCAGTAAAAAACAATATAATAAAATCTGTACCATATGATTTTGTTACATCTAATAATAATTTAGTATTAAAAATGCCATCAGAAGAACAGTTATTATTGATGGAAACTAGAATTAAACAGAAAACCGACCCGTGTATACGAGAAAGAAATTTAACTGTTTTTATGATTTTAAAGGGGACTGGAATCAGAGAATCAGAACTTGCAGGTTTGGATTTAACAGATATATATCTAAATGGTGATGAAACAGACAATAGAGCATATATCAAGGTTCTTGGGAAGAAGAAATATAGAATAGAAGAACAGAGAAAAGTATTATTGACAGAAAGCGCAATGATAGAAATCATAGAATGGTTAAAAGTTCGTCAGACAATAGAAAATATCATAGATTCAAACGCATTACTTTTAAATAAAAATGGCAAACGTCTGAATGAGGATAATATTAAAAAAATTTTCAAAAACTATGGAGACGGTATTACACCACATATGATGCGTCATTGGTATGCAACTATGATGGAAAAGAAATTTGGAGTTGCTTTTGTTCAGCAGCAATTAGGGCATAGTAGCATGGCTGTAACGGTAAACAATTATACAGATGGAACATATGGTGTAAGCTTAGAAGGAATGTAGAGAAATAGAGGGCGATAGGACTATTTGTCGCTATCGTCCTCTATACGATCGGAAGATTTAGGGTCTTCAGGTTGAGATGATTGTGAATTAGAGAGAAGTAATAATCTTTGCATTTGCGGATCATTGGAAGTAAAAAGATCATTAGGTGTGCATTTTAACGTTTTGCATATTTTTTCAAGGGTATCAAAGCGAATAAGAGAAGTTTCTTCATGTACCATATTTCCAATATGGTTAGTAGAAATTCCAGTTAATTTTGATAATTTGTAAGCAGACATTTTCTTTTGTTGCAGAAGATAATTGAGTCTTAATTTAATCATTATCTCACCTCATTTGTTTAGTTGATAGTTTTGTTGTTATTATACTAAAAAATATAATATTTATCAATAATATATCTTGACATATAATACTTATAGATATATAATGTTAATCATAAAAAGAGAAAATTAAAAAAGAATGAAAGGAGGTTGCGTTAGAGTGAAACAATCTATTAAAAAATTTGATGTAGTGCTTGTTGATTTTGGAGAGAATGTTGGATCTGAACAAGATGGGGAGCGTCCTGCTATTGTTGTTCAAAATGACATTGGAAACTATCATTCGCCGACAACATTAGTAATGCCATGTACTACTGCTAAAAGGAAACATCATATTCCAACGCATACTCCAATCAAAAAAGGAAGAGGAACAGGATTGAAAGAAAACTCGGTAGTGCTAGGAGAGTGTATGAGACAAGTATCAGAGGAACGTATTATAAAACTTCTTGGTAGAATCACTGATGAAAAAGACCAACTTGCTATTAAAGAAGTTTATTTTAGTAATTGGGGAGAATAGATAATTAGGAGGTTGTTTGGATGAAGTATGTAGAATTAACAATAGAAGAAGCGATGCAACGATGTGATAAAAATACAAAAGTGTTGGTTGCCATACAAGATCTCAAAGACACAAAGGCAAATGTTAGCTTTGTGAAAAAAGAACGGAAAGAATATCCGGAAATTTTTGAAGATATACAGACAGCCACTTCGCTGTGTGATGATTTTGTTAAACAATTAAAACTGTTTTCTGAAAAGCAAGATATACACAATATAAAGCCAAAAGGGATTCAAAAAATTGTACTGCTCAAAGAATAGAAAATAAAAAAACAAACAAATGTTCTAAAACTATTGCAAAATCAAAATGGAAGTGGTAACATATAAAATATAAAAAACAGAACAAATGTTCTACACTTGCTTCAAAAAAAGAAAATAGGTTGGTATCCCATCAACGGTGCGCCAACACCTCCGGGTACACAACCTACTTTCAATCACACATCAAACAATCCATTTTGGATCATTTGAAGGAATATATAGCAACAGCTACATAGACACTATTAGTTTAATTTACATATATAAAAGTGTCAAGCGTTTCAGCTAAAATTTCCAAGTTTTGTAAATTTAATAGAGAATAATGCATTAATGGGCTATGGCGAAAAGGTAACGCAGCAGGTTTTGACCCTGTTATTTTGCTGGTTCAAATCCAGCTAGTCCAGTTATGTGCTTATGGCGGAATAGAAAGACGCTTCGGACTTAAAATCTGATTCCGATAGGAGTGTGGGTTCAAATCCCACTAAGCACATTCGCCATGTATATTTACGAAATGTAATATGTCGTAGGTGTATGTGGTAAAACTAAGGATCGTTAATTCAGTTGGTAGAATGCACGTCTCATAAACGTGAAGTCGCCAGTTCGAGTCTGGCACGATCCATAAAAAAATAAAACAGAAGGAAGTGAATTAAGATGGCACAATATGTTATTACCGATGGAAAAAGATTTATTTATCGTATGCATAATGGTAAATACATTCCAACATCTAGCGAAAGTATGGCTGACATCTATAACAAGAAACAGGCAGAAAGAATTTTTGAGAACAGTTTATCAAAACCACTTAGAGCAGCGTTCCGGGTAGAAAAATATGATAAACCGCCCGATGGAGTAAAACAGGTAAACAAGGAAGAGATATCTCACAACACCGAGAAAGTTCTTATATCAGATAATATTCAGCGTTGGATTGATAGAATTTCAGATTTGAATGGTCTTGCAAAAGATGCAACAGACAGAAAAGATGTACTATCAAAAGAATTATCTGACGTTGAAAAAGAAATTCAGGATTGTTTGCATTACATAGAATTTACAAATCTCAATGCTGCACAGGGTTATAAAGCATACAAGATACTCAAAGATAGAAGAGTAAAGCGTAGGTCAATCAAGAATGAGTTGCAGGTTTTAGGAATTATTCTAGGGAAGAAAATAAGTGAAACTGCAACAGATGAGATTATGAAGTGTATTGAAGGATTAGATAACAGACAATATGCTCCAAGAGTATTACAAGAACTATTTGATTTGTAGAAGAGAATATTACATAAAATTATATTATCACGGAGGTAGAGATGAGAAGAAAACAAGAAATTGAATGGTCAAAATTGACCGAAGAACAACTAAAGATTGTGAACTACTATTGTGATAATAATATGAAACAGTTGAGGAAGATATGCGATCCAATTCTTATAAAGTGTAATATTCCGCGCATGAATTATGATGATTTATATGATGTTGCAGTGGATACTCTGGGAAAAAGCATAGAAACATACAATAAACAAAAGTCTCAATTTAAAACATTCCTGACTGGAAATTTAAGACGTAAATTCATTCAGTGGATGAGAGATGATACAAGAGGTTGCAGATGCAATGTTTTAAAAGATGAGAATGGAAATATTGTTAAAGATGAAAAAAATAATAATATACCTATTCAAGATATTTCCTTTGATGCGCCGAATGATGATGGAAATGATTTGGCAGAAATAATTGACTCTGGAATTAGTATTGAAAGAGAATGTTTATCAACACATAATTCTTTAATGTCTGAAAATGTAAAAGCGTTTTTAAAATCTCTTGGAGGTGTGCAGCGTGAAATTGCAAAGCTGTTAAGTGAGGGATATTGTGACTATGAGATTAAAGAAAAATTACATATCTCGGACACAGACTATTATTCATGTATAAGTGATATGCGTAGCTATGAGAAGAAGAAGTTTTTATTAAGAGAAGAATCTGAGTTGCAAGACAATATTTTTGAAGTAATAGAAGAGGAGAAAACAACAATGGGAACATCTGAAAAAACAAAAAACACGAGCTATTCGTTGGAGGCAATCAGTAAGAAGCTGAGGAAGCATAGACTGAGAGACGATCATATTCTCCAGAGAACTTCTGGACAGTGGAATTTGAAGACCAAAAGTGAATTAATGTCAGATATCCTTCAGGGAAGAGCATTGACTCAGGTTATTATCTCAGAGGAAATTAAGAATGGCATCCAGATGCTTTGGCTTATTGATGGAAAGCAGAGATGTACGAATATTGATGATTTTATGCATGATGGGTTTGCTATTTCAAAAAATATTAAGATTAGAAACATTGAATATCAATCTGATAAATTGGATGAAGATGGAAATGTTGTGTTGAATGAAGATGGGTTTCCGGTTCCAGAAAAGAAAGTTTTTGATATTGGTGGAAAGAAGTTTTCTCAACTTCCAGACGAATTGCAAGATAGGTTTAAAGAATATCAGCTTCCAGTTATGTTCAATTTAAACTGCACAAAAATGGATATCGCTTACGACATTTCACGATTCAATAGATGTAGGTCTATGAATGTAGCGCAAAGTGGATGGACAGGATTTGATGAAGAATATGCAGAACTTGTAGATAATATTTTGAAAATGGATTTCTTTAAACCTGATTGCAAAAAGACATCATATACAAAAGCAAATATCACAGCAGGTACATTGAGAAGAATGTTGGTTGAATCTATTGTGCTTTCGGAGTTTCCGGATGCCTATAACAGTGACTTTGGAAAGATGTGTGAATATCTTACAGATAATGCAACAGAGAATGTATTTGTAGATTTCTATTTACATGTAGAAAGATTGGTTTCTGTGACAAGAGAAGAAACCGCGGGGATGTTTAATTCCAAAAACTCATTCCTTTGGTTTGTATTATTTAATAAATTTGACAAGCTATCAGAGAGGTATGGAATAGAAGATAAGCGGTTTTATGAATTTCTATGTGCATTACAGGCGGATTTACATAGTAAAAAAATTAATGGTATAAGTTTTGATTCTTTAGATGAAGAAACAGGCACTAAAAAGAAGCCTCTTATCATGAAAAAGTTAGACCTGTTGGAAACATTGTTAAAAGATTTTTTGGAAATTGAGGCTGAAGAAAAGAATAATATAAAAGAGATAGAAATAAATCAGTCGGCGATTGACTTTGTAAATGCTAATGTTTATGAGAATCCGACAGAAGAAGATATCAAATGCTATGAAGAAGACTTAGAGGTTTTGACTTTGGATATAGATAATAATTCACCGCTGTTAAATCCAGAAAACTACAATTCGCTAATTGGTATTATAGCATATTCATATAAAAGAGATGTTGCTTTGGACGATTGGTTTATTAATTTCTTTAATGATCATAAGACATATATTAAAAATCAAAAAGAGAACTATACATATATGAAAATGGATTTTGACAAATATGTGGATAAAGTAAAAAACGATAGAATAGGAGCAGCGTAATATGATTCGTCAAATTGCAATAAAAGAAGGAAAAGGTTTTAAAGAGTGTAATTTACTAGAACTTACAAGCAATAATATTTTTATCTGCAGCAAGCCGAGTGTAAAGAATAGATTGTGGAAGAAAATAAAGGATATTTGGGAAATTAATGACAATGGTGAAGCGGATGTAATTTACATATATGAACCATATGACGAAGAACCGAAAAAAGATCTAGATGGGTTTAACGTAAATTATTTACCCACGACAATTGTGCAGTTACAGAATGGACAGAAGTTTATTTTTACGGTAGAGGCTCCGTTTATTTTAACAGCAACAGATAGAAGAGATATTTGGTTTGCTGATGAGGATGAAGACGGAAATATTTATTGCTATGCATTTACAGATTTTAAAGGGCATAAAGAATCGTGGGAACAGGGGGTAGAAAGGGTGTATGTTGAAATTATTTCTGGTATTTACGGACGCTATAAATGATAAATGGGAGGAAAGGTTGAAAATATGAAATTATATGTATGCAGTAATAGCACAAATGGAATAAAAGGTATTGACGGTATTTATTATTTGATTACGGAAGAAGGAGAATGTTTAGCATCTCATTTGTGTTCTTCTAAGTATTATGCAAAAGGTGATTTATACGAGAACAGACCAGAAAGAATTAAAAAATATACAGAACGTTTTGGTAAATGCAAATGTTTGTATCTTGGAGAAGACGATATGACTTTTGAGAAACTTCTTGAATTAAATTACAAGTTCGCACAAGAAGAAAAATAAGTGAGTAAATTGAGTTTCCTTGGAGAATCTGTAGAAACAGAAGATGCCGAGGTTAGATGAATGAATATAAGTCTTTGGTTAAAACTATTTCTCGTTAATGGAGGTGGAATGATGTCAAGTCCAAAAGGTTTTATTTTATATCGAATTTGGTACGGAAATTGTCTGGCATATGTTGGAAGAACTAAACAACCATTACAAGCAAGGATACGTGGTCATATGTTCGCAAAGCCAATGCACAGAGCAATAGATATTCATAATGTCACAAAGATTGAATATACAGAATTTGATACTGAAGCTGACATGAATCTGTATGAAATATACTACATAAATCTTTGGAAACCACCACTAAACGTGGATGATAAAGCAAAGGATAAGTTGACAATCTGTTTGTCTGACAAAGACTGGAAAGAGTTTGTTCCTACAAATTGGGAGCAATGGAAATGTGAGATAAGTAAAGATAACAGTGGAGTAGCTTTATGGCATAGACTTAGAAACGAAAAAGCACTGAGAGGTGAATAGCAAATGCAGGTACTAGAGAAGATTCTGGAAGAGATAGAGAAAGAAGCAGTGAAAATGTATACAAAGAAATTACCACATCAGTATTACAAAGCGGTTGGTACAAGAAAAATTGAGGAAATCATCCATTCTCACATGGACGAAGTAGAAAATGACGGCTGGATTCCAGTAGAAGAGCGGTTGCCGGAAGATTTAGAAAAGGTTTTAGTGTGGTATGAATACTTCCGCTATGGAGAGTATAATTGCATGTTTGAAACATATGGTACCGGTTGGCAACTTGATGGGCATTGGAGTGGAGATGTGAGCGGAAGACAAGCGAGATGTATTGCATGGCAGCCACTTCCGGAGGGGGGGGTACGGAAGACCTAAGAAAGAGAAGTCATCATGCAAGAAACACATTATGAGCAGATTTATGAAAGTGGAGTAGAATGAAAAATGATAGAATTAATAGTTGGAGTCATGACGGTGACTTCCATCTCAATAATATCTTTTATGTGTGGACAATTTATTGGATGGATTATAAGCGAAATATGTATCTATATTGAAAATAAAATTAAAAATAAAAGAAGAAAAGGAGAATAAAATTATGGGAATTACATGTAAAGCAACAGGAAAGATGAAAGGAATTTTGAAGAGAGTAGACAATCAGATTGAAGCTAACATGAAGGCTTTAAAAGAAAAGAAGAGTAAGAAAAATAATGGCAATAAAGTTAGTAAGTAACATGATGAAACTAAAAATTCAACTTATTTGATAAAAAGAAAAAATAAATAATTAACAGACAGAAAAGGAAATTTAAGAAAATGTGTAGATTTAAGTCAGGTATTCAGTTTAAAAACAGAAACGTATTAACAACAATTTATAACGATAGTCATTCGGATTTATTAAAAGATTTAGGAATCGAAGATAACAATTATAATGCGTCAACAAAATTTATTCGCGTAGAATTAATTCCTCCAAATGATAATCTGGCAGCAGATATTAGCAAATGGAAATATAATGTAGATCAGGATATTCTTCCGGATTGGTATACATTAGATAAAGAAAAATATGAACAGAGCTTTAGAGAAGATGTTAAAGAGTGGTTGGAGAAAAATCTTTCAATTGAATATGTATGTGGAAAGTCTTGGACTTGTGCAAAAGATGGAAAGTATACATACCATTTTATGTATGGATCATTATTTGATAATAGATTTGGTGACACAAATAATTATTCAGAATCTGAAATAAAAGAAAAACTTGTTAATAGTGGCTTGGCGAAAGAACTTGAAGAATTTTATGGTGGTAAACTTGTTCCGATTACGTTGGATTTAACATCTTTAAATGGTAGCAAAGAGTATGGTGTTGTCTCAGGAGATAAAATCGCTATTCCGACATTGGATATTTTAAGAAAGTTCAAAGAAAATATTCCGCTAATGAGTAGGTGGTATTGGACTTCTACTCCAAACGGAACAAAACAAACAGGCGATACCTCTTTTGTTCAGGTTGTTTACGATGATGGTAACGTGGGTTGCAACGGTTGCCGTTGGGGCAGCTTCAGCGTGCGTCCGTTTTATATCACCAAATCTTGAATCTTTGCATCTTTCAACAAAGTTCCGTTTAGACAGTTTATAGGACTCTGGCGTAAGCCGAGTCCGTAAGCAGTCGATAAGCGACTGAAAGGAGCATATAAATGACTGACAGAACAATGGAAGTGATTTCAAAGTCTATTGATTTAATGCAGTGTACATACAGAATAACGTCAAAAAGGATAGATATCCAGCTAAATATAAAGTATTAGTTGAAAGAATACAAAATGAATGCATGAATATATATTGCTATTTGATGGATGCAAATAGATTACAATTAGACAATGCTAAATCTGAAAGATTAGAATTACAAACAAAAGCTATAGGTTCTTGTGATAAATTATCTTGTTATGCAGAATTATCCATGAATCTAAATTTAATAAGTTCAAATATTGTAGAACAGTGGCAAAAGAAAATTAGTGAAATTAAATATATGACAATTGGGTGGCGAAAGAAAGATCGTTTGAGATGATAAATTTTGGGTTGTTTGTTGTATGACCTCTTATGTTCAGATTGTCAACGATGATGGTAACATGGATTACAACGATTGCAATTGGAACAGCAACAGCGTGCGTCCGTTCTGCTCTGGAAGACGAAATAAAGTAAGTAAAATACTGAAATTAGAGTCCCGGCATCAAAAGAATAAGCAACCTTTCCTGTATCGAACGATACAGGATAAATACAAAGGAATGAGATATTATGACAGAAGATAAAACTGATTTTAATAAAGTAACTGATTTTGATAATTTATATAATGCATATAAAAAGTCTAAGAGAGGAAAAGGATTTAGTAAAAGCAAACTTAAATTTGAAATGGCTGCGTTAGATGGTATTAGTCAAATTAAAAAACTATTGGAATCAGGTAATTATATTATAGATCCATATAATGAATTTAAGGTGTATGAGCCTAAAGAAAGGATAATTAAAGCTGGATCTTTTAAGGACAAGATTGTTCAGCATAGTTTATGCGATAATGTGCTGCTTCCGATATTGGAAAATGAATTTATTTTAACAAATTATGCTGGACAGAAAAATAAAGGAACAGATTTTGGTTTGAATTGTTTAAAAGCACAAATGTTTTTAGCGTATCAGAAATATGGATATGATTGTTGGATAGTTAAAGCTGATATAAGAAAATATTTCTATAGTATTGATCACAACAAATTAAAGGATATTATCGGGTATTTTATCGAAGATAAAGATGTCGTAAACTTATGCGAGAAATTTATAGATAGTACCGATAATGTTGGACTGCCTTTAGGAAATCAAATTAGTCAAGTATTTGCATTATTAAATTTGTCTGGTCTTGACCATTTTATTACTGGTGAGCTAGGTATTAAATACTATGGAAGATATATGGACGATTTTTATTTGATTGTTCAGTCTAAAAAGTATGCAAAGGAATGTTTAAATGCAATATATGAGTTCGTAAGCACACTTGAATTAGAATTAAACGAAAAAACTCAAATAATTCCATTAAAAAAAGGAATTAAATTTTGTGGTTTTCATATTTACATTACGAAAGATGGAAAAGTTATTCAAAAATTACTTGGGGATAAGAAACGGAAAGCAAAAAAGAAATATAGAAAATTAGCCATAAAAGTTATTAATGAAGAAATGACAAAAGAAAAATTTTATAGGTCTTATAATTCATGGAAAAATCATATATCAAAAGGAAATTGTGTAAAACTTGGATATGAAATGGATTTATATATAGAGAAATTATTAGGGGCGAAAAATAAATTATGAGTTATATAGAGAATATTGTAATAGGAAAACCAATATCAGCTCCAGAATTTATGTTTGCAGCAGACAACAAGGATTGGTTATCCAATGAATCAGAAAAGACATATTATACCGAGGAAAGATTTCTTCCTAAAATTCTTGTTGATTTAGGCATTTATCCTTCTATTAGTGAAATCAGAAGGAATAAGCCAGATCTAATGATTAATCTGGATAAGGTTGATTTCATTGATGGATTGAAAGTAAAGAAAAAACGTTGGATATGGATATTAGTAGGAGAATAAATAACAAATAAAATCAGACTTTTATTTGATAGATTGGATGGAGAATAATAATGCAAAAAGTAATTAGAAAACTTGTGCCGGAAAATAATATGGATTTTGAAGATATTTGTTCTTTTGAAACAGAATCTTATATTGGGATTTGGGATCAGAAGAGCGAGGATTATGTCGTGATCGCAAAATCGGATTGTGAATTTTGGTTATATCCATTGCCTCCGTGTAGCGATTTAGAAGAGTTGGATAATAAAGTTTATGATTTGGTGGAAGAACACATTATAGGTGTGTCAGAGTGTTCAAGGTATACTCTTAGGATTAATGAGGAATAGAGAAAATTAAAATACAAGAAACAATGATTTTATAAGGAAGATCATGCCGTATATAGTAGGTTTATATTACATGAAAAAGAGAGGAATTGACTATGGCAAAAATTGACAGGGTTTAATAAGGTGGCAGTGATTAAACAGGGGTATGGTGTATATCATTTCGCAATTTATCAATGATGGTTTTGATTACCAACCGGGAGATAAAGTAATTGCTTCTGGAAATAAACAATTACAGGTTATTGATGAAATTACACCAGAAGAAGCGGTTCGGAAATTCGATAAGAATATCACAGCGGAAGTGTAAGGTTGACACATCTTCCTATGATATTAGCGTAGAAGATAGAAAACGAGCGGCAGACGTGAAAAAGAAAATGGATGCAATGATTAAGAAGATGGATGAGACAAATAAATACGAAATGTATGCTGAGAGAAATCCTGAATTGAAAGAATTGCTTGAAGCATATAAAGAATTGGTTGGTTAAGAGACAATTTATTTACGTTAGAAACAATATGACACCATTATAAGGGTGTCAACCATAATTAAATTATGCAGCTTATTTGGTTGGATTGAAAAATCTGGGAAATGCACATAGCATTGAAAGCTGAAATGTGAGGTTTATAACATTCATAAGAATCTATATATAGTAAAGGTGGATGTAGAATTTGAGAATTCAAAAATCTATAAAATAACATAGATACCAAACTGGAGTATAGGATATTATTTGATGAGATTGGATTTATAAGTCTATAATAACATAGATACGTTTCATGATAATAAAACAAATGGAGAAACAATCATTATGATTTTAACAAGAAAAATACAATTGATTCCTGTTGGAGATAAAGAAGAGATTAATAGAGTATATAAATATTTGCGAGATGGAATTTATAATCAAAATAGAGCAATGAATGAATATATAAGCGCTTTGTATGTTGGTGCAATCCAAGATTTTTCAAAAGATGACCGCGCTGAATTAAGTAAATTATATGGAAGAGTTAGTGCTAGTAAAAAAGGAAGTGCCTATACTAAAGATATTATTTTTCCAAAAGGTTTACCAATAGGAATGATGACTATGAATGTTAATCAAGATTTTTCAAAGTCATGTAAAGATGGTTTGTTATACGGAAATGTTTCATTGCCTACATATAAAAAAGACAATCCGCTTATAGTCCATGTGGATTATGTAAGGTTGAGAAAAACAAACCCACATACAGATAATGGAATATATTACGACTATAAATCTTATGCAGAATTTATGGAGCATTTGCACAAAAATGACTTAGAAGTATTTATTAAATTTGCAAATAAGATTACGTTTAAAATAATATTTGGAAATCCTCACAAATCATATGGATTGAGAGAGGAAATAAGACAGATATTTGAAGAATATTACAAGGTGCGCGGTTCATCAATTCAGATTGATGGAAAGAAAATTATTCTTAATTTATCAATGGAAGTTCCAAAAGAAGATATTAAGTTAGATGAGAATGTAGTCGTTGGAGTTGATTTAGGAATTGCTATTCCTGCGGTGTGCGCATTAAACAACAATGAATATATTAGAAAATCAATAGGGTCAAAAGATGACTTTTTAAGAATAAGAACACAGATACAGTCACAGAGAAGACGATCGCAGAAATCATTGACGGCAACTAATGGCGGTCATGGAAGAAATAAAAAGTTGCAGGCTTTAAATAGATTAAGTAACAGAGAAAGAAATTTTGTTAAAACTTATAATCATTATATAAGCAAACAAGTAGTTGATTTTGCAGTGAAAAACAGGGCGAAATACATAAATGTAGAAGATTTATCAGGATTTGACTCAAGCAAATTCATTTTGAGAAATTGGAGTTACTATGAATTACAACAGTTTATTACATATAAAGCATCTAAATATGGGATTGAGGTTCGTAAGATTAATTCATATCACACGTCACAAATTTGTAGTAAATGCGGTCATTGGGAAGAAGGACAGAGAATCGATCAGGCACATTTCATCTGTAAAGAGTGTGGAAGCGAAATGAATGCAGACTTCAATGCCGCAAGAAATATCGCAATGTCAACAAATTTTGTAGATAAAAAAGAAGAATTAAAGGTTGCATAGAAATGTGCAGTTTACAGCTTAAAGCTAGGTAGATTTGACTGCCTGAAGTTGAGGGAAAATCCACTCAACAAATATTGTGTTATCTATGGGTTTTATGTTTTTAAATCATATAAATTTACACAATAATCAAAATATGGTGCATGTCAGTGTTATTGTTTTTACATAATAAAAGTTTGGAAAGAGAGAATTCCATGGATGAAGAAGTAGGAAAATATAAAAAGAAGAAAAAGTCCAACACATCAAAAGCAAAAATTAAATCTAAACATAAACATGAATATAAAAGCTGTTTGATTCGATACACGTATGATGCGTATGGTAGAAAATTCTCATCTATACAGATCGCATCGTATTGCAATCTATGTGGAAAAATTGGTAGAAATACTAATCCTGAAAGAAAAATAACAGAGAAAACAGAGAATGGTTATTGTCGTATGTTGAATAGCGAAGAAATATTGAAACAAAATGAGGATTTGCCGGTATTTGATGTTAATGGATGGGATGATAAATATGTTCCGATGAAGAATATAAAAGTGAGAGGTGAGTAAAGAATAGGGAGAAAAATATATACAAAAGAAGAATTATTGGATAAATTAAAAAACTTATATTTAGAAATAAACGAACCAATTAATTTTAATTACTTTGGAAATGGATATTCTATTCCAACACGAAAAGTATATGCAAAGGCATTTGGAACTTGGCAGAATGCGTGTAAAATTGCAAATGTGCCATTCAAAGCTTCATTAAATAGAATAGGAGAAGAAAATATAAATTATCAAGGATGCTTGATGAGGATTACAAAGTATAATAAATCAAATAACATTGAAATCGAATTTCAAGATCAATATAAAACACATATAAAATCTACTTATGGAGAATTTAAAAGAGGGCAAATTAAAAATCCTTACTTCCCATCGGTTTATGGTGTGGGGATAATAGGAAATAAATATTCTATAGAAAACAACGGAGAATTAGCTAAAGAATATAGAATGTGGACATCAATGATTTTGAGATGTTTTGATAAAAAATATAAAATAAAAGCAAAAACATACAAAGATGTAACATGTTGTGATGAGTGGTTACTATATGAAAATTTTTATGAGTGGTTGCATAGTCAAGATAATTTTTATAAATTATTAAACTCTGATTTTTCTATTGATAAAGATATACTCATTAAGGGAAATAAGATATATGACCCTAAAAAATGTTGTTTAGTTCCACGAGTTGTAAATAATTTATTTGTGAAAAGAACTAATGATAGAGGTAAATATCCAATTGGGGTTACAAAACATGGTAATAAATATAGGGCTAGATGTGATAATCCATTGTCTGGTATTAGAGTACATCTAGGAGTTTATAATACTCCCGATGAAGCTTTTCTTGAATACAAAAAATATAAAGAACAAGTAATTAAACGGGTAGCTGAAATTGAGTATTCAAAAAAGAACATAACAGAAGAATGTTATAATGCAATGTTAAAATATGAAGTAGAAATTTCTGATTAAATGAGGTGAGTGAATTTGAATTATTATATTGCAGATACACATTTTGGCTGCACAAACAAATATGAGGATCGCACATTAGAGCACGACAAACTGATTAAAGAAAAATTGGAATCGTGTGGTTCGCAATAATGTAGATACAGTATATATACTCGGAGATATTGGAAGAGAGGGAAGTAACAAAGATAATGAATATCTATGTGAAATCATTTCTACTCTCAGAGGTCGGAAGGTGTTGATCCAAGGTAATCATGAAGGAATGAAAGACGCAAGACTTAGACAGTTGTTTGTTGAAATTACGCCTTACAAAGAAATTATAGACAACTATAATGGTTTGAATCACAGACTTGTGTTATCACATTTCCCCATATTGTTTTGGGCTTCACAACATAAAGGAAGTATTTTACTACATGGTCATACACACATGACAGATGAGCAGAAATTCTTTAAGAAATCTATCAATGATTTGAATGAATTTTTCAAAGATAAAACTCTAAAGGGATATACAGATTGTCCTCCAGCAAGAGCATTTAATGTAGGATGTATGCTTCCGTATATGAATTATACGCCGAGAACTTTAAAAGAAATATTAAAAAGCGGAGAATAATAATTATGTCAGTAATGATATCTAAAGATAAAAAAGAGCTTATCGTAAGTTGTCATTGTGGATGTGACGAAGGATTACATATCGTTAAAATTAAACCAGATGAATATGATGATACATTTGCGTACTTATCTTACATTTCTGGAAATTTTTATAAAGAACAGAATAATACATTTATAGGAGTCTTAAAGAACAAAGCAAAGAAAATTTTGGCAATTATTAAAAATAAGGATTTCTATTATTCAGATGTGAAAATGACAAAAGAAGATTTTTGCCAGTTCAAAGAATATGTTAATCAGTTTGGAGAATAAATGAAAGAGATAAAAAGAAATGTGACAGAATCAAAGACGTTATATGAAATTTCAGAGGATGAATTAATTGAAATCAAGCGTAAAGAAAGAGCAAAAGGCAGACAAGATGTTGTAGAGTATATTGATTTTGCTTTTTGTAATTATATTTATAAAATGAATATAGGAGGAGTGTTTAGTTTTATTAAGAGCCTAATAAAATTCTGTAGGCTTGAAATAAATAATATAGATAATCATTACAAATATAACTTTTTTGATTTTGTTAAAAAATATAGAAATTGATAATGAAGGGGTTAAATTATGAGCAACGAAATTATTTTGGAAAAGAAAAATGGTTGATCTGATAAGGAATATTATTGTGACATTACAAGACTTTTAGATAATTGTAGTAGATTAAAAAATATCCAAAGCATTTCAAAAATTACATCTATGATACCAGAGATTTATGGGATAAGAAAACATTGGTAATCCGTATTCCGGGTAGAACAGTGGGGAACATTAAAATAGATGATAAAAGTATAATTAAAAATATCAGTATTGACATTGTATTAGCTGGAAGGAGCAATTGGTATATAGAAAATGTGAACGATAAGTTAAAAAAGTTTATTGGGATGAAAGTGATATTTCCTATGGAATAAACAGAGAATAATATAATGAAAATATTCGGCTATTATGATATTTCCTTCTGAAGAATATATAAAAAAGAATGCAAATTGTAATATTATAAGTTTCCGAATATAAGATACAGGCTATAAAAATTCTTCCTTCTTATGATGAAAACAAAATTATATATTAAAGATTAGAATTTTAATTTACCTGTATATACAAAATATATGTGGCTATATAAACGCTTCCTCCTTAAATAAAACATTTGAATATAAAGAAAGTAATTAGCGTTTATATTTTCCACAAAACTAAAGGCTATGGTGAAAGTTCCTTCTTAGATATTAAAAAGAACAATAAAACTGAATGTTACTTTCACCAGTTTCATTTAAAAGGAGAAAAATATGAGTAATACAATAGTTGAAGCAAATAAAATTTTATTGAGACGGAAAAATAAGTTGATCGTTGGGAATGTTGGATATGTCATGTCTGATGATACACAAAGATATTTGGTCACAATGACAAAGAACATTGAAACACTCGGATATACATTTTCAAAACAGTTATTCAATAAATTAAAAACTCTTACAAAAGAAGAATTATTTGAGATTTACAAAGAATTAGTATCAGAATTAAAAAAGAATATTGGCGCAGATGTTCAATATAATCCAATGTATCCAAACTTCCCAGAATCTGTTATGGAAGAAAATGAAATGCAACTTTATATGAATGCAATTGTTCATTATTGGTCATATGGAACAATTTTACCATGTGAAGAAAAAAATGAAAGGCTTCCATTATTTGACGAAACAAAAGTGAAAGTGATTGACTCAGGAGAATGGGAAGATTTATATGAAATCTTTGATAATCTGTGTAGATCAAAAACATCTATTTCTCAAACTGATAAAGAAGATTTAGAGTGGATCATGAAAAATTCTAATGTGAAATTTCCAGATGAAATCCCATTAAAAGAAAATGTTGCTTTGATTGGAAAGATTTATGTTGAATCTAATCCATTAGCTACGGCAGATAAATTACAGAAGTATTTTAAGACAGCAACAGATATTTTAAGATTAATCACTGCGATGTCTGATGGAGATATTAGCCTTGCTACTAATACTAAATACAGAAGTTTTAAGAGGAAAGAGAGAAGATTGCTATTAGAACTTTTGGATAATTGTGGAAATATTCAAGAGGATATGCTGCGATACAAGAATAGATGGATTCGTGTTGGAGAAAGGTTACATCCGGGAGAATATAAAACAGGGCGATATGATAATGCTAGATTGGCGTTTGACAAATTGAGAAACAATGAGAAGATCCAGACCTTTAATAGTAAGGTTGATCATAATATGAAAGACAAGAATTTTGAAAAGGCAATTCTTTTATTACAGAAACGCCCCGGAGAACTTGCTAGACGTTTAGATTATTTACTCCGTACAGTAGATAAGAAAAATAATGTAATTAACACATTCAAAGATGTTGCGAATAAAGTATCCACTCCTGTGTTATTGCAGATAAAAGAGCATTTTAAAAACAGACAGGAAGAATTGAGTACACGAGTATTTTTTCCTAAAGGTTGTTTAGCACGTTCGTACGCAATTGAAAATAAACTTCCAGATATAGATAAGAAATATTGTGATGCAATTGTTAAAATCTGCGAAAATGCATTGGTTGAAATTTATAAGTCAAAAGACTTTATGGGGAATGTGTATTTGTCTGAGGAATATAAGAACTATATTGTTCCGTTTAGTCAGAGAAGCGCAAGCAAATCATTAAGAACAATTGTCAGAGGTTCCAGAATAAAGTTAAAAGAAAGCGCAAAAGCAATGAGAGCATTTATTTGGTGGACAAATACGGGCAACGGAAACAGTGGGAGAGTTGATATTGATTTATCAGCAACAATATTTGATGAGAACTGGAATTATATAAATCATGTTTCTTATACAAGACTTAGAGATAAAGAAATGAATGTATATCATTCCGGTGATATTACTAATGGTGGTGATGTAAATGGCATTGGAGTTAGCGAATTTTTGGATGTTGATATTGAATCGGTTGCTGATGTTGGTGGCAGATATATTGCATATCAAGTATATAGCTATTCTGAACAAACATTTGGAAACCTCCCACATGCAATGTTTGGTTGGATGGGGAGAGAAGATGTTAAAAGTGGCGAGATTTATGAGCCAAAAACAGTAGAACAAAAGATGGATCTAACATCCCAAAGCATGGTATGCATTCCGGTTATTTTTGATTGTGTAGAGAGAGAATTTATCTGGTGCGATATGAACGTGTCATTAGATGGTTGTTATTATCATAGAGGTGGAAATAATGTAGAAAGTAATCTAATGGGCGTTGCAGCAACGTGTTATAGTGTTGTAAATATGAAAAAGCCAAATCTTTATGACTTAATTGATCTCCATATTAGAGCGAGAGGATTGAGAGTAGAGAATAAAGAAGAGGCGGATATCGTATTTGATATTAACGATGGTATTACACCGTTTGACACAGAAGTGTTCATGGGAGAGTATATTTAAATAAGATTTTTAGGCTATGGATAATCTTCCTTCTATCATTTGGGATTTAGAATATCCGATATCCTAGAATAAAAAACGATATATGGCTATACTTTGTCTTCCTTCTTTCTTTTTGGATATGTACAGATTTATTAGATAAAGTAGTGACCATAATAGGAAGCGTATAACAATTGTATAAGGTTGTTATTAGATTAATAGCAAGGCGTTATATAATTTCGTTATGGGTGTTGGTGGGAGAATAATAAAATGAATAACCTGCGTAGTTGATAACTTTACAGGTTATTCATAAAACGAAAAATATAAAAATGTAACAAGTTAATGCGATTCATAAAATTCCTATTGGCTAATTCTAGCCTATTTTTCAAATTTATAATAATTGAATAAAAACTGTGATTTTCGAGCAGCGGTCATGAACGCTACTATGAAATGTTTAACAAATGAAAGGAAAGTACAAGTAATACTAGGTAAATAAGCTATGCATAGCCTTGGAATATAAGGCATTTGAGTAATAAAAAGAAATTAACAGCTAATATTTTATTTTCTGGTATTGGATGCCAAGAAAGAGGTTTTGAAAATTCGGGGGTTTTTAATTTAGAAGTATTAAACACGTCAGATATTAATAAAGAATCAGTTTTGTCATATGCAGCAATCCATTGTGGATTAACAAATGAAATGGTGAAAAATTATAGTTACTATCCAACAAGAGAAGAGATGGCACAGTATTTGTCAGATATTAATTTAGGATATGAACCAGAAAAAAATAAACATTTTGATTGGTTTAGATTAGCAAAAAAGAAAACAATGGATTTGGAAAAGTATTGGCTCGCATGTAAAGTGTCAAAGAATCTTGGAGACATTAGTAAAATAGATGAACTTCCATATGCAGATTTTTGGACATGTTCTTTTCCTTGCACAGATATTTCTATTGCCGGGAATATGAAAGGATTAGATCCAGATAGCGGAACAAGAAGTAGTCTATTATGGGAAAATATTCGTTTATTAAAAAAAGCGAAAGAAAATAATACACTTCCACAATATATTATGGTTGAGAATGTAAAAAATCTTGTAAGTAAAAAATTTATAGAGTCTTTTAATAATCTTATTAGTATCTTTAATGATATTGGGTTTAATGTGTATTGGTCTGTAATCAATGGAAAAAATTGTGGGGTGCCACAAAATAGAGAACGAGTATTTGTGATTGCAATTAGAAAAGACATCGATAAAGAAAAATTTGCTTTCCCAAAACCATTTGATAATGGGTTAAGATTAAAAGACATTTTAGAGAATCACGTTGAACAGAAATATTATTTAAGTGACACTGCGAAAAGAAAATTCAAATTATTTTCTGAAAGTTATGGAACAGATATAAAAGTGGCTGGTTCTTTAAATCCGAATAAAAATGTTCAAGATCGTGTAAGAGTTCTTGACACTAAAGGTATATCTCAAGGATTGAGAGCCACAGATTATAAGGATCCAGTAAAAATAGTGCAAGGAATTGATAAATCTGTTAATGATACAAAAACAATCGAATATGCCAATTGCATAACATCAAGAGAAGATAGAGGTGTCTCCAATAGAAAATCTGAAGGGACCGCAATTTTAGAACAAACACATTTTCCAAATAGATTGGGAAATATTTATGGAGAAAATAAAGGAACAGGATACGCAGGAAATGTATGGGATTCTGATGCAGTGTCCCCTACATTAACAACAATGCAAGGTGGAAATAGACAACCTATGATTATTCAGAATGATGAAGTATATGACGTAAAAATCCGGAAATTAACTCCAAGAGAGTGTTATAAACTGATGGGATTAACTTTTAAAGATTGTGACAATGCAAAAAATCTAGGAGTTGCAGATACACATTTATATAGGCAAGCTGGTAATGGTATCATTACAAATTGTTGCGAATTATTAGCAGAGCATTTATACAAAGCGCAATATGATAATACATACATTTGTACGGATGAGAGAGTGCAAGGAAATTTTACAAAACCGCAAATGGAGTAAATTCTGTTTGTGGTAAAGAATATTATTGTTTGAAATATCAAAGAACAGAATATGCAAAGAAAATAAGAAAAGATTATGAAGCCGGAATAATTAAAGAGCGGCGATGCAATATGAGAGAATATACATTTAGGACAGATGGATGCAGCAATACAATAACAACAGTTCAAAAAGATAATTATATTGCAGAGATAAATAAATAAAACTCACGTTTCATAGGAGGTAAATATGTTAATAGGGAAATTAAAACCGGACACTTTTACTTGCAGAAACTGTTTAGATATACAAATGCAATATGACCAAGTAGAAGATTGTAGTAAGTGTTCTGTAAATAATAAAGAATGTGAAATTATATCAACTGGATCAAGTTTTTGGAGCGGAAATTATGCAGTGGTTTTGATTGATGGAGAAATGAAGAAAGTATCTATGTCAAGATTATATGACATTGAGGAGGAGAATAAATAAAAATGAGATTGATTGATGCGGATAAATTGATTGATTCACTCAGAGCAAGTTTAAATCATGGGTGTGAAACATTTCCGGTAGACTTAATTGTTGAAGCGATTGAAAATCAACTTATAGAAGAAAATATTTGTTGTAGCAAAGAAATCCATGCTTATCAAAATGAAGACGGAACATATAGGGTCAGGATAATCACAATATATCCAGACAAAGAAAAATATATAGGAAAAGAAAAATTCGTTGAAATGAGCGAATTAGAATCTGAAATTGAACGTGCTGATATACATATTACTGCATACGCATGTAAAGATAATAATAAATTATGTTCTTTTACAATAAAACAATAGGGTGGTGAAAAATAAACTTTATGAAAGAATATAAACCAATAAATCTAACATATTATAATCCTTGTACAAGTATATTTAAAGCAGGGAAAAGTGATAGAGAAAGAGTTACATTGTATCAATGTTGCAAATCAGAAACATGTGATGCTTATAAGAATCAAAAGTGTATTATGTTAAATGGTATTTGGCATGGATGCCCTTATGGTAAACAGATTCAAAAAGAAGGATACACAAAAGCTGCAAGAAAATGTGGATTATTAGTTAATGAATATAAAAATAAATATTCCAATGTTGAATATGCATTAAAAGCATTAAATACAGTTTGTAAGATCAATGATTATGTATATACAGGACTTCCACATTTACAAAATTATGTAAATTCTATTAGACCAAAAGATTTTTTCGCATTTGAAGATTTGATCAAGATTGAAAATTTTACGCCGGAATTTATTGTAGAATTAATTAACTTTAAGCCTTATGCAATGTTTGGTGGTGAAATTGAGTCTTACCAAAAGAAAGCTGTTCCACAATTTTGTGATCAGTTAAAAAGAAATATTCCAGATCTTTATCAACAAGTCGTTGAAATTTATCCAGAAATCCAAAACTTAATAGAGAATATTAATTATGTAGGGAAGAAAGCCAAAGTAAAAACTCTTCTTCCTGGTACTGTGAAACTGTCTTCCGATATTTTAGATTGGGATGGAGATGTATTAAAAGCTAAAGGGAAGCAAACATCATGGTGGGGATTGCATGATGAAAAGGTAACTATTATTCCAGATGATCATACGGTTGTTGAGATTTGCGACAATGATACGGTGACGGATGAGACTATATTGGTTGAATAATGGAGAATGATGTTATGTATAAAAAATATATTTGCTATATCAGAGTGTTATAAAAATTATTTAAAAAATGGAGAATAATTTATATGAAATATAAGGTAGGAGATAGGGTGAAAGTAAGGTCTTGGAATCAAATGGTAAATGAGTATGGCGTTAATGAATGTGGTGACATTAAAATGAAACCGCTTTTTATAGATTCTATGAGGAAATATTGTGAAAAAATAGTAACTATTAAAGAAGTATGTGGTTACCACTATTGTATAAAAGAAGATTGCGGGGACTGGTTTTGGTCTGATGATATGTTTGACATTGTTGAAAAAAATACGACTTACGTAAAAAAGAATAAAGAGCCAAAAACAACTAAAAAATTAGGGAAGATTACTTTTGCTGAATATGGAACTATTAGAGATTATCCATTTTTAATAGGTTTGCAGCTTGGTTTTAGCATGAGTGGAACATCTATTATGGATGGAGGAAAATATACAGTTAATATTAGTCCAGAATGCAAATGGAAGGAATTAAACCGAGAGGAGACGATTGCAAAATCTATTGAAGAAGTTAATCAAATTTTAGAAGATGCAAAAGTAAATTACGTATCTCAACTTGTTAATAAACCAGTTGAAGTAACAATGGAAAATAATACGTTTAAAGATTTCAGGATTCTTACTGAAGTATTGTAGTCGTGACAAAGCTTAATTCAAAATATTGGAGAAGTAAGAAATGATATTTAAAAAGAAGAAAGAAAAACAAGGATTAAATATATATTGTCCAAAATGTAATCTTGAATTGATTGGAAGCGGCAGATATATAAAAACTAGAAATGGTGTTACTGAATACAAGTGCAATCGGTGTGGAACGACTTCGTTTTGGTACGATAGCTATCCGGCTCCGCATTTGAGAACTTGTGGAGAGTGTATGCATCTTAAAATTGGAAAGTTCGGAGAGGCATTTTGTAATTATGAAGAAAATGGAGAATGTAATCCTGAAACACAAAAAATGTTTGATGTTCATGGATGCGAATATTGTGATGGGTATAAACAGCTAATTACAAATGATGATAAAGATAGAAAGGTATTTATTAAGTACCCAAATAGATTAATCAGTTGTGAATACGAGAATAACAGAGTTAAATATGAGTTATTAAGAATTATTAAATACTGTCCTATGTGTGGCAAGAAATTAAAAGAGGATGATACAAGGTGAAATATTACATTATCGAAGATATTACAGCAATGATAAGCAGTTGGAACTCTCACATGCTAGTCAAAGCGAATAATAGAAAAGAAGCATTAGAAAAAATGTGGATTGCACTTGGCTACTACAATCAAAAGAATGACATAAAATTCGGATACGAACCACATTATAAGAAAGAATTTAAAGTAATTGAGTTAGATAAATATTTTGAAAAGAAAAATTTCATGGATATGAAGTAGCTGTAATACATTAAAAATTATTTACAGAAAGAAAATGAATAAATTATCAGAGAAGGAGATGCTTTAGCAATGTTTAAAAGCGTAGACGAAAAATTAAAAGATTTAGGATTTGAAAAAGTAGAAAAAGAAGATAAATTAGGTGCATGTTATATGAGAGTTGTTCCGATAAACAATGATGATAGCTACATCCATAGATTAGATATTTTGCATAAAGCCAGCGGAAATCATATTATTCAGTCTTATCAAGAGGATGTTAACACTGATGGATTTTATAATATGGTAGGTCTTAACTATAAAACAACTAAACTGGCTATGAAGAAATATCGTCAATTAAAAAGAAAGTATAAATGGGAGTAGAATACATGAATGAATTATCAAATGAAAACTGGACTTCAACAGAAGAGGCAAAACCAGATATACAATTGTGTATAGACAATCATAGTATATATTTTATTTCAAATCCAATAAGAATTAAAACAAAAACTGGATATGATTTTATAGCAAGATATAAAGTTTTAATGATGGATTATACCGATATATATTATATGAAAGAATTATGGAAAATTTGCGGACTGGATTTTGAAATTACTAATAACGAAGTTGTTGCTTGGCAGGAATTACCAGATAAGTATGAAGGAGAATAAATATATGAAGAAGAAAATTTTAGCGTTGATACTTTCTGCTGTGGTTTCGTCGAGTGCTTTAGTTGGGTGCTCAAATGCTGAAGTTGAGAAAACTTGCGATCAAGAAACGGAGGATCTGGAATCAATGTTTGTTGAGGTTGGGAAGGCTGATATAAGTCGTATCGTATACGATAGAGAAACAAAAGTGATGTATGCCATTTCTGATAGTAGATATAATCGTGGTAGTTTTACTTTGCTAGTCGATGAAAACGGTAATCCGAAGTTGTGGGATGGTGAATAAAGATATTTTAAGGAGAAAGAGTTATGAGTGTAGAATTTTATGTATGTAAAAATTGTGGAAGTACATTTCCTGATTGTGGAGAATATGTATCTTGTGAACAGTGTTTTACTCATTGGTGTTCTAATGAATGTGCTGAAGAAGATGGTTATATCAAAGAGCATTGTGCAGCACATAAAGATTTAGATGACGGAGACTTGATGGATATGTATAGGGAAAAGCACTGTGATTATGATGACTGTTGTGATTGTGATAACTATATACCAGATAGTTGTAAATACTGTAGAGAAGAAGATTTTGAGGACGATGTTTTACTAGAGTATGCTCTTGAACTGTTAGGAATAAATAGAGAAGAATTAATCGAAAGATATAAAAAGAAATAAATAGAGAATATATAAAATAAAGAAAAATACATTGGAGGAAAAATGCATATGAGATTAAAAAACACATGGATTAATGGAGACTGTTTGAAAGAGTTGAAAAAGATGGATGCTGAAAGTGTAGATTTGGTTATCACTTCACCGCCTTATCACAATCTTAGAGTGTACAGTAATGATCCAAGTGATTTAAGTAATTGTGAATCATATGAAGAATATTATTACTTACTTGGTTTAGTTATTGCTGAGTGTTCAAGAGTGTTAAAGCCGGGTGGAAAATTCGTAATGCAGTTTGAAGACTACAATTATACGATTGGAAGAGACAATAGGCGTGGGAAAGAGTCTCTTACTGGTGATATTAATAAAATTTTCTCAGATAATGATTTCATTTTATGGAGTGAAATTTGTTGGGAAAAATATACTCCACAGCGTGCAATGATTTCAGATGGTTCATTATGGTATAGAAATCTAAAAGTAAGAGATGCGATTATTGCTGCAAATTTTGGGTTTGTATATGTTTACAAAAAAAGTAAAACAGGAGAAATGGAAAAAGAATCTGGATCAGATGTAACTCTTGAAGAATGGGCAACATATGCTTCTGGTGTTTGGAAGATTCCAAATAGTTCAGTAGGTGGAGCAAAGCATATGACTCCTTATCCTTATGAGTTATGTAAAAGATTAATTAAGTTATATTCAGCACCGGGAGATACAGTCCTTGATCCATTTGCTGGAAGTGGAACAACATGTAGAGCAGCAATTGAAAATGGTAGAAACGCTATTGGTATTGAATTAAGAGAAGATTTTTATAATGCGGCGAAAGAAATTTTTGATAAATGGGACGATTCTGTTTTTAATTGTGATGATAGTTATGAAAAAATGATTGATAGATTTAAAGAACAGTTAGCCATTGGAGAAATGAATAAGGAAACTGCAAAAGCAGAAAAAGAAGAAAAACAAAAATTGATTAAAAAGAAAAAAGATATTAGAGAAGAAATTAAAGAATTAGAATCGCAGTTGGTTGCATTGGGTATCAAAAAATCTGAAATTAAAAAGTTAAAAGATAAAGCAAAAGAAGAAAGTAATGTCGAAGAAAAAAACTCATAAAAAATATATTTAGAAGATTTTCCAAAACATAAAACAGGTAAATTTGTTGGGTGTATTGATTGGAAAAATTTGGATAACAACACTATTAGGTTTGAATATCAAGATATGGTTGGTACATTTTTAGTAAAGTATTTTGATAAAGACACAGAAAAAATTCTAGTCAAATACAATAATAGAGAAATATGGTGTCATAGAAGTACATTTAGAAGAAACAACATATGCAGGATAATAGGTATTATTGATAATGATTTTAGATATGAAATTGGACATAGATATATTACAGACAATTTTGATTTTACAATTACGGATAAAAAAGTAATTAACAATAAAAAAATGTACAAATACAAGTGTAATAAATGTGGTTTTGATTCAAACAAAACCACATATTATAAAGGAAATTCCGTTGATTATTGGGTGTCAGAAACAAATTTAAAGCAAAATATATCTTGTCCTTGTTGTGGGGGAAAGAAAACCTATACACAAGAAGGAATTAATGACATTACAACAACTGATAGGTGATGATACCTTATTTTCAAGGAGGTTATGGTGAAGCAAAAAGATATCTTGCAGGTAGTGAAGAAAAAAAGATATTTATATGTCCACTTTGTGGAAGATTAAAAGATAAAAAAATGTCTATTTACACTCTTCATAGGATCAAAACAATTTCCTGTCCGTTCTGCTCAGATGGGTTTAGTTATCCTGAAAAATTTGTTTCTTGTTTTTTAAAACAATTAAATGAACCATTTATAACACAATACTCACCTAGTTGGGCGAATAAAAAACGATATGACTTTTATTTACCAAATATGAATATTATTGTAGAGGTAGATGGTGGTCTTGGACATGGCAAAAAAACATATGATAATCAAATAGATATAGTTGGAAAAAAGATTGATGACTATAAAGACTCTATGGCGTTAGATAATATAAACTGTGTTGTTTTTAGGGTAAATGCTGATGTTTCATCAATGTCCCACATTAAGAAAAGTTTGTTGGAAACTTTTCATGATATATTTTATATGGATTTTATTAATTGGGAAGAATGCGAAAAATTTGCATTAGGCAGTCTGTTAATTGATGTATGCAAAGCGTTTCGTAATAAGGTGTCTATACCAAATATAGCTAAACAATTTAGTATTTCAGAAAAAACTGTAAAGAGATATCTTGATTCAGGAAAAAATATCGGATTGTGTAATGATTTTAGAAAAAATAAAATACGAAAGGAAGAAATGAATGATTAGTTTATCAATACCAGTTGATAAAATACCTTTTATTCGTAGTATTGAGGGGAGAAAATTCAGGGATGGCAAATGGTTATTCCCTGAATCCTCTTATGAAACCCTTGTTAAATATGGTTTATTAGATAAAGAATATAAGGTAGAAAAAAAGGAGTATGTTCAATATGAATTGTCGGACTTCCTATATAAGCATCAAAAAGAAGCAGTCAACAAAGCACTGAATGAAGATGGATATGGATTGTTTTTAGATACAGGCTGTGGGAAGACGTTATGCGGAATTGAAATCGCAAAGCATATAGGAAAGACTTTAGTATTGTGTCCATTGTCAATTATTGAAACCGCATGGGTTGATGATTGCAACAAGTTCTACCCAGAATTAAAAATTATAAACTGTTGGAGTAATTCAAAACAGAAAAGAATAGAAGCATTAAATGTAGATGGTAATATCTATGTTATGAATTATGAAAGTTTTAAAATATTAAAAAATGAGATCCGTAAAAAAGATTTTAAATGTATGATTGTAGACGAAAGTTCTGTAATGAAGAATATGAAGTCGCAAATTACGACAGATATCCTTTCATGCATAGATTTTATTCCGAGAAGATATGTTCTCAGTGGGTGTCCAACACCAAATCATAATCTTGAAATTTTCCCGCAAATTAAATTCTGTAATCCGGATATGTTTGGTAATAATTATCTCGGATTTCAAGCATCTTATTTTCATCAAAACTTAGAAAATCCTCATATATGGTATCAAACTCAAGATGATAAAGACAAATTCTTTAAAAAACTTTCTGAAGGCTCTATTTTTGTAAACAAAGCAGATTGTGTAGATCTTCCGGATAAGATATTTAGCATTAAAGAATTTGATTTAGAGAAAGAACAGAGAAAATATTATAACGATATCTTAAATGATATCAGAGAACATATTAATGAATGGTCTAAGTTTGAATTTACAGCAAAGCTTATGAAATTAAGAGAGGTTGTAAGTGGTTTTGTGATTCAGAAAGATGGAAGTGTTTCAGATTTTAAAACAAATAAAGACAAAATATTAGAAGATTCATTGAATGAAATTGGTAACAAACAAGTAATTGTATGGTGTCAATTTATACATGAAATAGAAAGACTTGCGGAGAAATTCAACGGAGTGGCACTTACTTCTAAAACGAAAAATCGTGATGATATAATTCGTGGTTTTAAAAACGGCGATATTAAATTATTGTTTACACATCCTAAACTGCTGGGTAAAGGCGCAACATTTACTAACTGTACATATAACATCTATTATTCTTTGAGTTTTAGTTATGAGGAATTCAAACAGAGTCAAGATCGGATTCATAGAATCGGTCAGACGAATAAATGTACCTACATTATTTTACAAGGAAAAAATACGATTGATCAGAGAATATATAATTGTTTGCAGCGCAAAGGGAATGCGGTTGATGAATTATATTTAGAAATGGGATTGAAGAGTTAGAGAATATACAAGAGAAGATAAATAATAAAGAATCAGAAAGGATAAAAAGAATAGGTAGCTACTAAGGACATGTCACTTTCTGGTGAATGAATTGAAAGAAATTAATAATATTTATAATGAAGATTCCATTGAAGCAATGAGAAATATGGAATCTGAATGTGTGGATTTATTGGTGACCGACCCTCCATATAAAACAATAACTGGTGGAGATAGTAATGGCAAAAACTCAGAACGTCCTAAAGGAATGTTGAGTGGTAATAGAAAATTATTTGCTCATCAGAATATCAAAATATCTGATTGGATGCCAGAAGTGTATAGAGTATTAAAAGAAGGAAGCCATGCTTACATATTTACAAATGTATTAAATTTGACAGAAATGCTAAATGAAGCTCAGAAGGCAGGATTCAAATTACATAATTTGCTCTGTTGGGAAAAAAATAATTGTACTCCAAGTCAGTATTATATGAAGAATTGTGAGTATGTATTGTTTCTTAGAAAAGGTAAAGCAAAATGGATTAATGATATTGGTGGTAGTAAAACAGTTCATCAGTTCAACAACATCATTGGAAATAAGACACATCCATGTGAAAAACCAGTTGATTTATTAAAATTCTATATTGCCAATTCAAGCAATGAGGGAGATGTAGTTTTTGACCCTTTTAGCGGTACAGGTTCTACATTAGTAGCCTCTAAAGAGCTTGGTAGAAATTATCTTGGTTATGAAATTGATGAAGAATATTACAGTATAGCAAAGAAAAGATTATAAATATAAATCAGAAAGGAATAAAGGTGTAGCTACTGAAATCATATGAGCCTTTCTGGTGAATGAATTTTGAAGTATATGGGTTCAAAAAGTAGGATAGCGAAACATATTGTTCCTATCATACAGAATTACATAAACGAAAACAATATTGAAAAGTATGTTGAACCTTTTGTTGGTGGTGCTAATGTCATCGACAAGGTTCAGTGCAAAGAAAAATATGGATTTGACAAGAACAAGTATTTGATTGCTCTGCTCAAACGAGTACAGAGTGGAGAAGAATTATATGAAGAAGTACCCAAAGACCTATATGACAAAGCGAGAACTGCTTTTAATAATGGTAATACTTCCGAATTTGAGGATTGGGAAATTGGTAATATTGGCTTTATTGCATCATTCAATGGTCGTTGGTTTGATGGTGGATATGCTAAAACTGGCTATGAAAAGACTAAGAACGGTATGCGATTAAGAAATTATTATCAAGAAGCAAAGAATAATATCCTCACGCAAGCATCAGATTTGAAAGGAATTGTATTTGGTGTCAGCGATTACAAGGAATCTATTGAACTTCCTTATGATTCTGGAATGTTGATTTATTGTGACCCACCATATCAAGGAACAAAACAGTATGCAAATGCTATGACATTTGATTATAACGAGTTTTGGCAGACAATGAGAGATTGGTCAAAGAACAATATTGTGTTGATTAGTGAGCAGAATGCACCTGATGACTTTGAGTGTATTTGGGAACAAGAAGTTAGTAGAAGTATTAAAGCTGCCGATAAGAGCAAATCAACAGAGAAATTGTTTAAGTGGAATGGTGGTGTCTAATATGGAAGACATCAAATTATGGCAAGGCGACTGTTTGCAGTTAATGAATGATATTCCTAATAAATCGGTTGATTGCATCATCACAGACCTTCCTTATGGGCAAACTCAACGAAACAAGTGGGATAGTGTTATCCCATTTGAACCGTTATGGGAACAGTATAAGAGAATAATCAAGGACAATGGTGCAATTATTCTATTTGGTAATGGAATGTTTACTGCAGAATTGATGATGAGCAATAAGTCTATGTGGAAATATAACATCATTTGGGAGAAGACACAACCAACAGGGTTTCTAAATGCTAAGAAAATGCCACTAAGAAATCATGAGGATATTTGTATTTTCTATAAGAAACCACCTACATATAATCCACAAAAGACAACTGGACACACAAGAAAAGTAAGTAAAGCAGAACATAAGGTTGGATGTAAGAACACTTCAGATTATGGCGAGCATGGATTGACTACATATGATAGCACAGAAAGATATCCAAAATCTGTATGGAAGTTTGCAAAAGATGTTCAAAAATCAGCTCTTCATCCGACACAAAAACCATTGGCATTGATAGAAGAATTGATTAAAACTTACACCAATGAAGGTGATTTAGTCCTTGATTCTTGTATGGGTTCAGGAACTTGTGGTGTTGCAGCTAAGAAATTAGGCAGAAAATTCATAGGTATTGAGAAAGAAGAGAAATATTTTGAGATAGCGAAAGAAAGGATTAGTATTTATAGTTGATGTGATAACAATTGATACTGATAAAAGAGACGAATATGAAGAATCTGTTAAATATTTTTTAGAGCAAGGCTATAATCTGAAATCGTGTTCATGTGGTTATTATGGAATTACAAGTGACACTTGTTTTCCTTATTGGATGGCAATTTTAGTGAAAAATAACAGATGAAATGTCTGATTCATACAATCTGAGAGGTCTGGTGTTTTATAAAAAATAAACAGCAAGGTACAAAAAGAGGAGATGTTTGGTATTTCAAAATATTCAGGAAAATGTGATTGTTATGATGTTTTGATAATGATACATAAATATACATTAGAAGAACTCCAAAATAATGTAGACATATATATCGGTAAAAATACAGAATCATTAAAAATTAATTCTATGACAGATTTGATTCCATATTATTCGCATATCATTACATCAGCAGCGTTTAACAACGCAACGAGATGTGCAGCAATTAGCTTATCATTAGAGTCATGGGTTGATATTGAAGAACGTCAATTATTAGAATTTTATAAAAAAGAACTCGTAAAAATATACAATCGATGCCAACGAAAGAAAATGGAATTTGTCCCGGAAGTTGTTGTAAATGATATGAATTTATTATCAAACAATTCAGAAGTTGTCATTGAGTTAGCAAGAAGAGTAAAAGAAAATGGTGTAAAGGCAAGTATAGATGGATTGCATTTGATGATACAAGAATTATATCGACAAGAATTAGTAGATGAGATGATTAACAATGGATTAGATCCTGTAAATTATGGATATGGGAGATTTTGTAAAGGAGTGGAAAGTGAATGATGAACAATAATGACATTGGTTTATTTGAGAAAATGTTTGATGTAAATATAGATGAACTATTACAGAAAATAAAAAATACATTTGATGAAAAAAATAAAAAAATCAAAATATTAAAAAATGAGATTTCTGAATTAAAAGATTCACATTACAGAGATAAAGAGCTTAGTAGACTAAAAACAGAACTTGATAATACAAAACAAGATTTGCGTAGAGGATTTCCAATTACAGAATACGAATTAAATAAAATTAACGAATGGAAAAGAAAACATGAAGAAGTGCATGGATTAAAAACGATCGAAGAAAGATTAAAAAGTCAGGGGTGTTGTGGCGGTGTATATGAATATAGATTTATACCTACATCAATTGGAGTTATCGGTTCAATAATTTGTAGTAGATGTGGTGACAGCTTTAAATTTCGGGAGTTAAATTGATGATTAGAAATATAGATAGAATACGAAAAATGTCTTTAGAAGAAATTGCGCCATTATTGATTTGTTCAACATAGATTAGTGAAAATTTTAACCACAATCAAGGACATATTTCATTGCGAAAAGTTGAGTGGTTGTATCATATTTATGATTGTAATTTATGTTTTATACATTACAGTATATTCATTAACTGTAACATAATTAGGTGGTTTATATCTTCTGGTTATGTCAACAATTCAAATTATTTTAACCTTGTATGGAATGAAAATTAGTTTTGAAAATGAATTATTTAGCACAAATATTGAAGATTATAAATTTCATAGAATCTATAATTTTATAAATGTGATTATAGATTATATGTATTACCCAGTAGCAATTTGGATGTTGTTGGTGTAAGGAGTAATAAAAGCATATGAAAAGAAAACGGGAATATGTAAAACTTCCAATAACTAAGGAAGATATTAATAAAATCATGATTCTTCACAGTGATTATAAATCGATTAGGTTTTGGGAGAATATTATTATGAGCGAAGTTAAACATGGAATTTTAGCAAATGACAGAGAAGAATTGATTTGGTATATGACAGGAATTATAGACGGATGGCTAATACGCTCTCTAAAACAGAATTTAAATATATGAAAATGAATAGTGATTATCGAGAAGATTTGTATTAAAAGTAGGTGATTAAAATATCAGAAGAAATTATTAAGGTACTAGACAATCTGACAGCAAAGTTTGGAATTGTGATCGATTGGTCATCACAAAATATCGTTCCATATTTACAAGAAGTTGCGGGCAGATGTGTGAATTATAAAATGTATACGGCAATTATGTGGATTGTTGTTATGATTGTTATGATCATTATTGATTGTTTAATATTTAAAATTTTCTGGAATAATTATAAGAGAGACAGATGCTTTCGGACAAAAGACAATTTATTATTCGCCAGAATGGTTTGTGGATCTGTGATGTTTTTCTTGTTTGTAATTGTTATTTTGAATGCAAATACTATTATAGCTTGCGTTACATTCCCAGAAAAAATAATTTTAGATTATTGGACAGCTTTGTAATTTATCAATTTAATTCATAAATAAAATCAGATCGTTCAGATCAATTCAAATCACAAAAATATAGAACTGAACAGAGAATAATAATTAGGGTGGTTGCAGCATACCCTTGGGTTTTTGCACTCAAAAATCACTGATTACATAGAATTTGACATATTAGTTACTTCTATGTTCCGTCCAAAAGGGCGTTTTAATAGATAAAAATTTTTATATTACAGGAGGATGTTTATATTGGCAAAAAACATGTTTCAAAAGGCAAAAAGAGAACAGGTATGGATTAAGGTATTGTTGAGCGGTGCATCAGGTAGTGGTAAAAGTTATAGCGCTCTAAAAATGGCAACAGGAATTGCAAAAAAATGTAATAGCGGAATTGCCTACATAGGAACAGAGGGATCTCGTAATAAGTATTATGCAAATGAGTTTAGTTATGATTTGCTGGAACTTGAAGAACCATTTGAGTGTGAGAAGTATATGGAAGCAATTGACGCAGCGGTTGATGCAGGATATAAGGTGTTGATCATTGATTCGATGACGCATGAATGGAAGTGGTTGAATGACATACATGACAAAATGCCTGGTAATAGCTTTACAAACTGGGGAAAACTGAAGCCTAGACATCATAAGTTCATTGACAAGGTGTTGAACAGTCCGATTCATATTATTGCAACTGCAAGAGGAAAAGATGATTGGGTTCTTGAAGATAAGAACGGAAAACAGGTTCCTAAAAAGGTTGGAATGGGACAGCAGCAGGATAAGGATATTTCTTATGAGTATACCGTTTCTCTTATGATTGAACAGGATACACATGTTGCATCTTCAGACAAGGATAATACACATTTGTTTGATGGCAGATATGAAGTAATTACTGAAAAAGACGGAGAAAGACTTTATGATTGGGCTAATGACGGCGACACACCTGCTTCTAAAATAGATAATTCAAAATATGAAACAGCTTCTTATAACGAAAAAGATACGTTGGTAAACATTAAAAAAGAAATTATTTCAATGTGTACAAGTCTTGGAGGTACTAAAAATATAGAGTTAATGAATGCTCTTAAAAAATATGTTCCAAACGGAAATCCAAATGGAATCAAAGATACGGATGCTGCAAAAGCATGTTTAAATGAAATTAAAAATATTAAACCAGTAGAAGCGTAATAAAGGAGAATGGTATTTATGAATAAAGTCATATTAGTAGGAAGATTAACAAGAGATCCGGAAGTTAGAAATTCTGGTGAAACAGTAGTCGCAAGATATACGGTAGCAGTTGACCGCAGATTCAAAAGAGATAACGAACCGACCGCAGATTTTATTCCGTGTGTTGTATTCGGACGCTCCGCAGAATTTGCTGAGAAGTATTTCCGTCAGGGAATGCGTGTTTCTGTTTCCGGTCGTATTCAGACCGGAAGCTATACAAATAAAGACGGTGTGCGTGTTTATACAACAGATGTCATTGTAGAAGAGCAGGAATTTGCTGAGAGCAGAGCAGAGAGTAACACTGCTAACAATACACATACGGAAAATACGATTCCAGATAACTTCGCAAATATTCCGGATGATGTAGATGATGAAGAATTACCGTTTAACTAATTGGTGATTTATATGCCAGAAAAAGAGTATAAGTGTGCATATAAATATTGTATTCACCACGGAGAAAAGGTTAAATCCTCAGAATCCGTGGTGATAAACAATCGCCATTATCATTGGGATTGTGCATCAATCAAACAAGAGATAAAAGAATGTGTAGATGAGTATATGGATTGCATTGAGGATAAAACACAATATCCAATAGTAACAAGAATAATCAATACATTGGTATTTAAGAATCAAGTACCAACGGAATATATATTAAAAAAAATTAAAATGTCAAAGTTGTATTATTCGGATAAACCAGTATACGTTCTATACGGAATTAGAAAAATGTTTTGGGAAAAAGAAATTGGAATGTAGGCGGTGATTAATTGCTTATTGAAAAAAAAGACATTGAAAAAGCGAAACAGAAACTTGGAACAGACAACGCATTTATCGTTGCTGAATTATTAGAATTAGAGAATTTTGACGAAAAGAATCTAAAGGCTTGCTGTCCTTATCACAATGAGGACACAGCAAGTTTTATTTATAATAAAAAGGCTTATAATTGGCACTGTTTTGGCTGCAATAAGACTATAGACATTATAGATGTTTTGATGGAAAAAGGAAATACATTTTTAGAAGCGGTAAAGTATTTATTTGAAAAGGCGGATATGGAATATAGTTTTGGAGAAAAGGATGTAAAAACAAAACGAAATTATAAATATCCACATGAAGAACCGATAAATAAAAAAGAAAATGTTATTACATATTGGGGAAAGCGTGGAATTTCCAAAAATGTAATTGATTATTTGGACATTCGAGAAGATAAATTTGGAAATGGAGTGTTCAATTTTTATGATACAAATGATGTTTTAACAATGGTTAAGTATAGACCTGCTAGAAGCGTTGATAAAACAAATGGAGAGATTAAAAATTGGTGTCAGAAAGATGCTGATACTACTCCGCTACTGTTTAATATGAATAGAATTAACAATTCCAAACCACTGTTAATAACAGAAGGAGAAACTGATTGTGCCAGTGCAATTGAGGCTGGGTATTTGAATACGGTAAGCGTTCCTCTTGGAGCAGGAAATTTTCATTGGATTGAAGAAAATTGGGATTGGCTAAATGGATTCGATTCAATTATTGTGTGGTCTGACAATGATGAAGCTGGAGAAAAAATGCGAAAAGAGTGCATTTACAGACTCGGAACATGGAGGACTAAATATATTTTAACTCCAAATTATTTTGAAAAAGAGGATGGTAAAAAGGTTTTATTAAAAGATATAAATGATTGCCTTCAAATTGGAGGAAAAGAATTTGTAATGAATTTAATATCTGAAGCAAAAGATGTTCCGGTAAAAAGTGTAGTTGACTATTCAGAGATTGAAGAGCTTGATATTTCACAGATGGGCGGCATACAAACAGGTATTAAACCGCTGGACAACGAATTACTTAAGATATTTTATGGAACACTTACTGTTTTATCAGGTCGTCCAGGTTCAGGAAAGACAAGCATAATCGATCAAGCAATTGCTAGAACAATAGATGAAGGATCGCCAGTATTTCTTTTTTCAAAGGAAATGCCAGAGAGAATGAGTGCAAACTGGTTTAATACAATCATTGCCGGAAGACGAAATATGGTTGAAAAAACAAGTAGAGAAGGAAAGCGGTATCATGTGGTTCCACAGAAAACGCAAAAGAAAATGCAGGACTTTTATAAGAGCAAGTTATTCATTTATAGAGATGACGAGCCAAATGATGTTGACTCTGTGTTGAAGTCTGCTGAAGAGTGCGTAAGAAAATTTGGATGTAAATTTATTGTATTGGACAACCTTATGATGATTGATTTGAATTGTTCAGAGAGTGACAAAAATACAGCTCAAACTAATTTGATAAATTCCCTGATTAAGTTTGCTGCAAAATTTAACGTAGCGGTCGTGTTAATTGCTCATCCAAGAAAAACACAGGACACAAATTCAGACATTGAAATGTACGATATTTCAGGTACATCAAATATTATCAATTTAGCTATGCGATCTATTGGTCTTAGACGTGTTTCTAAGAAAGAGAAAAATGATCCGAAATCAAAGTGGGGAAAATACGATGTTGTTTTAACTGTGATCAAAGACAGACTTCTTGGAAAGGCAGATTTTCAAATGGGGTTATGGTATGACATTGTATCGAGAAGATTTTATACAGATTATGAAGAATACGATACGAAGTTTGCGTGGGATGATAAGGTGTATACAAATAAAATTCCGTATGTAGATAGAGGGTCAGAAGATGAATTTCCGGACAAATAAAAAGGAGAATAGATTTGGAAGAACTTGATTTTTTATTAGATACAATGCAATGGAGTTTTTCGAGGCTTAATGCATATTATAACTGTCCGTATGAATGGAAGATGCATTATTTGGAGTGTAATAAATCTGAGAACGGATTTTTTGGAGAGTATGGAAGTTTAATACATAAGATTCTTGAAAAATACGCAAAAGGGGAACTTTCTATTTTTGAATTGAATCAGTATTATGAAGAAAATTTTTCTGATGAGATTTTACATGACGCTCCGCCGAATAAATATGTTGATATTAAACAGTCATACTACGACAAAGGGGAGGATTATTTAAATAATATTGATTTAGATTTGGATAGATATGAAATACTCGGAGTCGAGAAAAAGGTTACATTTAAAATTAACAACAAAGATTTTGTTGGATATATTGATTTACTTGTAAGAGATAAAGAAACTAATGAAATCATTATAATCGATCATAAATCTGCAAGTATAAAGATTCTTAAAAGTGGAAAGATTAGTAAATCTGACCAACAACATTTCTTAGAATTCAAGAGGCAATTGTATTTATATTCCATTCCAATTATTGAAGAATACGGTTCTGTTTCTAAGTTGAAATGGAACATGTTTAAGGATAAAAAATGGATAGAAATACCATGGGATAAAAATGAATGCGAAGAAGCTATTCAATGGGCGAAAGACACGTTAAAACTTATTGAAAATGAATCTGAATGGTCGCCTAATCCTGATTTTTATTATTGTAATTATCTTTGCGGTCAAAGAAATAATGCATGTGAATATAAGTCACAACCAACTAAAAGTAAAAATGAAACTACAATACATTATAATCCGGAAACAGATTCATATGAATAGGTGGTGATATTATAAGAAATTATACTGTATATCATTTACATACAGAAAATTCTTTACTGGATAGCTGTACCAACTATAAGTTATATGTTGATAAAGCAGTAGAATTAGGACAGAAAGCAATTTGCTTTACAGAACATGGAAATACATATAACAACATAGAAAAAAAGATGTATGCAAACAGTAAGGGGGTGAAATATTTACATGGAGTTGAAATATATTTAACATCAACTTTAAATGAAAAAATCAGAGATAATTATCATACTATTTTAATCGCAAAAAATAAGGACGGTATTAAAGAATTAAACACACTGGTTGATTTATCTACAAGAGAAGATCATGTGTATTATAAACCAAGGATTTCTTTTGATGAGTTTCTTAATATATCTGATAACGTAATTAAAATATCCGCATGTCTTGCTTCCCCGTTGAATAAATATCCATCATCTGTAAATGCAATATATGAAAAGATTAAGAAACTTGAAGATGAAAGAGACTATGAAATTAGTTTACTTACAGATAATAAATATAATGAATTTTTTGAAGCAGAAAAAAAACGATATGAAAAAATGCTTGCAGGTGGTTCATCAGGATTCGGTGGATATATTGAGCCACCAATAGAAAAGGATGAATGGTTTAGAATACAGAAAACTGCGATTACAAATAACTATAAAAAACAAATAGAAGATCTCAAACGTGAAATTGATCGGGCGAAAGATAATTATGAAAAATTATTACAAAAATACGATTATTACGAGATTCAACCACACATCAAATCTATTGAACAGATTAAGTATAATAAGTTTCTTTATGAGGCATCTAAAAAATACAATAAACCTTTGATAGCCGGAACAGATACACATAGTATTAATCAGTATAAGGCAGAGTGTAGAAGTATATTGCAAAAAGCAAAACATATTGAGTTTTCAAATGAAGATGAGTTTGACCTTACATATAAATCATATGACGAACTGGTAGAAATGTTTAGACAGCAAAATTCACTTCCGATGAGCGCCATATTAGAAGCAATTGAAAATACTAATAGGATGGCTGATTCTGTAGAAGACTATGAACTTGACACAAGTTTTAAATATCCTGTTTTATATGATGACGAAGATAAGGTTTTCGTAGAACGTATTCGCAGAATGTATAACGAAAAGATTGAAAAAGGAATTATAAAACCAGACCCTAGATATGAAGAAAACATTAAAGAAGAACTTCGTGTTTTCAGAAAAATCGGAATGGTTGGGTTTATGTTATTTATGTCAGAACTTGTGTGCTGGTGCTGGGATAATAATATCCCAATTGGATATTGTAGAGGATCTGTTGGAGGGTCAACAATTGCTTATATTTTAGACATAATAGATGTAAATCCTATAGTGTGGAATACTGTGTTTTCAAGATTTGCCAATGAGGATAGAAAAGAAATTGGAGATATAGATCTTGATATTTCACCGACACAAAGACATTTGGTATATAAGCATATTATAGAAAAGTTTGGTGTTGATAAAACGGCGTACGTTCTTGCTATCGGAACAATATCTGACAAGGGTACAATTGATGAAATTGGAAGAGCATTAAATATTCCACTATCAGAAGTAAAAGAAATTAAATCCCTGTATTCATTTTATATAGAAACAATCAAAGAATGCTCTGATAAAATAGACAAAATTGAATCAAATGAAGAATATAAAAAAGATAATAAGCTTATAAAAGAAAGAGATGAACTTGTAGAAAAACTTGATAAAAGTAAAAATGGATTGAAAGACTTAAAAGAGAATAGATATAAGGAACTATTTTATTATTTTGATGGTCTTGTAGGAACTGCAATATCTCAATCAATGCATCCGGCAGGTATTATTGTTAGCCCTATTTCTCTTCCTGATAATTACGGAACGTTTTGGAGTAAAGATGGCAAGCGCATTTTAACTATTAATATGGAAGAGATACATGAAGTATCACTTGTTAAATATGATCTTCTTGGATTGAAAAATATAGAGATAATAAAGGATGCTTGTGAACTTGCAGGAATACCATATCCCAAATCTCATACATTGAACTGGTTAGATGAAAAAGTTTGGAATCATATAGCAGATAGCCCTGTAGGTATATTTCAATTTGAGAGTAAATTTGCATATGATTCAATGAAGAAATTTAAATGTAAATGCGTAAATGATTTATCTCTTGTCAATGCGTCAATTAGACCATCTGGAGAATCTTACCGTGATAGATTGTTGTCTCATGAAAAGAATAAGAATCCGTCCGAATTAATTGACGATTTACTAAAAGAAAATCATGGATATCTAACATTTCAAGAGGACACCATTAAGTTTTTAACAAATATATGTGGGCTTAGTGGAAGCGAGGCTGACAATATTAGAAGGGCGATTGGTAGAAAACAAAGGGATAGGCTTGAAACTGCGCTACCTGATATTCTGAACGGATATTGCAAAATGTCATCTAAACCAAGAGAAGTAGCGGAAAAAGAGGCAAAAACATTTTTACAAATTATTGAGGATAGCTCAAATTATCAATTTGGCTATAATCATTCGACTGGATACTCAATGATTGGATATACATGCGCTTATTTAAGATATTATTATCCGAATGAATTTATTACTGCGTATTTAAATAACGCAAACAATGAAGATGATATTATAACAGGAACTGAATTGGCTAAACAGTTTGGTATAAAAATACATGGTATAAAATTTAGACACTCTATAGGTAAGTATTCATGTGATTCAAACGGGATTTATAAAGGTATTTCTTCTGTTAAATATCTTAATGATGAAGCGGCTAACAATTTGTATTCCATTAAAGATAAGAGGTTTAATACATTTATAGATTTGCTTGTAGAAATTTCTCATTTAAAAATTGACAGTAGAAAACTTGAAATACTTATTAAATTAGATTTTTTTGAAGAGTTTGGTGGAGTTAAATATCTTTTATTATGTAATGATATATTTACAAAATATTATGGTAAAAAACAGATGAGAAAAGACAAGGCTTTGGAATATGGACTTGATTTTGAACTTTTAAGAAGTTGCTCGGAAAAGGAAACTCAGAAAACATTTATTGGACTTAACAGTGTAAAACTTATCAATGAATTATCTTCTTCTATACCAAACATAAAAACAGATTTGAAAACAAAAATAATATATCAAATGGAAAACTTGGGATATGTAGATGTTGTTGATAAAAAGTATGCTGGATATTGCGTTGCTGTTGATTTGAACGTAGATTATTCTCCAAGATTAAAATTGTATGCGCTTGCGAATGGAAATACTATTCCTGTAAAAATAAGTAAAAAAATATTTGCGAAGAACCCAATCAAACGAGGGGATATCGTAAAGGTAGAAGATCAGTGTAAGAAAGCTAAAATGAAAAAGATTGATGGAAAGTGGATAGAAACTGCGGAAAAGGAATGGTGGATTTCTGAATATAAAATATGCAATAACATAGATTTGTGATTGGAGGAAGTTTGAAATATTAGATTGCTATAAATATACAGATAAAGAACTAGATGAGATTGTAAGGTCAATGGTAATTCTTGTTGATAAAAGAGAAAAGAATATAGATCATCTAATTAAATATTTTGATAAAGCTAAAATAGAATATAAAAATAAATCACTTGCTTATGGGGACTATTCTTTTTATGTCCCCAAGAATGAAGGATTTTCAATACCTCGCGATATATATTTTGATAAAAAAATTATCATTGAAAGAAAGGCATCGCTTGAAGAACTTAGTGGAAATCTTACAAAAGAAAGAGACAGGCTTGAAAAGGAATTAAGTCTAGCACCAACAACAAAAGTAATTGTGGTTGAAAATGCAAATTACTCGGATATTATATCTGGAAACTACAACACTAAGTATAATAATAAATCATATTGGGCGAGTATTCACTCGTTTTGGCATAAATATAATGTGCCAATTATTTTTATCCCAGACAATACATATACAGGATTTTTTATAAGAGGATATTTTGAATATTATCTGAAAAATTATTTGAGATAAAGGAGAATAAATAACATATGACAAAAGAAGAGAAACAGAAAATTTTTGAACCGCTATCAAGAAACTTTGAAACAGAAATGTTTAAATCATATTTTATGGATATGGTGTCAGAAATTCAGGATTACATTTTTACAATGCCGTCTTCCACATCCGGCAAGTATCATAATGCAAAACAGTGTGAACAGTATGGTCAAATTTATCACGTTTATATGTTTGACTCAATTTTAAATCACAGACTTAGACTAAAAGGAAATAAGGAACTGTATTCAACACCAGAAGAAAGAGATTGTATGAGATGTGTTCCTGTATTTCACGATGCAGTTAAATGTGGATGGAACGGGTCACAGTATACTGTACAAGATCATCCAATGCTTGCTGCAAAATGGGTTCTTAACACAAAAGTTGAACATGATATTCCTGATAATTACAAGCAGATGATCGCAGATATGTGCGAAAGTCACTCAGGACAGTGGAACAAAAGTCGTTCCGGTAAAGTTATTATGTCTGAACCTAGAAATGCTAGAGAGTTTTTTATTCATGAGTGTGATATTTTGTCTTCAAGATGTGATTTGGACTATATTATTCCAGATGAATTAAAAGAATTACTAAATGCAAATGTAAAAATTGAACTTCCAAGCTTAGATGAATATGTTTTAACATTTGGTAAACATAAAGGGAAGACTCTTGTTGAAGTTGCAAAGTGTGATCCCGGTTGGATTCGTTGGGCGAAAGAAAATATTGATAGAGAACCTATTAGAGGTTTATTAAAGGAGCTGTAAAAAGGAGAATAGTTAATATGGCAATATGGGTTACAGGTGATATTCATGGCAATCCATCACGATTATCGACAGATATTTTCCCGGAACAAAAAGAAATGACAAAAGAAGATTATATTATTTTGTTAGGAGACTTCGGCTTAGTCTGGGATTATCGTGGAGAAAGCAAAAATGAGAAGTATTGGCTTGACTGGTTGGAAACAAAACCGTTTACGACATTATTTCTCGACGGAAATCATGAAAATTTTAATCGTTTGAACACCTATAAAATAGAGAAATTTTGCGGAGGAAATGCAAGTTTCATCCGACCATCTGTTATCCATTTGAAACGTGGACAAGTGCTTAATCTTCAAGGAAAGAAATTTTTTACGTTTGGCGGCGCAAAAAGTCATGATATTTCTGATGGAATTCTTGAACCGGGAGACAAACGCATCAAGGAATGGGACAAAAATTATAATAAAATGTTCCGAGTAAATGGAGTGTCTTGGTGGAGAGAAGAGATGCCGTCTCAAGAAGAAATGGACGAAGGGATTTGTAATTTGCAAAAAGAGAATAACAAAGTAGATTATATTCTTACACATTGTCCGCCAACATCTGTATTAAAACAGATGAATAATAATTATGGAAGTGATTATCTAACTGATTATTTACAGGCAATAAAAGAAAACATTAAATATAAGAAATGGCTGTTTGGTCATATGCACGTGAACAAAAATTATCAATGGGATAAAGCAGCGTGTTTATATGAACAAATTGTGAGGATATTATAAGGCGAGCTTGAGGACGCGGTAGCATATAAATTACAGAATGGAGAATAAATAAATGGAAGGTATTATTAAAATAAGAAATGTACCAGAAACTTGTAGTGATTGTTTTTTGCATTCTTATGCAATCGGATGTAGATGTAAGAAAAAGTTGTTTGAAGGATATAAGACTACACGACCTGATTGGTGTCCGATTGAAACAAAAAAGAAAGAGGATGTTTATGAAAAAAATTGAAAAAATCAAAGAACTTGTAAAAGAATTAAATAAACACAGAGATGCTTATTATAATGATTCAAAGCCAACAATTTCTGATCCAGAGTATGACAGATTATTTGATAAGTTGCAAAATCTTGAAGAAGAAACTGGAATCATTATGAGTAATTCTCCTACTCAGACAGTTGGGTATGAAGTAAAGTCGAAACTTGAAAAAGTAAAACATGAATATCCGATGCTTTCTCTTGATAAAACAAAGTCAGTAAATGAATTAAATAAATTCGTAGGTGACAAAGATGCGATTGTAATGCTAAAGCTTGATGGACTTACAGTTGCAGTCACATATGAAAATGGAATTATGATTAAGGCGGAAACGAGAGGGAATGGCTCAGAAGGAGAATTGATCACTGCAAATGCTAAGACATTTGTAAATCTGCCAACTACAATTCCATATAAAGATAAACTGGTTGTTTTTGGTGAAGCAATTATTACTTACGATGATTTCAAAAGAATCAATAATAAGTTGTCTGAAAATGAAAAATATAAAAATCCTAGAAATCTTGTATCTGGTTCTGTAAGGCAACTTGATAATAAAATATGTGCAGAGCGAAATGTTAAATTTATTGCATGGAGATTAGTTGAAGGTAGTGACAATAACGATTTTTATCAAAGGTTATTAGAGTTAAAAAATTATGGTTTTGATGTTGTTCCAACAGTATTTTACAATACATATGAAATTGAACAGATTTTAGAAGAGGCACATCAAGTAGCTTCGAATGACAAAATACCAATAGACGGTTGTGTAATCTCGTACAGAGATATTAAGTATATGGATTCACTCGGTGCAACTTCTCATCATATGCGAAGTCAGTACGCATTTAAATATACTGATGAAGAAGTAGAAACTACATTATTAGATATTGAATGGTCAATGGGAAAATCCGGACAGCTTACGCCGGTTGCTATTTTTGAATCTGTGGAACTAGATGGAACAACAGTCAGTCGTGCTAGTATACACAATGTAAGTATTTTAACAAAACTAGATTTACAAGTTGGAGATACAATTACTGTATATAAATCAAATCAAATTATTCCTCAAATTCGTGAAAACTTATCTGCAAAAAATAGGGAGAGTTCTTATATACAAATTCCATCATATTGTCCAGTCTGTGGACATCAAACAGAAATTATTAAAGATAATGATACAGAAATCCTCATGTGCGCCAATCCATCTTGTAAAGGGAAGCTTCTCGGAAGACTATCACATTTCGTATCTAAAAAAGGTATGGATATTGATGGACTATCTGATGAAACTTTGAAGAAATTCATTGAACTTGGATGGGCAAAAAATATTTCTGACATTTACAATCTTCCAACACATTTTAATGAATTATCAAAGATGAATGGATTTGGTAAGAAATCAGTTGTAAAATTACAAACTTCAATCGAGCAGAGTAAGACAACAGACCTTCAGCATTTTATTGCAGCATTGAGCATTCCGAATATTGGCACATCACAGTCAAAAGAATTATGTAAGACATTCAAAACATGGGATGATTTTTCGGCAGCAGGATTCGGTAATTACGATTTTTCACAGCTTGAAGGTTTTGGTGCAGTATTAAATAGTAACATTCACACATGGTTCGATACGATGTATAAAGAAGACCAAATTGATCAACTTGCAAGAAATATTACATTTACAGAAAATGAAAATAGCATATCCACAGAGATACTAAAAGGAAAAACTTTTGTGATTACAGGAAGTCTGGAGCACTATAAAAACAGAGAAGAACTGAAATCTGTAATAGAACGAAATGGTGGTAAGGTTTCCGGAAGTATAAGCAAAAACACGTTTGCACTAATTAATAACAATATTAATTCAACATCTTCTAAAAACAAAAAGGCTAATTCTTTAGGAGTTCAAATTATTTCTGAAGAAGATTTCATTCAATTAATTTCTAAATAGTTGAGTATATTGTAATATGCTCAATTAACACATATCAAAAAATAAAAATTCCCAAGTAATTAAATAAGGAGAAATTATGTTGTTTATAGTTAAACAGCCAAATGGTTTATATTGTAAATTTTCTACGATGTTCGACTGTCCTGTGCGTTTTAACATGACAGAAGATGAATATATAGAATCTTGTGTGGAACGTGCAAAAAGAGAAGCTGTTGATGTGTTAGAAAATCATCTAAAACCATTTGACATGATGATAGAAAAATTTCAACCCATTAACGTAACAGTAGAAGAATTTAATGAAATTCTAAAAAAGATGGGTTATAAAAAAGAATATAAGGAGTAATAAAAAATATGGACTTTAAAGTAAAATTAGGAAATTCTAATAACGCTGCTTTGTTTGTATCTGTCTGTTCGTCATTTGAACCATATATAGATTATAAAATCGGTAGATATACAGTAGATGCAAAATCAATTATGGGAGTGCTTTCTACATCTTTGGATAAAGTAGCAACTGTAATTATTAACACAGATGACGAACATATTATTAAGTCATTTAAAAAAAATATCAATTTATGGATAGTGGAGGGGTAAGTTTGAAAATTCTATTAGAAGACATCAATGACGTTACTTGTTTCGTAAACGGTGGAAATTTCTATGAAGGGGAAATTGAAGTAGCACAAAAACGATATAGGATAAATGGAAGAAGCTTTATAGGAATGTGCAGTATAGATCTGACAGAACCTATTGATGTAAAGATTATAACAGAGAATCCGATTTCAAAAGAAGATTTTTATAAGTTTATCAAAAAATGGGAGGTAAGGGAGTAAAATGCTGATGTTTATAGGAACGATTCTACTACAAATTATAAACTTGCTACTTATTTTGTTTGGGGCAGTTTTAGTAATTGGATTATTAGCTGTAACAATAGTCTATTGTTGGAATAATAGGATGAACATAAGAGGAAGAAGTAGAAAAAGGAGAATGGATAATGATTAAATTTAAAAATACAGATGTTTGGGGATTTGAACATGCGTTACGGGGAATGAGAAATCCAATGAATAGTTGGAATAAAAGCGATAGCAAATATTGTGGAGACTTCGATGGCTGTGAGAAATGTAATCTGAGAATAGATACTTGCGATGCATATCTTATCGGAGAAAATGATATGAATTTAGCACACAGACTTATCAAAGGCGGAAGCGAACATAGAAAATTCTTACGACAGATTTTTGTGTCTGTTGATATTACTGCGCCTATTTACTGGTGGAAAGAATTCGATACTTACAAGGTGGGTACTACAGCAAATAGCACAAGTACAATGCATAAAATACACGCCAAGAGATTTGAACGAGACGATTTTAGCATCGAACATCTTAAAAATTGTGATGAAGAACATTGGATGGTTTGTATGGATAATATTATTTCTTCATTAAATGTTGCAAGAGAAAAATATTTAGAAACAAAAGAAAAAAAATACTGGTGGCAAATGATCCAACTTCTTCCTAGCAGCTACAACCAAACACGTACTATCACAATGACATATGAGAACCTACTTAATATGTATCGGCAAAGAAGAAATCATAAACTAGATGAATGGTCTATTGGATTTATAGATTGGATTAAAACACTTCCATATTCTGAAGAATTAATTATGTATACAGAAGGAGAAAATAAATGATTGTTTTACTTGGAAAGACTTGTAGTGGCAAAGATACAATCCTAAACAAACTTGTAAAAGATTATGGGTATTTTAAACTAACAACTTACACGACTCGCCCTATGCGTAAAGGTGAAATTCAAGATAAAACATATCACTTTGTTTCAGAAGAAGAGTTTTTGGACAAGCTGAATTCAGAGTTCTTCTTAGAACATAAAAAATATGAAACGGCTGAGGGTGAATGGTATTACGGTTCTGCAAAAGAAGATTATGAGAACGGTGACAATAACTCAGTTATCATTCTTACACCAAGTGGATTTGAAGCATTAAAAGTGTACATTGCCAGACAAAAAGTGGATATTGATATTGTATCAATATATATCTATGCAAATAACAAAACGATATCTAATCGCTTAAAGAAACGTGGAGATAAAAAAGAAGAAGCTGATAGAAGAATTAAAGCGGACAGTGTTGATTTTAAAAATGTCGTTGACATAGTAGATAAGATTTTTTACAACAACGAGACAAATGATTTGGATGAAGTAGTCAAGAAAGTTCATGAATACATTAAATATAGAAACGAGGATAAAAATTGAAAAAGAAAATGTACTTAGCTGGAGCAATCGGTTGCTATAAAGACAATTCTGAAAAAGCTATGCAATGGAGAAAAAACATTTGCAGAATTTTATATGAGCGTGGGTGCGAAAGCGAGTGGGAAGCTTTTGATCCGACAAAATATTATAATTATTGGAATCCTATCCATAAAACCGAAAAAGAAATTATGCGGTTTGAATTTAATCGAATTAAACAGTGTGATGTTGTACTTGTGAATTTAAAAGACATTAACATATCGATTGGCACATCTGACGAATTATTATTTTCATATCTTAATGGAATTCCTATAGTTGGGTTTTGTGAAGAGTCTGATTATATTGATCTCATACATACTTGGAAAATTGAACAAATTGATAGGATTGAAAGCGGAAAAGACGCATTACAAAACGCACTGGATTATATCTTAAATTATTATTCATAAAACGGAGGAAATAAATAAACTTGATTAATACTAGCGGAATGCTAATGAGACAATTAGAAAGGATGCGTGATGAACCTATAACAGCAATTTTAGATAATAAAGAATTTGTAATAGAGAATATTATTCATGTAAAAGATTATACTGACTCGCCGTCATCTCATTTGGCATTAAAAATTCGTGACGGTGGGGAAGGTAATATTAAAAGATAAGAATGTAGGAGGTATATGTTTATTGAAGGTTATTAAAAGAGATTGTACAGAGGTCGAGTTTGACAAAAGTAAAATTTCTAATGCTATTTTGAAAGCAATGAGAAATGGCAGTGGTATTATTCGTCCTAAAATTGCCGAATCTATTGCTGATGAAATTTATAATGAATGTAAAAATAAAGACGAGGTAAGTATTTCTGAAATTGAAAGTCTTGTTTATGATAAGTTGATTTCAAAAAAACAGAGATTAACAGCAAAGGCATATGAGGGATACAGAAGTATTAGAGAATTTCAAAGAGAAAATTTAAATACAACAGATGAACAAATTGAAGAACTTCTTTCTGGATCAAGTGATTACTGGAATAATGAAAATTCAAATAAAAATCCAAAATTGCTAACAACACAGAGAGATTATATGGCAGGAATCTTGAGTACAGATATTACACGAAGGTTTCTTTTGCCACCTGAAATTGTACAGGCACATGATGAAGGTCTTCTTCATTTTCATGATGCAGATTATTATGCACAAAATGCAATAAGCAATTGTTGTTTGATTAATTTAGAAGACATGTTACAGAACGGTACATGCATTAATAAAGTTACAATTGATAAGCCACATAGATTAATTACAGCTACTACAATCGCTACACAAATTATTACAGCAGTAACCTCTAGCCAGTTTGGAGGTGCTACTATCACCTTAACACATTTAGCACCGTTTGTAAGAGATAGCTTCAACATTTATTTTGAAAAATACAAAAAAAGAGGACTTAATGAAGAACAGTGTAAAAAATTTGCTAAAGAAGATATTAAAAAGGAAATTTCAGACGCTGTACAAACATTTAATTATCAGTGCAACAGCATGACAACAACAAACGGACAAAGCCCATTTTTATCTGTTTGTATGTATCTTGGAGAGACTGAAGAATATAAAGAAGAGCTTGCAATGCTTATTGAAGAGTTTTTAAACCAGAGATTAACTGGACTAAAAAATGAAGTTGGTGTATATACAACACAAGCGTTCCCAAAACTTCTGTATGTTTTGGAAGACGCAAATGTATATGAAGATTCTCCATATTGGTATCTGACAGAATTGGCAGCTAAATGTACCGCAAAAAGAATGGTTCCAGATTATATTTCAGAAAAAATAATGTTAAAAAATAAAATCGATAAAAATGGCAATGGAAATTGCTATCCGTGTATGGGTAAGTGAAAATGCAGCCCAGGATAAACCGATTGAACCTTGCTTAAAGGGTGTGTGATTTGTATAAATCATGCTAACGGATAAGTCTTATAGAGAAGAGATTCAGTGACATAAGATTAGTACCGTGCCAACCCTATTACAAATAGGAAGTGTGTATCGACTAATGGTGATGAGTGTAGCCATGTAGGGTGGGAGATAAGCACCCACTCCAAGCAGTCGGCTCTGTGAAGAGAGTAACGGACTCTGAGAGAATATATAGTCAGTGTGTATAGTGATATACAGTTTAACGTGCAGAAGTTTTTTAACTCCATATGTAAATACAAATGGAACGGCTCAATATTACGGACGTTTTAACCAAGGTGTTGTTACTATTAATTTAGTTGATATTGCATTGTCATCTGGTGGAGATGTTAATACATTTTGGACTATTTTTGATGAAAGAACAGAATTATGTCATAAAGCTTTAAGACTTAGACATAAAAGACTTGAAGGAACTGTTTCAGATGTTGCTCCAATTCTATATCAAGATGGAGCATTCGCCAGATTAAAAAAGGGAGAAAAAATTGATGATCTACTCCATAACGGATATTCAACAATTTCTCTTGGATATGCTGGTTTGTATGAGTGTGTAAAATATATGACTGGTAAATCCCATACAGATAACGATAAAGGAACAGCGTTTGGTCTTGAAGTAATGCAAAAATTAAATGACAAATGTACAGAGTGGAAAATAGCGGAAAATATTGATTATAGCTTATATGGAAGTCCAATTGAATCTACTACATATAAATTTGCAAAGTGTTTAAAGAAAAGATTTGGAATTATAGATGAAATTACAGATCGTGATTATATTACAAATTCATATCATGTTCCTGTATTTGAAAAAATTGATCCATTTACTAAGCTTGATTTAGAAAGCCAGTTTCAGAAATTGTCTCCGGGTGGAGCGATCAGTTATGTGGAATGTGCAGATTTAACGAAGAATACAAAGGTTGTATTAGAAGTTGTAAAATTTATTTATGACCATATTATGTATGCAGAATTAAATACAAAATCGGATTATTGTCAGCAGTGTGGATACGATGGTGAAATTAAAATCATTGATGAAAATGGAGAATTAATTTGGGAGTGTCCTAATTGTGGCAATAGAAATAAAGACACAATGAATGTAACACGGAGAACATGCGGATATATTGGAACTAACTTCTGGAATCAAGGACGTACAGAAGAAATTAAAGAACGATATGTTCATGTAGACGATCACGAGTCGGAGGTATAGTTTATGAATTATGCCAGTATTAGAGAAATGGATATTAGTAACGGAGAGAGCATTGGTGTTGCTCTCTTCGTACAAGGCTGCCATTTCCACTGTCATAACTGTTTTAATCAAGAAACATGGGATTTTAATGGTGGAAATGAGTGGAATGATGAAATAAAGGATAAATTCTTAGAATTAATTAATAGACCATATATTAAACGGATTACTATCCTTGGCGGCGAACCTTTAGCGAATGAAAGTGTAGAAAATATATTAGATTTAGTAAGTGAAATCAGAGTTTTATTTCCAGATAAGTCCATCTGGATTTATACAGGATATACATTTGAAGAAATACAACTGTTGTCTAAAGGCTTAGATCAAGAATCAATGAGGTTTAATAAATATAATAAAATGCGTCAAAACATTCTCGAGAACTGCGATGTGCTTGTGGATGGAAGATATATTGATGAACTAAGAGATATCACTCTTAAATGGAGAGGTTCATCAAACCAGAGAGTCATTGATGTGAAAAGATCGTTAAAACAAGGAAAAGTAATTTTATGGGAAAATCAATAATAAAAAAGAAAGATACTCTATATTATGCAAGAATCATTCCTACAGTTGGCATATTCGATGTATGCCAACTAACTATTAGAACAGTAAAAGACGATTATTTTGTAGGGTGTGATAAAACAGACAAACATTCGTATTTGTTCTCTTATTCATCTTTGAATGAAACAGTTTTTCAAAAAAGAGAGGACGCTGTTAAGGTTGTTTTAAAAGCAGAACAAAATAATAAAAAGAAGATTAGTAATGAGGTATATTACGAAGAATATTAATTTTATAAAATTTTAAAGGAGAAAATATATGAAGCAGCTTAAACTACATAAAGAATGTACACACGACAAATTAGTAAAATTTGGATTTAGAAAATACGGCTTGAGTTATAAGCTGTTTCTTCCACTGTACAAATATAAGACATATGATGTGATTATTGTAGAATTTTTGGTATCTACGATAGATCATTATATAGGATATGATGTAATAGATAATAATACGGGTACATTATATTTTCCATATTATTCAAATGATAATATTCATAATTTAGTCAAACAAAAAATCACAAAAAAAATAGAGAAAATTTTTGATGAGTTAAATAACCAAAACATTATTACAATATAAGAAGAGGTGAAAATGAAAAAACGAATTGCAAATGCAATATTATTTTTGACTAGTATTATATTTATCATGGTTTATATTATCCAAGTTAATAATTGTTATATTAGAGATGTAAAATTAAAAAATGTACTCAATACGACAGTAAAAATAACAAGACAGGCTTATTACAATCAAGTTCAAAACAATTTATTAAAGCATATAAATATCTGTATCCAAACATCACATGACATATATACTAATTCTAAAATCTATATTCAAGAAATAAATTCCCATTCTAATGAAGAGAATACTGTTTTTGAAGGCGTGTATTCAATTACTGCATATACGGCAACGGGTTATCCAATGGCAAACGGAGAATATCCTTATGTAGGTTGCGCTGCATCATGTGATTTTCCGATAGGTACAGTTTTGGTTATTGAAGGGATTGGAACTTATGTAATTAAAGATGTTTGTCCTACAAGTGGTGTAATTGATATTTATATGAACAGTTATGATGAATGTATACAGTTCGGAAGACAGACGGCAAATGTATATACATGAGAAATTAGAGCTTAAGGAGAATAAACAATGAAAAGAATAGCAAAATTTGAAAAAGTAAGTTTCGGACAGTTTTCAGATAGTTGGAACGATATATTTCAGACAGAAGAAAAGGACGAAAGTGAAAACCGAAACGAAGAAGTGATCAAGGCGATTTACGATCAGATCAAGCTTCCGAAACGTGCAACATCAGGAAGTGCGGGATATGATTTTTTTGCGCCTGTTGATCTTACGCTGAATCCGGGAGAGACAATCAAAATTCCGACAGGAATCAGAGTTTGGATGGAACCGGAATGGGTGCTGAAATGTTATCCGAGAAGCGGACTTGGGTTTAAGTTTCGGTTACAACTGAATAATACGGTCGGAATCATTGACAGTGATTATTACAATTCGGATAATGAAGGTCATATTTTTGCAAAACTTACAAATGACAGCAACGAAGAAAAAACAGTTCAGATTAAAGCAGAAGAAGGTTTTATGCAGGGGATCTTTGTGGAATACGGGATTACTGTTGACGATACTGTGACCGATGTGAGAAACGGCGGATTCGGAAGCACGACAAAATAATTGTTTTATACAGGGTAGAGAAACTCCATTTTCTCTGCCCTATAACTTATTTGATAATAAAGGAGATGTATGAAATATAAATATAAAAACAGATGACAACATCTTGCAGTATGCTGTTAATAACGGTATTATTAACTTAGCATATGTGCAAGAACAAATTGAGATGAATAAGAAAAAGGAAGTATTAGAAAAATATGGATCCTGCATATGGTATAGCGAAAAGGAAAAAGTGTGGTATTGCCATATACCAGATGAGAATGGGAGAAATGGAAGAAAAAAGATAAAAAGAAAAAAGCAACGGGATATTGAAAATATTGTTTACAACTATTATAGTAAACTTGAATTTAAAAACGAAAGTTCCATAATGACATTTTCGGATTTGTTTTATGAATATATGGATCATAAGAAAATGCAGGTAAAACCGGCAACAATCAAGCGGACTATGGTGGATTGGAATAAATTTTATAAACCATATACTCTATTATCCGATAAACCATTTAAAGAAATTACCAAGATAGATGTAGACGATTTTTTGAATTATGTTGCGGCGACATATCATCCGAAGGATAAAAATTTTAAAAATATCTGCGGAATCCTAAAACAGACGTTTGAGTATGCGGTAGACGCAGATTATATTGATAAGAGTCCATATCGTACCAGTAAGGTAAATAAAAAGAATATTATTCCAAATCGCAAACATTCTAATGAAAAAGAGGTGTTTACAGTTGAGGAGCAACAAAGTTTAACATGTGAATTGATAAGAAAAGCAGAAAGTGACCCTTCGTATCTTCTTCCATGGATTATACTTCTTGATTTTGAAATTGGTGCGAGAATCGGTGAGGTGTTAGCCCTTAGAGAAAATGATATTGATAATAATTATGTTCATATTTGCAAACAATTAGTAACAACGCATGATGTGACAGACGTAAATAATATACAGGATACTGGTTGGGAAATTGTAGAATATACCAAAAGCCATAGCGGATATAGAAAAATACCACTAACAGATAATGGTCTTAACTATATTAAAAAGATTAAAATGATAGTGCATAATTTAAATCAATATCAAGATTACTTATTTTTTAATCCACAAAATGTTATTACTGAACATTCTGTTAAATCGTTATTAAAACATAGCTGTGAACGAATAGGAATACCGCCACGAAGCACTCATAAAATCCGGAAAACATATGCTTCAAGATTATATAGCAGAGGCGTATCTGTTTCAGATATTAAAAAATTGCTAGGACATGCTGATGAAACGACCACGATGAAACATTATATCTATAGTATGGACAATGATGATACGCTAACCGAAAAGGTTAAAAAGGCATTAGACTTGTCATTCCAAGTAGCAGATGAGAAAAAAGTGACCAAAAGTGACCAAAAGATCATCCAGTTTCCGGTAATAAAAAAACCTCAAAACCCTTGTAAAATCAATGGTTTTAAGGCATAACTACAAAGCTGTCTAGGGGACTTGAACCCCCGACCTCCGCCTTACCAAGGCGACGCGCTACCGACTGCGCCAAGACAGCATATATGTAACTCAAATGCATGATAAATATACAACGATTCAGCAGTAGTTGTCAAGAGAATTGTATTACAAGACGTTCATATAATTATATAATTATTTCTTTTTTGTTTTAAAAAGGACTGCCCGGCTGTGATTAAAAAGTGTTGTTCAGTGTCGCCTGTTTGTATCTCGGAGATATGAAATGGCAGGATAAAGACAGAATAATGCAAGAATTCCTGTCATTTTCTGTTCTTTTTTTGATTGTGTGGTATACTTGTACAAAATTTAGTGGTGATTTTCGCTATGGGGGCGGAGGGAAAGATGAAAATAGGAAGAGAGGAACTGGAAGATTTAAAAGAAGGATTGGAAAAATTGACACATTTTATCAGAGTAATGGAGGGAGTGAAACTACCGGATTTTTATCGGTATTTTGATGCGATGAAAAATAATATTAATATCTTTTTTTATGCGGGATGTGAAGATATTGAAGATTTCTTCCCGATATTGGAAAGGGATTGGAAGGCATCGCATACAATGTTTATCGGTGTACAGAATTATGATTTGAGGAGGGAACATCCGGACATTGATCCGACGGTATGTTTGTATTTTGCAAGACTCCTTGCTGATGTGGGAAAATATTTTGAACGGGGCAATGTAGAATTTGCAAAAGAATATTAAATGTAGTTCGCTACTGTAAAAAAAGAAAGTTCTTTGGAGATCCACAGAACTTTCTTTTGATATTATTTACTGTCTGCACTTAATAAAGCGAATTTATAAAAACGA